TGCAAAGAAACACTTGCTAAAGTTAGAGGTAAGTATAGTGGTAATTTAAAAACACCTGACTCTGAATTAACTATGGATTATGCATCACTAGCAACTGAAGGAAAAGATGAAAAAACAAAATTAATTGAGGAACTAATCGGTGCTGAAGGTAAATTAACAAGGTTAAGACCTGACAAAGTAATGGAACGAGAAGCGTTAATTGCTGAGAATTTAAATAAATCATTAAAGTTCCGAGCAATGCCAAGACAAATTTATGTAATATGATAAAAATAGAAAATATATCACAAAGAAAAAATGTAGTTAGGTATCAAACACATTATACTCCACCCAATGTTATTATAGATAAAATAGTAACCGAAGAAACTTATAAAATTGATGAAGAACTTTTAGTCATTATTAAAGATATTGAAAGTTCGGAAGTAACTTTAAATTCTGAAAAAAATAAAACGGTAACCATAAAATCTTTGACTACCGTTTTAATAAAACCTGATGTTGGTTTAATTGATGAAGAGTGGGACGAACTACAATTAGATAAAGGTGCGTGTGTTCATCTAAGTTTTGTTGAGGGCAACTGGTACATTATCAGTTCTGATGGTCTAAAGTTAAATTAACTTATAGATATTCTTCCCAACCCTCTTCTGCCAATTCGTAAATGTAGTTAGAGTCAATACCCACAGATCCCCAAAAATCAACTTCACCTTGTTCCATTTTGATTAAGTTTTCATATATGTCATCTTGGTCTTCAGGTTTAAATGGATTACCATTTGTTAATACGCATTGACCTGAAGTATAAAAACTTCTATCTTCTGGATTTTTTACTAATAACGAATCTCTAACCTCATTACTAAAAACAATAAGTAATGGTTCAACTCGTTTATTAAAAGTTGCAATTGCTCTTTGGATATTATATTCACCTAACATCTCAGGGTTGTTTTCTAAATCAGATGGTTCAATACGATAACAATTTAATTGAACTACCGAACCAACAATGTCTGAAAAAGCCACTTGATATGCCCCCTCTGTTGGTATACCTGTGTTTGCCTCTTTATTTGGTGAATCACTTCTTACCCAGTTATCGTCACCCCAAGATTGTTCCCACCCATTTTTAAGTAAGAATTTTACCTTTTCCTTATGATTTTCATTAGTTTGGAAATATAAATCTAAATGTTCTTTACTCCAACCTTTCTTTGGTTTATTAACTTTCTGAACATCTCCGTGAGACGCTTTACTTCCGTTATTCACATAAAAAATTGTGTCCCCAAGATTTGATTGTATTTGATCTCTAATCACAAGTTCCATATGTGCTTGTCGGGACATCAAACTACCCGACTTTGTTGTTTGCTTACTACGTTTAATGTAATCATCAACACTTGTTTTAACTCTTGCCTTTGATGCAATTTCTGCCAATGGAACTCTTAGATCAAAAATCTTTTGGATATACTCATAATACCACTCAATAAATTCCTTACCCTCACCTTTAAGTAATTGTTTAACTCCCTTATCCAAAAACTTCTCAATATATTTTGGCATCTTTTTGGACTTAATACTATTACCTGTTAATTTAATTTTACCATTATGTTCCATCGTTGCATAGTTCTTACGAGCCAAGTTAATACAAGAATCCCAAGTACCATCACAATCAAGACCCATCTCACCTTTCATAAATAAATCGTTAAATTCTGCAACATCTGCATCATAACCAGAATATTCTTTCCCCTCCTTAACTAACCAATTTAAACCTTTTCCAACATAATATCTACCATCAACACCACCTTCAGGTAGTGAGAAGTTCATCCCATCGGTGTCACAAACTAGCGGACTATATCCTCTTTTACTAAAGAACTTTAACATCTGTCTTAAGTATTGTCTTCCCGTACAAGTTATTTGTTCACCCATATTAATATCCCCCCAAGGAAATACGTGAGGTGCCGATAACGATCCAAAGAATGCGTTGATGAAAATCTTAATAGGTAATTGTTTACGGTCATAAGACGTTGATTTCTTTTTATCGGTGTTTTTATATTCTGCCGCCAAATTCTTAAACATAATACGAGAATTACGGAAGTATGTTAAAAATCCTTTCATTGCCCCTGTAATATCACATTCAGGAAATATATCGTGTACTAACTGAATTGATGGATATAGTGAAGAGTAGTCAAGTTTTAATACATCTTTAGAATATCCCACCTTTAATAAACGTGATAAACCACCAACAAAGTTTCTTTTCTCTTCTTTCTTTGGAATTGCCAACCCATGTTTATATGACCATGCTAACATAACCATCTTCCAAAGAGATGCAGTTCCAATGGTTGAAACTCGTTCATAAGTTGTTGGAACCAATGATGCCAATAGAAACGTTGCTTGGTTAAATTCGTCATCAACAATCAATGTCTCCTCAAGGTCATCGTCAAGATATCTCTCAACAATATCATCCCCCGTTGTTTTTATGTAAGTGTCTCCTCGTCTAAAACAAACCTCATCAATCTTGGAATCAACACCACATTTACGGTAATTACCATTTTCTATGTTTAGCCAATAATCATCTTTGTCGGCATACATAGGACCAATCTTTGTGTGGTCAATATATATACGATCTTTGGCTTCGGCATCAATAAACTTTGTGATGTATTTCAAACCCGCTTCTTTAATGTTTGAATTGATTGCCTGTGATCTACGAACTGAGTGAATAATATCAATTACATTATAACCCCACAATTGAACCTGATTAAATCTTTCAACCTCATTTGCAAGTTTTAACATTGATTCCTTTTGGGATATTGTTTTCTTTGGGTTTAATGATATTGCAATTTTCTTAATATCTAAATTCAGAGCCTTACATCTCTCAAATATCCAAAACCAGTCAAAGTTTGCTGAGTTATATCCCGCAATAATTGATGGTTTAAGTTCATCTATTGTTCTGAAGAATTCCACAAGACCTCGTCTCTCCTCATCTTCATTTGAACATTCTATTACTTTTTTGAACCCTTTATTGGTTTTCATCCCAATCATAAAGATACGACCATCCTTTGGTTCCAAAGAGGTCGTTTCAAGGTCAAATCCAAATCTGGTAATATCGTTGTATTCCTCAAACCCCTTAAATAATCGTTTTTCTTTTGAAACAAGGTATTGTTCCACCGGTGATAAAACCGTTATCTTATCCTTACATTTCTCACCCCAAGGATCTAAACCACCATCCTTAAAGAATTGTATAAGTTCTCTATATCCTTTTAATGACTTAACCAAAAATGTTAAACCATTCTCTAATCGTTCATTACCATCGGTTCGTAATTTCTCAATCACAATACCATATTTGGTCATCGCCTCTTTTTGGTTATCTTTTGATGAACCATAAAAATTTAACCCACGTAGATCTCCTACCCAAGCAAACGCAATAAAACTTTCTTTTTGTATTGTTTTCCCTTGACCGGGAACTTCTTTGATTTTATATACACAATTGGATGCGTAATCAAATTCCACTGAAACAATGTGTTGTTCAGGATCAGACCCCTCAAGAAAGGCCTTAATTTCTTCTGCTGATATCATTTTAATATATTTAAGTTGGTTCATTATCTGTCGTACTTGCCGACATTTACCTTATACACTTAAATATATTCTAAAAAAGGTTAGTTATCAATATCCCCCCAACATTAAATAACATCGGGGGATATTAAATATTTCTTATGCCGTGTAAAGTGTGTTTAATTTTGCAATAACATCAGCATTTGTCCATTCACCAATAGCGTCATATGCTGCACCTTCCCATAATACAACAGGTTCGTTTGCTTCCTCAATATGAACGATAACCTTTTTTTGTCCTGGGAAATCAACCATACGTCTAATTGTTAATGAGTTAAATGTTTTTGTTTGTTCAGCAACAACAACCATAGTTTTTGGGTTTGCAATTTCTACTTTCATTTTTTTTGTTTTGTTTGTTTTATGTTTTTATATAAATATACCGATTTTAGTAAATGTTTTTAATTACAACAAGGAAATTCAATAACATAACAACTTTCATATGGTAAGTCATCAGCAATAAAACTTTCTTGAATGTTGATAAATAATTGTTCTCTGATCGGTAAAATTAATGTTCCTTCATCATTTCTTAATAAGAATTGACCTTCGTATCTACCAACCTTATTTGTATCCCTTGATGTAAATTTATAATAGATATAATATTCGGGTGTTGCATTTGGTTCAAGTTGTATTTTTTCAACAAACCCTGCCGCCCTTGTTGTGATCTTGGGTATTCCCGTTTCAGTATTTACCATAGAAAAGAAAATCGCCGATGTTTCGATCATATCCATAAATTTATTATAGTCACTACGACCATCCTTAACTGGTTGGATTTTTAAAACCGGTAAGGTCGCATTTTTCTTTATGTACCACTCCATTTAATTGTTTTTACTATAAATACTTGATAAAAGGAAAATATTTTTTATTTATTATTAGTTATGGTGAAACTTTAACAATAAACGAGATATTTATATAATATGGCAAGACCAACAAAATTAGAAGAAGATAGAAAAGTTAAATTTGGGATAAGTTTAGACCGTGATTTATTTGACCGAATGGTTAAAGAAAAAGTTAAAAAATCAACATTACTTAATAAATTATTAAAAGAGTATTATGCAAACAAAGATATGTAGTAAGTGTAAGGAAGAAAAAGAGATTTGCGAATTTGGTGTAAATAACTCATCTAAAGATAATTTGAGATCTTCTTGTAAACAATGCCGTAAAATTGAAGGTAAAGTTTATCGAAAAAATAATATTGAAAAAAGAAAAATAACCATAAAAAATTGGTATAATAAAAATCCTAACTATAATAAAGAATACCATTTAAAAAATTTTGAAGATCTAAATAGAAAAACTAAAGAACGGTATCTATTAAATGCTGAAAAATATAGAGAAACTTCAAAAAAATGGTCGGAACGTAATAAAGAAAAAATGAATGAATACTACAACAATAGAAATAAGACTCTTAGAAAAACCGATCCATTAAAAAAATTAATTTTTAATGTCCGAACAAGAATTTATTCAGTATTAAAAAACAAAACAAAAACTTCTTTTGAAATTGTCGGTTGTTCTCCGATACAACTTAAAGAGTATTTAGAACAAAAATTTACTGAAGGTATGTCTTGGGATTTAATGGGTCGGCATATTCACATAGACCATATAATACCTTTATCTTCCGCAAAAACTGAAGATGAGGTTTATAATTTGTGCCACTATACAAATCTCCAACCACTATGGGCAATTGATAATTTAAAAAAAGGTGGTAAATTAATTTAACTTTCTTTTCTTAATTCCGCTGCGTAATGATGGAAGCGATTGTGTTCTATTGGTGTTAATAACAATAAACCAGATTTAATTTTTCCTTTTATTGTTTCTTGATAAATGTGGCTCATCCACGTTTGTTCGTACGGCCTATCCCATTTTGTTTCTTGAAACATTTTACGATTACCTTCTTTTGTAAAAAAATGAGTCCAATTACAGTAGTAAATTTCACCTGTCGCATAAGGTAACCCTTTATGTGATTTGATATTTTTAAATTCCGTTAAAGGAGCATTAGGGTCTAACCCTTGTACCGGTAATTTAGGGTTGCTCGTCCAATGTTTTTGTCTGAAATCTTGAGGAGTATTATACCACGGCCAACAAGTGGAGTTATCACCAAAATATTCACTAAAATTCAACTTCAACATATCAAAGTTTTCTTTTTGTAATATCTCCAAACATTTTTGATATAAGTTAGGGGTGTAACGATTAAAACCATTTCTACAAGTTTCATTTGGATTATTTTGAAAAAACATATCGTCTTCACTGAAAATTCCAACTTCTAAATCAGAATCGTTAAAATGGTCTGAAACAAACTGTCTCCCCCCACAAATACCTAAATTAACTTTCTTAATATGTTCAAAACCATACTCTTCACATAGTTCAAGATAACGTGGTGTTGTAGTTAAGTCCGTTGAATTATCAAGCAAAAACTTTTTGGTTCGTGTGATAAAATTAGGATCATAACCTAACATACTTTGAATTAAGGTTTCAAACTGTTTTGGGGAATTAAATGTGATAACGTAAAGACCAACTTTTGAAATATCTAAACCATTATTACTTTGAACTTGTTTTAACTCTACATTAAAATTTTTAACATTTGTTGTATTATCTTTAACATCCTCAAAAAATTTATATACTAAACCATCTGAATTGATTTCACAATAATCAATTAAACTTGGATATTGATAAGTAAGGATTGTAAATAAACTTTCTTCTGTTCCCATAAATCCCCGTTTAAGGGTATCCATTAATATACCATAATACAAACTATTCATTTGTGATATGGTATCCTTATCTCCACCGAAAAACCCCCCACGACAAACAATATTAGGTGTTGCATTTGTTAGTCGTTTCATTTCATTATAGTTAAACCCGTGAACTTCAGTTTCCGCATCATATGGGAAAGAAACAAATAAAAATTTATCAGATAACTTATCAATTTTATCCAATACTTTATCGTGGGTAAAATACCCTGAATGAACGGTATTTGTTAAACCAGCATCAACCCAAAACAATTTATCCGAATTAAACTTATCCAATATCTTTGCATCGTTAAGTAAAAACACTTTAGACATAACTAAAGGATTATACATTTCCAATTTTGATTGTGTTGATCCACCTAACCAACCAACTTGGTTAAACCATTCTGGGTTTGTTCGTATTGATTGTATGATGGGGTAGTATTCGTTATTTTTAAACCAACTTAAATCCCTCAAAATAAATTGGGTATTACTATCATCTCTGTGTTGAGACACAAAAGTTTTTAACTCTTGATCACCAAAAATGATGAGGTTATTGTTTACACTTAACAACTCTTTGAATTTATCCAAATAATGTTGGTATGATCTTGACCAACCTTCATCAAGGTCTCCTCTACCTATATCCCATAAACCTGTTACTAATGTTATCATACTTATTTGTTTAATTCTTCTAAAATTTTATAAAAACTTTTATTAATTTTTGTGTGTTCAATAATATCTAACCCTTGAATTTTTTCATCATCATGCCACCAAGTATCAAAATCATACACATAAAACAAATCTTCATCATTTCTATACATTAATGACATTATATGTTCTTCGTGATATATTTTTTTATCATTTTCTAAAACCACATTAACATAGTTATTAAATTTTTCAGGTATAATACCCCACAATTCTTTTTTACCACCAAATAACCCACCAATAACGTGGTAACTTCTATCATAATTTGTGTAATGTGTTTTATCTACAGTTGCTGACCAATAATTTCTTTCGTTTTCTTTTGCAATTATTGTAAATTCATCACCAGTGTTTTTAATTAAATTTTCTAAAAATTTATTGTTAAATAATTTTGATTCATAATAACCTCTATTATTGTTACCAGTTAAAGACAAATATCTATTTGGAATTAACCCACAATGTGAAAGTCCTGAGTCAATCCAAAAATAATAATCATACGTCATATCTTCCAATGAAATCCAATCAAATTTCATAAATTGTATTTCAACACACCTATCACCATTTTTTGTAAATTCAACATCTTTAAATTTATTTATAATATTTGTATACCTCGTTTTTGCTATATCAAATATTTTAATCTCCAATTTGTTTTTTGGGATACTAAATTCATCGTAGAAAAATTTAATTAAACTATCATATTCCCTATCGGAAGTGTAACATACAAAATCAGCATCACTCATTTTTAAAAGTGATAATAAACTCCATCTATAATGATTAAACCGATTAGGTCTACCACCTAGTTCTGTTCCAAATAAATCACTATAAATTGCGGTAATAAATTTAACAGATGGTTTCATAGATTTTGTTATTAATTTTTTGTTTATTTTCAGTTAGGTTTAAAAATTTTGTAGGTATTTTACAAGGGCTATATGAGTTCCAATTATAAGTTTGCGTGTAAAATGTATCATAAATAACATTACCAACATCTGAATGATCATTTCCTTGACAACATAAAGGGATATGCGGGCAATAAGACGGATACTTATTTATGATATTATCAAAAATAAAAACATCAATAGCGTAATAAAAATCACCATTCCCAACTTTAGTTTTTTCTATTTTAAAAACTTCATCATATATTAATGAATCATAAATAACCATATTTGTTGCGTATATTTCTCTAAAAATTGGATTTTGTTTTTCAGGTAAATTTTTCATATCAAGAATATAGTTGGAAATTTCAGATAGATTGATATGTCTATTTAAAGTTGGGGATAAATTAAAATAAAAATATTCTAAGGTTGGTAATACATTATTTAAATCATCAATTAATTCTTTAGCGTATGGCATAAAAAAACAATCATCTTCAATAATCATAACTTTTTTATACCCTCTTTCTTTAGCAATTCTTAAAATCCCTAAATGGGACAATGCACACCCCATATAAGAATTTGTATCAACGGCATCAAAGACCTCAAATTCCCAACCAACATAATCCATTTGTTTTTTTATGGATTCTAGTCTATCGGGTCTTCTTTTTAAATTTATTATGAATTTTGGTATATCCTCTATCTTCATAAATTTCCTGTTATTCTATCACACCACCCCTTTGATAAACTATGTGGCCAAACAACCCAATACTTTGGTTTTTCTGTTGTATTAAACTCTCTCCATACTTTACAATATCCATCAGGGTCTTGTTTCATTCTGTTTATTTCATTCACATCGGCATCTTGTCTATGTAATGTTTCATCCTTTTCGTTGTGAAATGCTACAACCCAAAAATCATAATCAGTTTCAGGAACACTATTAAATGACACATCAATACAATGTTTGAATACCGATGTAAAACTATCTAACCATTCTTCTTCTGTTTTGTATGTGTGTGGATTTGGTGGGTATTGTTTATCAATTGTGTATTGTTGAACTGCTCGTTTTGAGAATAAAACCCCAGAATATTGTTCATAATCTTTTAATGTTCGTTCAGTTCCAAAACCATATTTACCAAGATCTCCATCATATGTTTCACCATCAATACCCAATATTTGTCTATTCTTTTTATGACAAGATTCATTTCTCTTATACCACTCCTTATCATCGTCCCATTGTTTGGTTCTACCTTTACGAGTATATTCATGCCAAATAACAACTTTATGTGGATGAAATAAATCATACCCGTGAGTATATGCTCTTACCGCAATTGATATTTCTTCTCCGTGAAAATAATATTCGGGATCGTGTTGAACTTCTTTTGAAAACTCACCTAATGTGAATGCAAAGTGTGCAGAATAAAATCTTGACGGGATCGGTCCTGATAGGTCTCTCCAATTTGGAATTACTTCGGGTAAGAAGAAAACAACACCTTCAGGTGTGAATCTATCAAAGGACATCCTCCAAGGATCTGTAACTCTTCCCTGTGGGTCATTTTCAGGATCAAACGACGACACATAACCCGTTAATAATGGTTTCTTATGTCCTTTCTTTTGTAAGTCCTTAATCATCTTAATTAAGGTCTTATCCCAATCCTGATCAAACCTCATATGAGAATCTAATTGGAGGGTATATTTTTCTCCCTTATATAGTTGTTGTACTTGGTTTCTTGCCCAACATACTCCCGTAGATTCTTCATACGGAATATTAATTATTCGGAAACGTTTATCGTTTTCATACTCGGATAAATTATCAAAACCATCTTCAGGGTGATATTGTCTACAAATCCCAAACCTTAAATTTTCAGGGTTTTTTGATTTCTCAATACAATCTTTAATTGTTGGTATAAGTTGGGGATCACGATAGGACGCAATTTGAATAAAAATCTTCATTAATTAGTTTTAGATAAGAATAAAAAACTAATTAAAAAACTAAATAAGAAATTTAAATTCCTCCACCATCACTTATTGTCCATAATTTGGTACCAGTAAGGTATGCTCTACTAACACCGGATGTTGCAATCGTATAAACAGAATTTCCTCCGTTAAACGATACACCACTTTGTAATGATCCACCAAGTGATGCCCAACCATTTAAAAGTGAATCGTAATTTGGTGTTGATAATGTTACTGAACCAAACATTAATAACATAGTGGTTACTAATGAAACATCCCACGAACCTAGATCTTGATCAAATGATGTGCTTACAACAAACATACTATTCATATTTGTTACTGAAGATACATCCCAAGTTGATATATTATGATTAAACGTAGTACATTGACTAAACATACCGTTCATAAGTGTTACTGACGATACATCCCAAAACTCTAAATTATTTATAGATGTTAATGAACTACAACCTCTAAAGAACTCAACGCAATTAGTTGTCCCAACCATATCTAAAACATCCGAAACACCACTTAAATCTAAATTTGAACAACCTCTAAAATAATTACCAAAATTACCAACATTAAGTGGTCCCCATTGCGTTACATTTAATAGTTTTAATCTATCACCAGTGTTATTAAATCTAAAACCATTTATTACTCCTGTAATTGTTATTGTATAGCCACCTGACACTCCATATGTGTGTGTCGTTAAAGGGTCATTCCAAAGGGTTATTGTGTCAGTCGGACCACCATCACCCCAATCAACAACAAAGTTATATGTTCCTGAAGAATTTAATGGTAATGTAACTTGATTACTACCACTTGAACCTCCAGATGTGTTTAGTGTTCTCCAAAAACCTACAAAGGCAATTGGTAAAGGTGTTTGTGTAGGTGTTGGGGTAATTGTAGGTGTAACCGTTGGAGTTGGTGTTTGTGTCGGTGTTGCCGACATACTTGGTAATGGTGGGACACAACTACTTAAAGAACATAAGTCCCCAATACCCACATTTACATTTACTAAATTAGTTGGTGCCCAACCACAAGCATAATACGTCACACCAATTGGTACTGGTATGTTTTTTTGTGATGCCCCATCACAATCAATATAATCAAACGAACCTGCAACCATAGACGAATTAACCGCCATTAAACAATAACACAGATCCGTTGGTGTTGATGATGGCGTGGGTGTAATTGTTGGTGTTGGTGTTGGTGTCGGAGGACAAGAATATGGTTCAAACGTTTCACAACCATTTGCATCAACAATCTTAACAATAACTGAAGAAGCAACATCTAACGGTGATGGAACATCAAAGATAAATGTTGGGGGTATTATCGTTGATCCTGTAATAAGATAACAATACGTGAATGTTGAATCACATACATAAACTGAATATGGTGGTGTTCCGGTTGCTCCTGTTATTTCTATTGTGTGTGGCATTTTTGTTTATTATAAATACTTTATAAACCAAAACGTGATTTTGTTAAGTTATAATTTTGAATTATTTCTGAAGACGATAGTGATCTACTATGTATTGTTACGTTAGAAATTTCACAATTTGCGTAATCTGTTAACCGACTACCAATCTCTAAAGTTTTAGATGTGTTTGTTATATTCCCATCAGCTAACACACTATGTTTAAACACACCATTTAAATAAAAACTTAAAGTTGTTCCATCATAAGTTATTGTGTATTGATTCCAAACATTAATACATTGATTATTATCTAAAAGTATGTAAGTCACTTTTTGACCTGTCCCACCAAATCTTTCGGAAGCGATAGCCACTTGATTAATACTATCTCTATAAAACCAAAGATTATAACCATTTCTTGATGATCCACTTTCCCTATTTAAAAATCCGGAAAAAGTCGCATCGGAACTTAATATTTTCACAAATATACTGAGTGTATATGGTGAGGTATTTAAAAATTGAAGACTTGATGATGAATTAAACGTTGTTGTATCGTTTGTTCCATCAAAAACAATACTACCTTTATTGGTGGGATTAAATGTTGGACCATTAACTAATGTTCCATTATTAGATGATTTACTTAAATCATTCCAATTTGTTGAGCCTGAAATATATGATTTTGGATTTGCGGCATCTAAATATAGGACTAAACCATCAGTTATAATATTTCCACCACCTTCTATTGTTCCCATATTATCCGATTGTTAGATGTCCATTCAGGGGTTGATAAGATTAATAAAATCTCATCGTAGTTATATGGTCCTTCCTTTGTGGATAAACCTTCTACACATTCAGGAGTTATACCATCCCACTTTACAAATGTTTTTGTATTATCAATTGATTGCCTAACAGTTTCCTCAGAAGTTTCAACAACTTGGGTAAAATCAATTTGAGTTAATTCAGACATATTGAATATCATAAATTGTCTATTTTCATAATCTTGTGTTTCCATAATTTATAATCCCTTTCTTGCCTTTATTGCGTTAAAGTTTTGAGTGATTTCACTATCACTCAATATTCTATTATAATATTGAGACATTACAATATCTCCAAACATAACTTCTAATGGTGTTGGTAAGTGTCTATATGTCCCAATTAAAAATCTGCCCAATCCTGTTTGTAAAACGGGCGATAAAACAGTATTACTTAAAACCCCATTAATATATGTTTTAATTGATGTTGTTGAATATGATACACAGATATAGGCCCATACACCAGTAGTTAACACACCTGACGATGATAATACCGCCCCACCATATTTCCAAACACTTAACGCATTCCCTAAACCAGATCTATACCCAAATTGGAATGCGGAAAAAGGTCCAACAGTTCCTGTAACATTTGATATTGACACAAATGTTCTACCCCCAGTTGCCGTTGGTTTACAAAGAAGACATATTGTTGCAGGACCCTCAATTGGAAAAAAATTATTACTGTACATATAGGTTGTTGAACCATTAAGGAAAAAAAGATTATTATCCTGTTGATAATTTACAGGTCCTGATAAAGTTAAATTATTACCTTGACCTGAAACATCATTCCATATAATACCACTTTTTGGGTATGAATCTAATTTTGCAACATCAACATCTATAATTAAACCATCTTTAACTATCCCACCATAATATGATACTCTTCCAGACATTATTTAGTTATTTTAGGTTTTATTGTGTTATAGTTTTGTAGTATCTCATCAGAACTTAATGTTTTTTTATAAACCATAAAGTTTGCCATTTTTCCATTAAAAAACCATTGTTTAGGAGGTACGGTGTATGTACCCAAATTAAAATAAGTGTTTGTATTAAAGTAACAATTTGCAATTGTTGTTGACCCCTCTAAAATTCCATTTACATAAATAGATTGTCTAGATGTTGATATATCATAAGTACCTACAATATTATACCATTGACCCCCAATCCATGTATTAGTAGTACTATATAGAACACTTAATGGATTAAAGGTTTGAAATAGTATGCGACCATTTGTTCCAGGAACGGTGGTATTACCTAGTAAAGAAATGTAATTATCAACACCACCAAGCAAAGTGTTTTGAGCTTCCATTAACATAAAATTAATTACGTTTGATGGGGTTATTGTGTTTGTAAAACTTATCCATAATGATATTGTATAATTACCAATGGTTTGGTTTGCGGTTATTTGAGATAACCCAATATAATCATCTATACCATCAAAAACAATACTCCCACCATTTTCACTACTAAATGTAGGTCCATTAACTAATGTCCCATTCACTCCGGTTCTACTTATATCATACCAAGTCGTAGACCCTGAAATATATGATCTCGGGTTAGATGCATCAAGATAGTAAATTAAACTATCTAATGACGAAATTTTTGGTGAAAAATTAAAACTCATATTATATACTTCTTACTATTGTTTTTACTGTCCACCCAGCAGTTGTTCCTGATGTTTGCAATACTGCCGATGTCCCACCACTTATTATCATATTAAATGTTATACCACTTGTGTTACCAATATCTGTTGTTGAGTCCTCTTTATAATTTATTGTTAAGTTATTAAATATGGACATAATGTTTCCAGACCTTAAATTTGTCCCGTCACTAACCGTATAGTCAAAAAACGCACCTGTGTAGGCACTAATAGGTATAGAATAGATTGCGGTTGTTCCTATTCCCGCACTAACTCTTTTTGTTGTGTTTAAAGACGGTGATAAATAATCACCCATTAATGTTGTATTATCTGAAAACACCTCAAGTATTGGGAGTCCTGAAATATCATTAACACTAAATAAAGATCCCGTTAAACTATCGGTAACGCTAAATAATTCACCACTAGATCCTTGTATTGTAAATAATGGTAAGGTCGAACCCGAACCAATTATGGTTACAATATTTTGTCCTGATCCTGTTAATAATGCTCCGTTTCCATAAAATGTTCCCCCACTTATTGTTGTTGCACTAACACTATTAAGTAAAATGTTATTATCCAAATTTAATACAACGGTAGATGATCCAGATATTGATGAACTAATATTTGTTCCACCTGAAATTGTTAACGTCGCATTTGGGTTGGGTGCAATTATTGTTGTGGCACTATCCCCCTTAATTTTTGTCCACGAATTTGATGGTGGTGATGATGAGGTACCTTCAACAAACTCAATAAGGTCAAAATAATAATTTGAGGTAACACTTCCATTTAATGGGTAAAACGCTATTTCAACAACTTGAACATTAGTGTTTGTTAAATAAAATCTCCATAATGGTATTGATATAAGTTGCCAAGTTGATGTGTTAGTACTACTATATTGTACATACCCTGAAGTTCCTGCGGCATTCATATAAACCACACTACCGTTTTGTGTTCCACCTGTTGTTAAAAATCTTATTCTAATCCTATTTTGAATAGTGTTTACTGATAAATTTTTAAGTGCGAATTGTAAGGTTGCATAGTTATTGGTATCTACAGACGTATTTCCCGTCAATCTAAAATATGTATTATAGTTTGATGCAGTTACTCCACTAACCCTAATTGATGTTGTTCCACTATATGTATTTCCTGTTGATGATCCAATTATTCTTGCCGATTGGGTTCCCCCAACACCAAAATTCCATTCAGCTGGAGACCCCAAATTTTCATTATAAATTATAAACCCATCAATATCTGCGGTCACACTATTTGCCCTTACAATTACAAAAGTAACCTCAACCTCAATAGATTCATCTATGTCTGGTTTTTCAGGGTTTGTTGAAGGGATTCCTTGGACGACTATCGTATTACCACTAATGTCAGCAACAATAACGTCAATTCTATCGTATAGAGTGTCACCAGAATTTAATACAACTGTTGTAGGTGATTGTATGGTATAAATTGATCCATCAATAATATATTGGACTGGACTAACACTAAATGTTAACCCACTAACATATGATACACCACCACTTAACAATCTATTTCCTTGAACGACTAATGGCCATAAATCTAAATTTTCTTCATTAATACCTACTTGTATGGTATTGTTTGTTGTGGTTGCAAGTATTTTACCTAAATCATCACCGGTAATGGTATTTATTTGTATTGTTCTATCAACAACACTATCAAAGATTGTAAGTCCCGTTCCTACACTTGTTGCCCCTGTAATGGGTAAATTATCATATGTTGTTGCCGATATTGTATTTGCGGTTAGTCCTTGGGTAAAAATTGTTGAACCCGTAACTGTACCTCCCGATAACGGTAAGTAATCACTACTAGAGTTAAACACAGACCAATCGGTAAAATCAAAATTCCACGGAGAAGGATTTAATTTGTAATATTCGGTTCCACCACTAACCCCCACAACCATACCCGCACGTCTTCGTAAATCAGGTATATTATCTAAATCTAAAATCGTATCCACGTTTCTTAAACCGTCAATACCATAAATTGGATCTATAACTGGATATGTATCTGTTGGTTCCGATGGTGATATAAACCCGAAAACTTCAACTCCCCCTGAAAGACTAAAACTCATCATAATTCTTTATTTTTTTAACTACACATCCAACTATCGGTTTGACCTCCGAAAGTATTAAATGTTCTATATATGTTATATGTTATTAATATACCATTCGCATCTACTATAACTACCGTCCCAATATTATTTGTTGGTATCACAAACCCTGAACAACCAAAGGTACTATTTCTAAAACCTGTTGGTTGTGGTATATATGTTGGGATAAGAATGTAACCATACCCTAAACCTACATTAAATGTTACATAACTATCTTGTGGGTTATTAGTATAAATAAACGTCAAAGATCCTGTGTCCGCACTTGTTATTGTGGTATTATTAAACTTACCATAATAAATCCCAGGACTATCCGGGAAAGTTGTTGGTGTTGGAGTATTTGTTGGTGTAAGTGTTGGTGTCGGTGTTGGCGTTTTTGTTACACAGAAACAAGGGTCAGTACAACTTGGTGCTGGCGTAGATGTTGGTGTTGGCGTAACTGTTGGCGTATTTGTTACCGTTGGTGTTGGTGTCGGAACCTTACACGGATCAAACGTTGGTGTCGGTGTGACTGTTGGCGTTGGAGTTGGTGTTGGAGTTCTCGTTGGAGTTCTCGTCGGTGTAGGTGTTGGTGTTAACCTTGGGACGTTAAGAAAGTATGTGCAATTATCAACCAAAATACTATAAGTCCCATAAATTTCTCTCGGTGGAGTTAATAATGAAGAATCAAAAAAATAAGGTAACGTATGAGCACTTAAATTAATGACAATTGGGTCATTATCAGGATTAAAAATTATTTCGGCACTTTCACCAGAATAATTTATGCTTTGAATTGTAATTGTTTGATCCATAGTTCTTAGACTATAAATACAACCTCAAATCATTTTTTAATCTTAATAAACTTATACCATAGTCTTTCGTGAAAGAAATAAATAACAGGTTTGATTAACAATTCACCCACACCTAATAATGCGGACACTTCTGTAGTTGCACCCAAACTTAAAGCAACAATAACGGTAGTTAATGTTCCTAACAATCTATAACTAATTGTTTTTAGAATATGTCTTAATAATACCGATTCTTCTTTAATTGTTGTGATGTAAGCACAATTACTTTTAACTTTACAATGCCCAACACAACTGATGTGCCATTTATAATCTTGGATATCCTCTATCCAATCTTTCGTTGTATAAGTGTGTCCATCAATATAAATGTCGGAAACTAATGTTTCATTTCCGTTCTCAATTAATCTCCATCTATCGTTTTCACCTGTAGATACAGTATTGAATCTTATTTGATAAGTTTTACTTTGTGATTTCATATGATAAATATTTAATTACATCGTCTTGAATGGAATCATCAATCATAGTTCTCCACCCATCTTCACCATTTTTTATTGATTCTCTAACCTTTGTTGCAGAAATAAACCCGATATTGTCTGGTGGAGTAAATTCATTTATTTCATAACCAACACCTCTACCATAATTAACGGACTCAATATCAGGAATAACCATAACCTTAACATCTTTATTCTTTGAATGATAATATTTCTCTAACATAGAAACTGTTTGTTCTGTGGTAAAAGGATTTTTATCGTCAGGAGCAATATCTCTAACCATAATAAGTGCCGGTATACCTTCATTTAATTTTTGATCTATAAGATTTAAATGCCCAAAATGTGGTGGTTGATATCTCCCAATAAAGATTGCATATTTTTTATCCGAATTATTTGTTGGTTCTCCACCGTGATTTTTTACTTCCCAATTCATATATTTTTTAATATTAGTTTTAATGATTCTTCTGGAGTATCGTTTGTTGTATCAATATCAATAAAGTTTTTTTGTGGTGGTTGATAACCTGCAACCGCAAAATCATCTCTCTCTCTTGGTTCATTGCAATGAATATAAATTTCCTTAATACCTTCACCGAGCATTTGTTTAAACTCTTCTCGTTGATCTAAATAAGGTGAAACCAAAGTTACGATTACAGTATATCCTTGGTTATGTAAATAATGTGCAATCTTCTGAGCGGCATCCACATTTGTTACCCTACCTTTCATAGAATAATCTTTGTTTGTAAATAAATCTCTAAGATCATCACCATCAATTCTGTATGGTTGTTCTTGTGTTTTCTCAAGATGATTTTTCATCATTTCACCTAAAACTGTTTTTCCGTGGGACGGTTGTCCCGTAAGCCAATAAATCATAAATTAAAAATATAAAAATTGATCGTAATACCATTTATAGTTTGTTTTAATCCAGTTACTAGCATTAACACCCAAAACATCGTTAAAATCATTTCTTAATGGTTCTATTTTGTTTTTTATCTTGTGATCACCATAGATACCATAAACACTATCATCTTCTTTAGTCATCTGTTCAACATTATTAAAGTCGTGTTCAAAATAAGGAAGTTCCAAATATTCATAAATTCTTCTCATCTCACTTGCCGGGTTGGAAGTAAAATCTTCAAACTTAACAAACAACACTTTTTTATCAACACCCTCCTTAAACATTTGTTGTAATCTCTCAATTGCCATACCAACGGGCTGACTTTGAGCCCAAGTATCAATTCTCTTTTCTGTTGTGGTACCAACCATAGTTGCGTGATTTACCAAACCTGAATCCATATGTTGATTTTTTCTGAAGTTTTTTTCCATTGAAGCAAAAACACCTCTTAAATCTCTAACCATACAAATGATCTTAGGGTTTGGGTAGAATGAATTTAAAAACCCATAATGAACACCCCAACCTCTACTTTTGTCTATAACATAAGGTTTATCTGTTACACCATTAAAAAACCCTTCCATCCCATTCTTACAAAAAGAAAGGAACCCGTCTTTCATTAACTCTGTGTCTTGGGCTTTAAATTCGGGTGAATTTGTATAATTGTTTCTTGCGGCATACACCAACTCTAAAACACCCGATGTTGGGGTTACATAGAAGTCAGGATTTTGCCCCATAACATTTTGTAGTAATGTTGATCCCGCTCTTGGTAGGGAACTTTGAAAGAATATCTTTTGTACCATATTAAGTTGTTTTTGTTTCGTAAATTATTTCATTAATATCAAATATATTAAAATCTAATAAAGGACATTCGTGAGTCAGTCCATTAAAATTAAAATCAAACAGATAACTATCTGGTGACTTAACAGTTTTAGGGATATTTGCAATGATATTTTTATGGATGTTATATCCAAATGTTTTTGGTGATGTTCCAACCCACAATACCGTTGATGGTAATCCCATTGCCATTGATGCGTGTTGCAAACAAGAGTCAATTAAAATTCTTTTATCTGACATTGCCAATAACCAAAACAATTCCATATTGGACATTTGTTCTGTTATTACTTCAGTTCCTGGTATTCCATTTGACTTGTCTCTACAAATTTGGATGATATGGTAATCATTCTCAAAAGTTTTAACAAGTTGTTCGGCAACTTCATAAGGGATGTCTCTAGTCCAAGAATATGGATATGGTTGTTCATTTAACGGACCACCATTGGTTTGGATAACCATAATTGGTCTCTCCCTCTTCCATTTATTGTATCCAATTTGTTTTTGTCTTACATTAAAAACAAGTTCAGGAGTTTCTCCTTGGTAGTTTAAATTAAACAATTTTGACCAACTCTCAATAAGTGGTAATGTTTTGTGTATATGTTCGTCCGTGAAATAAGGTTCGTGTTTAAAAATTAAAGTATCCTTACCCTCAACATAATCTTCATAAAAATAAGGGGTAATACCAATCCGATAAACTCTATCTACAAATGGTAGATTTAAAAAAACTTCGGGATATGCACATACAACAATCAATTCTCTATCGGGGTGATTATTTTTAATACATTTAGCAACTGCCGTTGCACAAACGTGTTTACCTAAACCACCCTCAATATGAAATAATGAGTATTTTTTTTCCATATAAAAAATTATAGTTTATATTCGTTGTTTGTAAACTTGATTACATTATTAATTTGGTCAATAACCATATCAGGTGTTATTGTCTTATGACATTCGTTCTCACGATTTGTTCCCAAGAATATTGGGCATTTTGTTTTTATGTTTTGCACCACATTAAAACATCCATTACAAACATTATGGTTTCTAACCCTAAAACAATCAAATTCGTTATGGTCTTTTGTAAATCCTGAGATCATAACAACGGGAACACCATATGCCCATGCAACCCAAGCAAGACCTGAAGATAATCCAATAAAAAATTTTGAATCTAAAATATGGTCTATTGAAATATTAATATCATCATTTCCGTGAATTGGTGTTACATTTTGTAAGTTCATCGTATTTTCATAGGATACATTATAAACATCGTATTTATGTTCAACCAATTTATTAACAACCGATTGCCAACCATCCTTTGTCCATTTGGCAATATCTTTTAATGATTCAGGACCAATTGTTATTTTATTAGGTTTTGGGTTCCTAAATTTTAATATCATTGGTGGTTTAACAGGTTTTGTGTCCTGGGGTATCATTAACTTTTCCTTTGCAGCATAAAACATTCCACCTAACGTATGAGATAAACTACCCTTATCATAACCAACATTAATAAGTTTATCCACAACAATCCTTTTCTTTTGGTTTGCATTAATAAATTCATAACTTAAATTTGTTGATACTAAAAGATGGGGAAAAAATGTTGAGATTAAAACTTTTTTTGGTTTGTGGAAATTAATAAATGGGTCTATTAATGATGCAAAACAAATTGTATCACCCAAACAAAAAGAATCAAAATGAAGTAATATTGTTTTATCAACTAATGTTTTTGTCTTTGGATCCAACTCAACATAATCCAACAACTCACTTTGATCGTAATGACGTTTAACCATTATAATTTAATTTTAATATTTTTGAATGGTATTCAAACCAATATCTTTCTTGCCATAATGTCCCTTCTTCCAATAAAACTAATGGTTTGTTTTGCCAAGGTTTTTTAACAATAAAATGTAAAATCTTAATATGGTTTGGTAATCCGGTGTTTTGGAATATTTGTTTTGAATATATTTTTAAATAATTGTATGAGATTGGGATATCTGTAATAACATCTGTAAAATAATTATTAATTATATCTTGATCTAAATGTTCTGTAATTCCGTATCTTTGCGTAAGATTTATTAAATCATTTGTAATTTGTTTGTTTAGATATTTTTTCCCAATAACCATAACACCCGTATTATGTTGGTCAATATATAATTCTCTTACCGCACCAAAGTCTTCTTTAAAGTCTATGAGGTAATCAATATTCCCTAAAATTAAAGTGTCGGAATCTAAAAATATGATTTTATTTGTGTCTTGAATTGAGAATATTTCATATTTGGTGTAATCCCCAAATGCCATTTTAATCTTCTTTAACTCATCAATCTCATAATATTTTGTTTGATTGAAATTTTTAATGTCAATATTGTTATGGATTTGTTTGCTAACAAACAAATCGTCCTCACTAATATCATTACTTATAATTATGAATGGTATATTTTCATTTACAACCCTTGGGTTATTATCAATTAATGATTTTAACATCACCTCAAACCCAATAAGATATTCTTTATTACAAACAGTTACAAACATATTTGAAATATATTAAGATATTTATTAAAGTGAATTAAGACGAACTTATTGTGTGATGGTTTTATTATCAAAATACGACACTCTAACTTGTTGACCTTGTTCGTTAATTTTAATTAATGTTAAGTTAGAATAATCCTTAAGAACATATTTTTTATTGAACTCATTCAAGATCGGACTTTCAAATACCACATATATTCCCGATAAATTTGTTTCAGAATTGTTTAATAAATTATACGTCTCGTTAAATAATCCTTGTGCTATTTTAAGATTTCTCCATTTTGTGGAGGTGTATGTTCGGTAATATAAAAAATTGCCGGATAACTCAGGAACATTCATTTGGATTCCAGAACATAAACCAATAATCTCATCATTATAAAACTCAACAAAGATTACATCATCAACTCTACGTTCAGATTCTTCTAAGTTAATTGCGTTCTCACTAACCCAAAACTCAATTATTTTTTTACGTAATTCATTATTACCGTCGTATTTTACATTTCTTCTCATGATAAGAATATATTAAACAATCTTCAAAACACAAGAGTCACTATAAACTGAACCTGTTGGTAATCCTGCGGAACTTGTTGGTATATTCATAATTGATAAATTATTAACAAACGTTGAACAAACTCTATTTGATATTATACTATCACCAACAATAAAGGAAGAATCGTTTGTTAACGTATTTCCAGATCCACCTAAAACACTTGAATAAATTCCAATTGATGTGTTAAATCTACCACCACTTACCGTTGAAAGATAACCACTTGATGTGTTATTTCTACCACCTCCAATAAAAGAATAACAACCACTTGTTGTATTATTTAAACCACCACCAATAAAAGAATAATTACCGTCAATTACAGAGTTTAGATCAAAATATAAATCATTTGCCGGAGATAAACCACCAATAGTGTTTCCAGAAACTAAAACTTGTTGTCCTTGTTCATATCTTATACCAACATTTACAACATTAACATTACTTACAACTCCAGTATTTACATCAAATGTAATTTGTAAACCAGAACCATAACCACCAACATTTGTTGGATAAACCGAATATGTGTTATCTGATATTGCAGAAGCATCACCCGAATTAAACGAAACTTGTTGTACTAAACCTGAAATGTTTAGGTTGTTTTGACCACCAACTATTGACGAATACTCACCTAATACAATATTATTACATCCACTACCATTAAATGTATAATAGTTTCCGGATGTGTTTTTATATCCACCACTTATGGTTGCCGCACCTACAACACCACCACTTAGTATTGTTGTATTTTTTCCACCACCACCAATTGTGTCTAATTGGTTTTCAGTGATGTTATAACATCCTCCACCAATTAAAGAAGAATGACCACTTGATGTGTTACGATATCCTCCACCTATAGTTGAATAATCACTATTTGATGAGTTACCATATCCACCACTTACAGTTGAACTTCCACCACTTGATGTGTTACTTCTACCACCACTTATTGTTGAATTATAACAACTTGATGTATTAGATGCCCCACCTCCTACGGTTGAATGACACCCACTTGATGTGTTAAACACACCACCACTTACGGTTGAATAATTACTTGATGTTAAATTATTCCATCCCCCACCAATTGTTGATCCACCATAATAAGAAGAAAGTGTTGTGTTACAATACCCACCACTTATTGTTGATCCACCATTTGCGTATTTTCCACTATAAGATGACATTGTATTACAAGAACCCCCACCAATAGTTTGACCAATAAGATCATAGTAAGAAGATAAAGTTCCAATGGTATTATTATAACCACCACTAATTGTGGAAACATATGATGAGTTAGTATTAAAAACTCCACCACCTACTGTTGTAAATGATTGTGTTGATGAGTTAAAAGCCCCACCATTTACTGTTGAGTATTCAAGGTTTGCGTCATGACCTACACCACCACCGATTGTGTTAAATCCGTAATAACCTGAGTTTGTTCTATTAAGGTAACCACCATTAATTGTTACACCACCAGCATCTCCATAATATGCGCTATTTGAATTAATTAAGTTATTATTTCCACCACCAACTGTGTTACCGGCAATAATATATTTTCCAGAACAAGTTGAGAATTGGTTAATTGTGTTTCTATAACCTCCACCTACCGTTGATTGGTAAGAACTTGATGTGTTACAATATCCGCCACTTACGGTTGATGCATAACCACTTGATGTATTACGATATCCCCCACTTACCGTTGAATAATTACCACCTAACTCTACATTAATTTGAATTGTCACATTATCAGTACCACTTGTTCCACCAAATAAAGTCCCATCAAATAATAAGGTATCCCCTTGAACATAATTTTGACCCTTTGAATTTAGATAGATGTTAGATAATGTTCCCGAGTTAAAATAAAAAGAGAATGTTCCTCCATTACCATAACCTGACGATGTTGAGGTTGGAGAATATGAACCATAATTACCATTAAACGTTCCTCCAGAATATGTTTGGTCATAAATTGAATCTATCATTCCGATTAATCCTGACACGTTTCTATAACCTCCACTTACGGTTGAAATATTACCAAATGATGTATTTCTATAACCTCCACTTATGGTTGAACTACCACCAATTGATGTGTTACTATAACCCCCACTTATGGTTGAACTACCACCAATTGATTTATTTCTATAACCTCCACTTACGGTTGAATCATAACAACTTGATGTGTTAAGATATCCACCACTTACAGTTGACCTTCCACCACTTGATGTGTTATTTCTACCACCACTTACGGTTGAACTACACCCACTTGACGTGTTACGATATCCACCACCTATACTAGAATTATTACCAATTGATGTAACGTTAATTTGAATTGTTACATTATCAGTACCACTTGTTCCACCAAATAAAGTACCATCAAATAATAAGGTATCTCCTTGAACATAACCTTGACCAATTGAGGTAACATAAACGTTAGACAATGTTCCAGTATTAAAATTAAAGGAGAATGTTCCTCCATTACCATAACCTGATGATGTTGAGGTTGGAGAATATGAACCATAATTACCATTAAACGTTCCACCAGAATATGTTTGGTTATAATTCCCACTTATCGTTCCTCTAACACCCGCCATATTACAATAACCACCACTTATAGTTGAACAATTACTATTTGATGTGTTACAATATCCACCACTTACGGTTGAATAATCTCCAAATATTTTGTTATAATATCCCCCACTAATAGTTGAGTAATCACCACTAAGTGTATTATTTTCGCCACCTGATATTGTTCCTACCTCACTATTTGGAAGTATTGTGTTGTCGTCACCACCACCAATTGTAGAATAGTCAGAATTTGTTAATATTGTGTTGTTTGCACCACCACCTATTGATCCGTAGTCAGATGAATTTGTATTTCTATAACCACCACTTACAGTTGCATAATCACTTGACGTTACATTACACCATCCCCCAGCAATTGTTTGACCTCCCCTATATGATGAAACCGTTGTATTACAATATCCACCACTAATTGTGCTACCACCAAGTGTGTAATATCCACTATAAGATGATATTGTGTTACAAGAACCCCCACCAATAGTTTGTCCTAGAATATCATAATCGCCCGATAAAGTTCCAATCGTATTATAACGACCACCACTTACTGTTGAACTATCAGATAACGAAGTATTCTGTTCGCCACCTGTAACAACAGACCCATTACCACCAGCAACGTTATCTCCACCACCACCGATAAATGTATCATAACAAGTTGATGTGTTACAATATCCCCCACCAATTGTTGATGTACCACAATTGGCAGTATTACATCTACCTCCAGAAATTGTTGAGTCATAACCTGATGATGTAATGGTATTGCACCAACCACCACCAATTGTTGTTATGTTAGAATCTGCGGTATTACAAAATCCACCACCTATGACTGACGATCCTCCACCATTACCATAATAACCACTACACGATGAAATCGTATTAAAAAATCCACCACCAATTGTTGATCCTGACGATAAAGCGGTGTTTCCTGAACCTCCAGCAACTATAGAATAATCACCAATTGCGGATCCACTAACTCCAACTCTTTGAGTTGAGCTAGTTCCTGAACCCACTTCATATAAAAATGTTTCACCACTATTAACATAAGTTCTAAGTTGGTCTAATGTAATTCTATCTGTGATATCATTATCAACATCTACAATTGGTAGAACATTATTTGATCTAATATCTCCTGATAAAATTAATGGTAAGTCGGTTATTCTAACGTCTGACATAATTTTGTTTTTTTTATAAATATTTACATTTTTAGTTATGCAACTAAATTCACATAATTTTGTGTCATTATGTAGAAATTTTGTTGAGTTATTAAAAAATTAAGATCAACCAAAACATACGTGAAGTCGTTAGGAAGACATATTGTCGTACTACAATCAGGACAATCAGGGTTAAACATATTAAATTTTTCTTTTAATAAAAGAAAATTATGTTTAACTTCAGGTGCCGATAACGGAGTTATATACATTCTAAATTGTGATATACCACCTTCAAATGTTCCGGCAAAATTCTGTTCTATTAAAATGTTGGTACTAAGTCCCGATAATGATGATCCACTTAACACATTATTTGGAAATGATTCAGGATCTTGGATATATTGACCCGTGGTTGCAGAACAAGCAGAGAATGTTAAATTCTCACGAAGACCCTGAGTTCCACCACCCCAAGATATATTAAATGGAACACCCAATTGTTTTTCCTTATCCGTACTTAACGCTCTAGGTATAATCTCCTCAAAATTTTCTATTGTATAATGTATCTTTCCATTAACATAAATTTTTAATCTACCCATTCTAAAATTAACATCATCCAACCAAGACTGATCCAAATTAACTAAATCAATCGTTTCGGCAACTTCCTTACCATTAGTGATCGGAGGTTTAATTAACGCCATTGTATTGTTTGCAAGAGAATCCAAATATTCCGTTTTGGTAATATCTCCAAGACCACCTCTCCACCATAAATCACAAATATCCAACCAAGTATATCTTTCCCATACCACATCAACTTGAAACCAATGTTCCAAATCCAAATACGGAGGATTTTTTAATAAGCAATAAGGGTATATCGGAGGAGAACAATATTCATCAATAGTATATCCGGTAACATAAGTTTGACCCGTTACACAAGATCCCGTTGTTTTACATTCACCAGTCCATCTTAAAACTTTAACACCAATCTGTGGATTGTTATGATCCCCACATAATTTTATTGCCAAAGCATTTGACATTGAATCAAGTAATGGATCCGTCTCACAAGTATTCTCAACCGATGTAAACCCTGTTGATGGGCAATCAATACATTCAGTACACCCCGTACAAGTAACACAAACGGTTGGAGTACAAACAGGAGTTAAAGTATCACAAGTTGGTGTTGGTTCAGGTGTTGGAACCGGTGTTGGTGTTGGTTCTATTATTGATCCACAAGTATGTGTAAAACATTCCCACCCACAAGTCTCACAAGGTTGTTCATTACAATCACACCCACAAGTCATTGTCTTACCCGTAGTTCCACCACAGATATCACAACCATAATTTAAATGAGGATCGTGTTGATTATTTACAGATCTTGGTGGATAAACATATATACACCTACTATTTGTTACAGTCCTATTACAACAAGCACAAGTTGAAATACATTCTTGTAATCCACTTGTAACCCTTGTATATCCCGTAAAACAATTTGGATTTCCGTCAGCGTGATGATAAAACTTATTCTCAGCCCTTGCCCCAAAATAAAAGAAGATGTCCTTATTTTGTGGATATATTTCATTTAAAGTTGTTTCACCCGATGAAGGGAAAAAATAATCAGTCAATCTTGGTTTTAATAACATCTCAACCGCCCAACCTTTATTCATCCGTTCAGGAAAAATATTGTAGTCATATCCAAATAATTTATAAAACCCTTGGTAGAACCCACCATATAATTCGTGATATCTACCAACAGTTGTTCCTGTACTAACCACTTCATATAATGTTGTGTCAGGTATTGCCGAAAATCTTTCATTTTGAGATGTATATCCCGTTACTTGGAACATTTTAAATCTTCTATCAAAATATAATCTTTCAAACTTTAAAAAATCTGAATATAATCCATTTGTAAAATTAATTGTCTCTCCCGTCATAGAAGTAACCAAACCATTATCAATACCCGTTAAACCAATATCGCAAGCCGTTGATGAAGAAAAACAAGTTAAATCCAAATTATCTGGGTTATAATAGTTTTGAGAAACAAAAATATTATTATAATTATATTGTTTATAAAATAGATCCAAAGGTTGAACCGTTAATGGGTTATTAATATCTATATTTATTGGTAATCTATCCCCAAAAGTTTCGGCAATCAAATATGGTGAGAAAACTACCTCTTGATTATAATTCACCTCATCGGACGCCAAGGACATATCCATACACTCATTTACGACATTTAATCGTAATTTCGGATACACGTATTGATTAATATTCTGTTGAGCCATCTTTTTTTAAATAAATACAACAAAACAAAGTATTTATTGTAAAAATAACTTATGATTATTCATAATTAAAAATGCAATAAAACCTACGACATTTTGGACGAAACAAAAAATAAAACAATAGATAAGGTTACTTCTGACATTAAGAAGTATAAAGATGTTGCCGTTAGTGAGGCAAAACAAACAAGACTGTTAATTAGAATATTAATGTCTTCAGCGAAAGAATATTTAAAAAATAAAGATTTTAGAATAGATAAGGAGGATAAAGAATTTATTAAAGATCAATCATCCGACCTTTTAAAATTAATACCACTTATTGCATTTCAAATCATACCAGGTTCAACAATTGCAACACCATTTATTGTGAAGTTAGGTGAGAAGTTGGGAATGAAATTAAACACAAAAATACCTGAAAAATATAAAAATAAGGAAGAAGAGACAACGGATGGTGAAATGACCGAACTTGTTGATTCAGATGGTACCTTTGGTGGTTCAGCAATTCCTATTTTACAATTAGGGTTACACCCAAGAAAAACTCAAGATCAAACCGTTATTGCAACAAGACAAACAAACAATCCTTTTGTTCGTGGTTATAGAGTTTTTTATGGTGAATCAGTTGATAGTGATGATGAAAAATTACTTGATGAAATTAATATGTCCGACGCATTTGGTTATGAAGAAACAGAAGATTTGGAAACATATGATGACGCTGATGAGGTATTACAACAAATGGGAATTGAAGATCCGTTTGAAAGAAACGATAGATTGGAAACGATGGGATTTGATCCAAAACTTGACGATCAATTGAAAAGAGAAAAGAAACGAGGAATATGTAAAAATTGTTTTACAAAAAGAAGATTGTCCGAAATTGATGACCAACTAAATGATGAAAGTGATGAGGAATCTAAAATACGAAAAGAATTAAAATTAAGTGATGAATACAGAATAAACATTATTAATAAAATGGGTTCGGTTAATTATTTAGAAATTACATATGATGGTATTACCAAAAAATTTTTAATGGGTAAAGTTCTTGAAATCTTAGTTAGCAAAAAAGATTATTTAACACAAACATTTAAAGTTGCCGGCATACCACATTTTAAAAATAAATTAAATATGGATTTTGATTATTTCATATTTATGTTAAGAGGTAACCCAATTTTCTTTAAAAAAGATCTTGATAAGGTTGATACAAATTCTGTTGACTCATTTGATCGACCAAGTTTTTTATTTGAAAGTTTACCAATCATTAAACACATAGATACCAAAATATTTAAAGAAACCGAAATGGAAGATTTTTTAAATGAGAATAACAAAACAAAAAGAAAGTTATCCGAAGTTGAAAAAGAAAAAATGATAAAAATGATTGATGAAATTCTTTTAAAGAAAAAGAAAAATTCTGAAGACGTTATAAATAAAGATGGTGATGATGAAACACCCGTAACAAAAATATTGAAAAGAAACCTACAATCAATTAAAAGAATTGCAGAAAAAGAAGGAATCAATATAAATCAATTAATTAAAATACTTAAAGTAGGTGAATAAAGAATTATACGGACAAGTTGTTGAATTACCAGAAGAAGTAATTAAACATTTACATCATTGCTTTGATCAAGTTCCAAATTCTGATGCAACAATTGAAGGACACAAAAGAAATAATTTCTTAAGAGATAATGGGAAAGTGACCTTCCAACAGTTAGAAAGAATACAGAATTGGTTTAAACATTATGAGGGAGAAAAGGAAGATGCCCCATTTATATTAAATGGTGGTGATTATATGAGCAATTGGATCACAACAACAATTGACCATATGAGAAACAATACCCACACAAACCAAGAAGTTAAAGATGTAATGCCAGATGATATTAACGACCAATTGGTTGATGATATGGGGTGGTTATCAAATATGAATAGAGACGCCAAAAGTCATTCAGGTTATAATGATGATATTAAAATCACGGAAAGCCTTAAAAGAATAAACGAAATAATGAAAAAATTAATTTAATATGGCACAAACAGAAAGATTAGATTTTGCACAACCAGATAATGAATTATCTCAAATCGCAGAACAACAAAGACAAAAATTAATCCCAAAGAATGATTATAAAACCGTTAACCAATATTCATCAACAAACAAAGATGCAATGTCAGATGGTGATGAGTTCGGTAAAGGAACAGGATCTTTCTTGGATACAAGTAAAGGTGGATCATCAGTAGATACTTTGGAAAGAAAAAATGAAATTAAAATTAATGAATTCCAAATAGATAAACCTTATACCACACCTTCAGTATAATGAAACTTTACAACTCTTTAAAAAAACTTATTCTTGAGGTAGCATCAATAGACTCAATCGTTGATGCAATTAAGAAAAGACAAAAAGTTGTAATATATTACCAAGGTGATGAACCTGGGGGAAATGGGTTAAGAACCATAGAACCTGTGTGTTTTGGTTATAGTAAAGCGGGTAATCCTGTATTAAGAGCGTGGGATTTAGAAGGAGCTTCACATAAAGCGTATTTAGGTAAGAAACCTCTACCAAGTTGGAGATTTTTTAGAGTAGATAAAATTGTTTCCTTTAGACCAACCGCAGATACATTTAATGAACCAAGACAAGGGTATAACCCAAATGGGGATAAAAGTATGAATAGCGTTATCGTTAATGCAGTCTTTGATAATAATGAAGAACAAAATATAGTTTAATATGTCAGCAGAACAAGATTTAATAAATAAGTTAATTATATCCAAACAAATCATGCAAAAGCATGATACAATGGGTAGAGGTGGATCACAATCAATTCCATCACAATCAATGTCATCACCAATGGTTGAGGACTTCTCACCAGTATCGGCAAATTATAATTTACCACAGGAATACCTAACAGAGGCTCCAATACAAAAAATGAATACAGAAGTTCCATCAGCAGATAGAATAGCAAATTCAAAACTACCAGATGAAATTAAAAGGTTAATGATGGAACACCCAATACAACAACCAAATTCATCGGTAAATAATTCAGTGTTATCAAGTGATCTAATTGAGAAAGCATCTCGTCTAATGAATACAAAAGCAAATGGTGATTTAATTAATGAGAATGTCCCAAAAAGAACACAACAACCACAACAAACACAACCATCAGTCTCAATATCCTCAGATGATATTAGAAGTATCGTTAGGGAAACAGTACAAGACGTTCTTAAAGAAAATGGTCTGTTAGTTGAATCCACAAAAAAATCAAATGAAGTTTTTAAATTCAGAGTTGGCCAACATATATTTGAAGGAAAACTATTAAGAGTTCGTAAAGTTTCAGAATAATACGCACCCCTTTGTATTTTATTACATCGGCTAACCTCCATTCTTAAGATTGGGGGTTTTTTGTTATTAGTATTTTACCTTTTGATAGAACGGGACTATTTATAATATATACACATTAATTATGGCAAAAAAAATAGAATTAAACGAACAATTTATTATTAAAGAATACTTGGGGGGTAAAAGTTCGTTAGTGTTGGCAAAAGAATTATTCGTGTCAAAACCAACAATTTTAAAAATACTTAAAAAACATAACGTAACCAGAAAAAGAGATAGATGTAATTCTTTAAAAATAATCAAAAATGATAACAAATATGTTATTTTGAGGAAATGTCCTGATTGTGGTTTTGATGTTAAGACAACATCAAAAGATAGGACTATTGCTTGTAGAAATTATTTTAATTTAAAAAATTCGTTATGTAAAAAATGTAGTCTTATTCGCCAAATTGGTGAGGGCAACCCATTTTTTGGTAAAACACATTCTAAAGAATCAAAGGAAAAAATTTCTAAAAATCGTAAGGGTAAGGCAACCGGTAATAAAAATAGTATGGCAAATTTAATGTGGAGGAAAAAATCATCAATTAATCTAAAGAAAAAATGGGATAATGGTGAAATGGAACACGCAAGAAAAATTATGTCTGATACGATGAAGGAAACGAGGAGGTTAGGGAAACTTAAATCCGTTATAAGATCTAAAAAGGAAAAAGAAATAGTTGTTGAAATTAGAAAAATGGGATATGTTGTTCAACACTCATTAAGGGTTGAAACTAAAATATGTGATATTTTTATCCCATCATTAAATTTGGTTATTGAATATAATGGTGATTATTGGCATTGTAATCCAAAAAAATATGGTCCCGATTATTTTAACCAAAAAAAACAAAAGACTGCGAAAGAATTGTGGGAGTATGATAAAAACAAGATTGACTTAATAAGAGAAAAGGGTTATAATTTAGAAATAGTGTGGGAATCTGATTTAAAGGAGGATCACACAATAATAAATAAACTAATTAAAAAATATGACGCAAAATAACCCCATGAATGGTCGTGAGAGAATCAGAGTATTGGTTCTCCCAAGTGACACTTCTGGGGTTGGCTGAGGTAAATTTCGCTCTGTCGACCCCCATGTAATGTTACAAAATTTATATCCTGATGATTTTCATGTTGAAATAGATTATCAACCAAGAATTGACGATATGAATTATTGGTTGCAATACCATATTGTTCATTACCATAGAACTATCGGAACCGATTATGATAAATGTCCCGCATTGATTGAGAAACTTAAATCTATGGGAATAATTGTTATTGCAGATATTGATGATTATTGGTTACCAACAAAGGAACACCCAATTCAACAATTAATTTTAAATAATAAGATTCACGAAAAAATTATTGCAAATCTTAAGGTTTCATCTTACGTTACAACAACAACTGAGATTTTTGCATTTGAAATTAAAAAATTTAATAAAAACGTTTTTGTATTTCCAAACGCAATTAACCCAAAGGAATCTCAATTTAATGAACCAACATTACCATCTGATAAAGTAAGAGTTGGTTGGTTGGGTGGATCATCACATTTACACGATTTAAAATTGTTAGATGGTATGGTTTCAAAATTATCACCAATCAAAGATAAAATACAATATTATGTTTGTGGTTTTGACACAAGAGGGACGGTAACAGAAATTAACAAACAAACAAACCAAGAAACAAAACGGGCAATTAAACCTGAAGAAACTGTTTGGGTTAAGTATGAAGAAATTTTTACCGACAAATATAAAATTGTTACACCAAAATATAAGGAGTATTTGGATAAGTTTGAGGATGGTGAATATCCTGGATGGCAAAATGAAAATTATGTTAGAGTATGGACAAAACCAACAACAACATATGCTAAGAACTACTCTAAGTTTGATATTTCTTTATCACCAATTGTTGATCACGTATTTAACAGAATGAAATCACAACTTAAAGTTATTGAGGCAGGATTTTATAAAAAGGCATTGATTGCATCTAATGTTGGACCATACACGATTGATTTGAAACATTCACTTAATAATGGTAATTTTACTGATGGTAATGCTTTATTGGTTAATAAAAATAATAACCATAGTGATTGGGCAAAATATATTAAGAAGTTGGTTGATAACCCAAATATGATTACCGATATGGGTGAAAGATTATACGAAACGGTTAAAGACCGTTACGACCTTAATAAGGTAACAATAGATAGAAAAGAATTTTACTTATCAATAATTAAATAAAAAATGATTAACATACCAATAACAAAAATTTTGTTTCTTGATGTAGAAACTGTGGGTGGTTGTAAAGATTATGACACCTGTAAAGAAAACAATCCAAACATTGCCGATCAGTTTGATAAGTATTTTGATTGGTTCTTAAAAAGATTTCCAGAGGATAACACTGGTGATGAATCTGAGGTTGAATTGAAAAACAAAGTTTTTGTTAAAAGAGCAGCTCTTGTTCCTGAATTTGCAAAGATTGTTTGTGTATCTATGGCTTTTGTTATGGACAATGGAGATGTTAAAAAACAAACATTCTCTGGGGATGACGAAAAGGAAGTGTTAATCCAAGTTAGGGATTTGTTAAATCGTTGCCATAAATTGGATTTTTATCTTTGCGGTCATAACCTAAAGAATTTTGATATTCCGATGATGGCAAAACGAATGATTATAAATGGGATTATGCCGTCAAAACTTTTACCATCGTATGATACAAAACCTTGGGAAGTTAAGGCAATTGACACCAAAGAGATTTGGCAATATGGTTCTTACACATCTATCGGATCGTTGGATCTTATGTGTACTTGTTTGGATATACCAACACCAAAAGATGGTGAAGTGACGGGAGATAAAGTTCACGACTACTATTGGAATAAAAATATGTTAAAAGAGATTTCAGATTACTGCGAAAAAGATGTTGTGGTACTGGTTGATACTATTAAAAAATTAAAGGAATTAAAATGATTAACGAAGAAGAAGAAAATCTTGGAGACTTACTTAATCAACTAGAAAATCTCCAAGAACTTGAGGATATGTTTGGTGATGAAGAACCTGACTACCAAAACATAATGGATATCTTTGGTGTTGATGTTGCCGAACTTGAACGAGATATGGCAAACTTTGAACAAAAAATGAAGGTTGAGTATTCTCAATCCAACGTTGATTCTATTGATCCGTCATATGCTTACCCAACAGATTATGGGTTTGATTTGTTTTCAACTGAAGAAATTGAAATAGAATCGTTTGGTAGATCATTAATTCCAACGGGGTTACATATTGATATTCCTGACGGGTATGAGGTACAGGTGAGGTCTAAGAGTGGTTTGGCGTTAAAACAAGGTCTTATGGTATTAAATTCTCCAGGGACGGTGGATCAAGGATATACAGGAGAAATTCAAGTTATATTATTTAATACGACAAAAAATAATATTACAATTAACAAAGGACAAAAAATTGCCCAAGCAGTTATTAGTCCTGTGGTTTCAGGTAAATGGATCAAATTAACAAAGGTTGATAACATAAATAATAAAGACCGAGGAGAAAAAGGATTCGGAAGTACTGGAATATGATAACAATAATATATTCAACACATAAAGATCAAGAATATAATAACAAATTTAGACAACATTTGTTACAAACTGTTGGGTTAAAGGATGTTCAAATATTAGAATATGAAAATCATAATGAACATTCATTATCTAATGTATATAATTCAGGTGTTACCGAATCAATATATGATATTGTAGTTTGTTGTCATAACGACATTAAACTTGAAAAAAATTGGGGTAAAAAATTATTAAAAGATTTTGAAGATAATCCCGACTATGGTATTATTGGAAAAGCAGGTTCTTGTTATTTTCCCGAATCAGGAGTTTATTGGGATAGAATGAATCAAACTATGGTAGGACAAGTTTATCATCATCCTGATGGTCAAAAAAAATTCTTAAGTAAATATTCACCAAAATTACCATTTTTAATTCCTGTAGTAACGATTGATGGTTTGTTTATGTCATTTGATAAAACAAAGTGCAACCATATGTTTGATACAACCATTGGTAAGTTCCACTTCTACGATCACCTATTCTGTGTACCAAATTACTTATCGGGAGTTAAGATTGGTGTAACCTCATCATTTGAGATAACACATCAATCTGTTGGAAGACCAAACCAAGAATTTTGGGAAAGCAAAGATAAGTTCGTTGAGAAGTGGGGAAGTGAATTACCATTAGACCTTAAACCCGAATCTGTTTATGTTCCGGAGATTAAAGAAAAAACATTTAAAAAATTTGGTAAAGTTGCCATTATAATACCAACAAAAGGTAAAATTAATATGTTAATGGATTGTATTCATTCATTCTATGATAATTGTAACTCTAATTTATTTGACATATTTATTGCGGATACAGGATCAACCGACGAAGAAAAAGAACAACTAAAATTGGATATTGGTGTTTATACAAATATAAAATTAATTGAATACGATTATTATAATTTTGCTAAAATTAATAACGACGTAGTTAAAAATCACGTATTGGATGATTATGAATTTTTACTGTTTTGTAACAATGATATTAAAATCCTTAATAATGTTATTACAGGTATGTTAGATGTTTTTAACACGCATCATGGGGTTGGTACTGTTGGGTGTAGATTACACTTTGGAGATAATACGATACAACACGACGGTGTGTTGATTGGATTTAACCAAAACACTAAAACTATCCAAGTAGGTCATTATAATTTACACAATTATTATAATTTCAATACCAATATTAGAAGTGTGTTTGGTAACACAGGGGGATTATTAATGATAAGAAATAAAATATTTAATAAATTAGGAATGTTTAATGAGCAATATACGTCTTGTTTTGAAGATGTAGAATTAAATATTGAAAATATAAATAATGGCTATATTAATTATATTAATAGTAATTGCGTTGCATATCATTATGAATCATCAACAAGAAATGAAGATGAAGATAATTTAAAAAAATTAACTTATGATTATAATAACATTTTATTTCCTAAAATAAAAAATAGTTTTGAAAAAATAAAACACAATATAGTAATTGTTTAATTATGGCAAATGGTATTTATAAAATAACTGAGGACTTTGAGAAATCGTTGTCCGATTACACTGGATCACCATATGTGATCACGGTAGATAATCAAAGTAATGCATTATTTTTATGTTTAATGTATGAAAATGTAAAAAATATGGAAATTGAAATACCGTCAAGAACATACCCTTCAGTACCTTGTGAAATTATTCATGCGGGAGGAAAAGTTAAATTTAAACATACTGAAGGTAAAACATTAAAAGGTGCCTACCAGTTATACCCAACTAAGATTTGGGATTCGGCATTAAGATTTACTAACAATATGTATATTCAAAATACTCATATGTGTATTTCATTTACAGGACCATATAAACATTTTAAATTATCTAAAGGAGGCGCAATTTTAACTGACGATCACGATGCGTATCTTTGGTTTAAAAGAGCGAGATATAGTGGTAGACGTGAATGTTCATACCATGACGATCATTTTGATATGATTGGGTGGAATTTTTACATGATGCCAGAGTTGGCGGCTAGAGGCCTTTTATTAATGAATCAATTCTATAATCTTGATGGAACACCTAAACATAATCAAGATTTAGAATTACCCTACCCTGATTTATCTAAATTTAAAATTTATACTAATAATAATGAGAAACTTACATGATTTAATTATTAAAGACCAATACGATAGTGGTGGTCGATGTGACGAAACTAAAGGAAATGTCATTAAAAACCTTATTATGGAAATTAAAGCTCAATTATGTGTTGAGATTGGGGTTTTCAAAGGAGCGTCATTAATGTATTTTGCCGAAGCTTTAGAAATTACTAAAGGTTTGGTAATTGGTATTGACCCATATTCAATGGATACATTAAAAAATGAAATCCCAAATAAATCGTTAAATGACCATATTTATGGTGTTTTATTTAAAGATCAAATTGTTTTAGATAAACTTTATGATGGGTTATTAAAAGTCATAAATGAAAATGACTTAAAAAATACCGTATCTTTAGTAAAAAGTAAGTCGGAAGATTATTATAATAACTTAAAAATGGAGTCTATTGATATTATCCATATTGATGGGAATCATGATGAGGAATATGTTACCAAAGATATTCAATTATATTTACCCTTAATTAAAAAAGGTGGGTATATAATAATGGACGACATAACATGGCCTGGTGTTATCAACTCAATTAACAACCATTTAAATAAAGAATCAACATTAATTAAATCGTATGGTGATTTTTCTGTTCATAAAAAAAATTAAAATAAGTGAAGTTTGAGCAAGTATCGGTAGCAAAAAATGTTATCTATTTTAAAGAAGGAATTAAACAAAAATGGGGTTTAAATGATTATATTGACCCATATGCTCCTTGCTTGTTTTTTGGGGTATCACAACAAGTGGATTTAATTAATAACCATAAAGGTTATAAATTACTTTATTTTGCGGATAAAACAGATACTTTTTTATCATCAATAGATAAAAAAAATGTTATTTCGTTTTATAGTCCATTTGCTAAAATACCATCTGACATATCAGTTAAGCATGGATGGATTGAGACTAGAAATAATGAGATTATAACCCCCACTATTTTAAATGATAAAGTATTTGTATATCTTAGAAGACCTCAAGATAATATACAGATGGGAAGTAAAATTATTGTGGAGTTACAAAAAAAAATTAATTACGAAATTATCACACTATCCCAAGACCCCCCAATACCATTTCAAAATGTTGTGGAAGAATATTATAAAAAAAGTTTTGTTTCTATAAATTTTACAACAGATAGTGGTTTAACAACTGTTTGTGATTTAGGTCTCATGGGAATTAAAACCATTATGAATACTCAAGTTGATTTGCGTAGTTTATTAAAATATAATACTCTTGATGAAGTCCCATATCTCATTGAAAATGAATCTAAAAAAATAGGGACTATACAGGACCCAATAAATAATTACACTTTAAACGAAGTTTGGCAAAATGTTGAATTTTGGTTAACTTAAAATCTATAATATGAAAAAAGCGTTAATAGGTGGTGGTGGTTTCGCAAGAGAAATAAAATCACATATTGGAGATCCAAAAATAAAATGTTTTGTTGATGACGAATATTGGAAAGAAAATGACGATTATATATTTCCGTTATCAAAATTTGATTCAAAAAAATATGAAGTTATAGTTGCAATTGGAGACCCAAAAGATAGGTTTGATATGACCCAAAGACTTCCTAAAGATACTAAATATTTTAAATTTATTCACCCAAGTGCTCAAATATTAGGAAACGATACTTTTATTGGAGAAGGTAGTATCATATGTGCCGGATGTATTTTAACTACAAATATCACAATAGGTAAACACGCACATTTAAATTTACAAACCACAATTGGTCATGATTGTAAAATTGGTGACTACTTTACAACGGCACCTGGAGCTAAAATATCCGGTAACTGTACAATATATGATTGTGTATATATTGGGACAAATTCATGTGTAAAACAAAATATAAATATTCATAGTTTGTCTACAATCGGTTTAAACACAGGTGTTGTTAAAAACATAAATGAGTCTGGAACATATGTTGGAACACCGGCAAAAAAAATAAAATAAAAAAAATGAAATTATCAATTGTAATTCCAACATATTATAGATGGGATGGATCAACACTGACCTACCTAAAAAGAGCTTTAGATTCTGTATTTAATCAAACCCATCAGGATTTTAAAATTTACTTAATTGGGGATAGGTATGAACACCCTAATGAGGTTGAGTCATTAATATCTAATTACGATCAAAGTAAAATAACGTTTGTTAATTTAGATGTCGCTAAAGAACGAGATTTTTATAGTAATAAATTTGCAATATGGTCTTATGGTGGTGTTAACGCAACAAATTATGGTGTTGATCTCTCTATGTCTGAAGGTAACTACTATATTTGTCATTTAGATCATGACGATGAGTGGGATTCATCACATTTAGAGACAATTAAGCAATGTATTGAGTTAAACAATTCTGATTGGATTTGTACGAAATCAAGATACGTACATAATTTAGTTTTCCCTAAAATTAACACTGATGAGTTGTATGTTGATTTCATTCCTAAACCTGAAACTTTAATTCATTCATCGGTGTGTATGAATTTTAAAACAATACCTCTAAAATATAGAGATTTATTTGATGAAACTGGTGTTGTTGGTTTACCCGCAGATGCTGAATTATGGTATAGATGTGGAAAATACATTTTAGAAAATAATTTAAAAAGTACCTTAATTAATAAAATAACTTGTTCTCACATTGAGGAGGGGTTTGAGAGATCTTAAACCATAACGATTTTCTTTTTGTAAATTCAATTTATTATTATAGTAATAAACAATCAATTAAATTTAAATGACAAGAAAAAAATTAGACCCGTCAATTAAACCAGAGTCCATAGACTCTAAACCCTTTTCAAGAAAGGACTTCATTAACTCGGTAATTAAACGAAAACAAAAAAACAAATTTTTATCTGAACACCAAGAAGATTATTATAACATTTTAAAGAATAATCAAATTACGGTTGCTTCAGGTCCTGCGGGTGTTGGTAAAAGTTTTATTGCAATGAAAGCGGCGGTGGATTTATTAATGGATCCAAACAATTCATATGAAAAAATTATCATTGTTAGACCGGCAGTTGAGGCTGAAGAAAAGTTGGGATCATTACCAGGAAACCTTGAGGAAAAATTGGATCCTTATATCTTCCCCTCTTATTATTTATTAAATAAAATTATTGGTAAAGAAGCAAGGGAAGAATTAAAGAAGGCTGAAATTATTGAGGTATTTGCTTTGGCATATATGAGGGGAATGAATATTGATAACTCAATTCTTATTTTTGAGGAAGCACAAAATTCAACACCTAACCAAATGAAATTGTTACTAACAAGAATTGGGTATAACAGTAAATTCTTTATTTCGGGAGATCTTGAACAAACGGACAGATATAAAGATAAAAAACAATCGGGACTATACGACGCAATACAAAAATTCAAGAATGTTTCTGATATCGGTGTTTACGATTTTAGAGACGCTAAGAACGTTAGAAACCCATTAATCACTAAAATATTGTTTGAATATGACAAAGAGAATAGGGATTGAGATTAATGGTGTTTTAAGGGACACCATTGGTAAATTCAAACAATTATACGAAAAACATTTATTGGACTCTCTTGCGTATATTTCTGAAGATAAAACATATGAATTAACGTTTTCGGGAGATACTGAAGAGGTTTTGGGTCTAACTGAAAATGTGGATGTTAATTATTTTAAATATGAAGTGTTAAGTGATGTTGATTCGTTGGATTTGGAAAAACATTTTTCTTTCCAATCAAAAGAAGAATTATATTCATTTATGTTTGAGGAATATACAATGGAATTATTTGGTCATGCCTCATCCACCGAAACATCAACCTTCAATTATTTAAATGAATTATATCACAACTTAAGAGAAGAAAATGATATCATAATTTTTTCTGATGAGATTGGTAGGTCAAAACCTTCATCACTATTTTTCTTATCTAAATTTGGGTGTTTGGTTGAACAAGTATTTTTTTACAGTAATCAAACAAAAAATTCAATGTGGGATAATGTAGACATTTTACTTACGGCAAACCCTGACTTATTATTAAACCATCCGTCAGATAAAATGGTAATAAAATTTAACACTGACTACAATAAACAAATAAATTCCGAATATCAAATTTCATCGTTATCTGAATTTGAGGAATTGATTAAAAAAATTAAAGAATATGTTTAAAATTTTAGGCGAACATTATTATATTGACTTAGACGCTATTGAGGATTATACAACAATTGATCCAGTATCGGGTGAAACGGATAACCAAATACATTTGGTAAAGTACGAAACTGTTAAATTTATGTTAGAAATCGTAATGGAACAAACAGACGAGATTGATGAAAAATTGGGAATGAATTCAAGTGAATTACCTTTACCCTTTAAATTTGCATTTAATACACTATTAATTAAGAAAATAATAAATAAACTATAACAATATGAATCAAGAACAAATATCAAAACTTGAAAAGTCCGTTCAAAATATGAAGGACAAATCATCAAGAATCTACTTTTTGGTGCAAGACACAAAAGGTAACGCAAAAGCTTCAGTTAGATACATTTATCAAATGGCAATGACATTAAAAAAGAATGGTTATAATGCAATGATCTTGCATGAAAAACCTGATTATTTCGGTGTTGGTAGTTGGTTGTCTGAAGACTATATGACTCATTTACCACATAGTGCAATTGAGGGAACAAATTTGGCAATATCACCTGAAGATCTTATCATCATCCCTGAAATTTATGGTTTCGTTATGGATCAAATTACAAAATTACCTTGTGGTAAAATTGTTTTATGTCAATCATATGATCACATCTTTGAAACTTTAAACCCTGGTGATACTTGGACAAAATTAGGTTTCTATAAATGTATTACGACATCAGATAGACAAAAGGAATATGTTGAGTCAGTAATGAGAGGAATTTCAAGTGAAGTTATTTCACCTGTAATATCTGAAGTTTTTGAAAAACAAGTGTTTCCACCTAAAACAGTAATTTCAGTACACACAAGAGACCATAGAGATACGGTTAATATGATTAAATCTTTTTATTCTAAATTCCCACAATATCGTTGGATCACATTTAGAGATCTAAGAGGTTTATCTGAAGTTGAATTTGCTGAAGCAATGAAAGAAAGTTTCTGTTCAGTATGGATTGATCCTACAAGTGCATTTGGGACGTTCCCGTTGGAGTCATTTAAGATGGGAATACCTGTCATTGGTTTAGTTCCTAACTTACAACCTGAATGGATGACAGAGGATAACGGTATTTGGATCAATAACCCAAATATGATGGTTGATGTTGTTGCAGATTATATCCAAAATTGGTTGGAAGATAATATTAACCCAGTCATTTTTGAAGAAATGGAAAAAACTATTTTAAATTATTCCAATAAGGAAGAATTTGATAACAACGTAATCTCGTTATTTGAAAAAATGATTAAAACAAGATTAACTTCTTTTGAAGATCAACTAATAAAATTTGAAACAATTGAATAATATGGAAAATAATACAGTTTCGGTAATCCTACCAATTAAATCAGGAAATAACGGATTCTTTGAAGATTATTTCAACAAAGCGATCACGTCAATAAAAACTCAAAAAGTCGCAATAGATGAATTAATTATTGTTCATACTGATGAGACATTTTTAAAAAACCATTTAGAGTCTTATGACTTTGAGGGTATGAACGTAAAGTTTGAAAATTGGGCAAAGGAACCTAACTTCTGTGGTCAAGTAAATCACGGAGTTAAAGTTGCAACATCTAAATGGGTATCAATCCTTGAATTTGATGATGAATTTTCAAACATTTGGGTAAAGAACTTTAAGAGTTATGCTGATATCTACCCTAAAGTTGATGCGTTTCTACCTATCGTAGTTGATGTTGATGAGAAAGGTGTATTTGTTGGATTCACAAATGAGGCAACATTCGCAGCAAACTTCTCAGAAGAGATGGGTGTCTTAACTAATGAGACATTATTGTCTTATCAGAATTTCCAAATATCAGGTATGATGATTAAAAAAGAATCGTTTATTGATTATGGTATGATGAAGACATCGTTTAAATTAACATTTGGTTATGAGTTCTTATTAAGAATGACACAAAACTCTGTTAATTTTATGACTATACCTAAGATCGGTTATAAACACACCAATCTAAGAGAAGGATCTATATTCTGGAATTATAAAAATGGTGATAACAGATTAAGTGAGGATGAGGTAAGATTTTGGATTGATTTGGCAAAGAAAGAATATTTGTTTATTAATCAAAGAGAGATAAAGTATGAACCTCAAGAAGTTTAATGACCGAAAATGAAACCATTTTAAACGACACAAATGATGTAAAAAAGAAAGGAAGAAAACCAAAACCTAATAATTATTTTGACGAAAGAGAGGAAAATGCGGTTAGAATGTATCTAACCGCAGAGACTTTTGAAGAGAAGAATAAAATTTACAACGAGTTTTTAAAACATCCTTTAGACAAAATGATATCATCAATAATACGAAGATACAAATTGTATAGAAAAGATATGAACTTTGAAGAAGTTCATGTAGATACACACTCATTCTTAATGACTAAAATAGACAAGTTTAAGCCGGCAAAAGAAAAAAAGGCTTATTCATATTTTGGGACAATTTGTAAAAACTATTTGATGGGTCAAATAATGAAAGACCAAAAAGAAACAAATAGAAAAATCTCATATGAGGACATATCTTCGGACTTACAACATAGTCCCGATATGATCTATTATATAGAGAATGATGGTATAACAACTGAGGAAATAATTAAAAATTTCCTTAAAAAGTTAACTGACACTATGGGTGATAAACAAATCACTGAACAGGAAATTAAGTTAGGTCAAGCCCTTTATGATATGTTTGAAAATTATAAAAACATATTTTTAGATACAACCAATAATAAATTTAATAAAAATGTTATCCTTTTTGAATTGAGGGAAATGACAAATTTATCAACGAAGGAAATTAGAAGTTCTATTAAAAGATATAAGAAAATGTATTTTCAACTAATTCAAGATATGTTAAAATAAAGTTTTCACTATTTATTGTTATGGCAAGACCACAAAAAAAACAAATTAATTTAACCAAAGAATCAATGTTATCATTGATGCAAGAGATCTACAATGAACTTGTGGAACAAAGAAATACCGCTATTAGGATTCAAAATAAAATGCTTACAATGATGAAGGAACCAGAAGATATGCAACTTATTGGTCCTGTTATTGAAAAACAACAAAAGATTATAAACGATTGTGTTGAGAAAAAATTAACCCTTTCAAAATTACAATCCCAAATGTGGCAAAAGTCAACTGAGAAACAGGATGACTTTACCCTTTCGGATATTGATTTAGATGATGATATAATTAAAAATTTAATTGAGAAGGATATATCTGAAGATAAAAATTATAAATTATAATAATTATGGCATTAGATATAAATGATGGATATAAGACGGTTAAGGAGAAGGTATCTACAACACAAAAGTATAAGGACATTAAAAAGGATGCCGATGACCTTAAAAAAAGAAAAGGTGAGTCATTAGAGACGGCAAAAAAATACTCATCAGAACAACTTTCAAGTTTAAAAAAGAAAAGAGATAAATTTGAACAAGATCGTAAAGACGCAAAAAAAAACCAATTTGACCAACTCTTAGATTTAACTAAGATATTATCAAAAGGTGGTGAGAAAAGTGGTCAAACAAAAACCGTAAAATATTTAAAGAAAGTTTTTGTTACCGCAATAGCCGAACTTAAACCACAAATTAAAGATATACTTAATAGTTTGGGTACAAGTGCAATTGGTTGTGCTCAAGATCAAACATATGTTGGTAATCAATCAATCTATTTAAAAGTAAAATCATTTGATTTAACCAATTTCTTAAAGGAGGAACCTGAAAGTAGTGTTGGTAAAATCACATATGAAAAAGAGAGCATTCAATATGGAACATTTCCATTTTCATTTAATAAGTCGTTATACGATAGAATGCAGAATATCAACCAACCATATTCTGTTCCAGCAACATTAAATTATATAGGGACTTCAGGACAACAACTTTTTGATATTACTTATGTTGAGTCATATGTTGATCCTTTTGGTGGTCTTGTTCAAGGAAACTTTTATAAAATAGATTTAAAAAATAGGGAGTCAAATAAAATTGTTGAATTTCTTGAAGACTACTATAATACAATTGAAGTTGTTGATTTTAAAAACATTTTTGCAAATTTAATCAATCAACTTACCGGATCATTATCAATTAAAAAAGGTGATGGGGATGTAAATCTTGGGGATTTAAATAAAGTTCTATTAATACTTAAACGAATATTGGGGTTATGTTTTGATGCAACAACCGAAATTGATGTAAGTGGTGTTTCAAAAGTATCTGAATTTGATAATATTGATAAATCGTTTTTTGAATTTACAGAAATTGATTTAAGAATAATAGACCAAAAAGTGTCCGATATTAAATTGGGTATTGTTGAATTTGAGGAATGTGGAACTGTTAAATTACCTGTTGATGTTGACTCAATAATTAGTTCTGTTGACGAATTAAATTATGTGGATGGTAAAAATAATAACAACACAATAAATGATGCGGCTAATATTACGGACACAATAACTAATGGGTTTTTCCCTCTTAAAATTAATATTGATTTAGATTTTCTTAAGGAATTTCCAAAAGCATTGGTAATGGCAATATTATCACCAAAAGTAATTTTACCAATAATGATAATGGCAAAATCAATAGGTCAAACATTTGTTGATGATATTAATTCATTTATGGATTTTGCTGAAAAATTAAAAACATATTTTTCAGAACTTGTTTCAAAAATTACCGCATTATTTGTAAAAATTATATTTGATATTATTAAGAAAGACATTAAATTATTAATTGCTGGAATTATTTCTGATATTGCCAATGAAAAAACAAAAAAACGAACGGCTATGATTTTGTCGTTAGTTGCACTTATTATGTCAATTGCCAAACTTATTAAAGATTTTAGAGAATGTAAGTCAATTATTAATGATTTACAAGCGTTGTTAGCTCAAATACAATCAACAACAGAACAATTACCATTACCATTATTATTGGCGACTAAACTAAGGAAGGGTTATTCTAAAACAGGGGCATTTTTAAATGTTATTAGTGAATTTGAAAAACTTGGGTTACCAACAGGCCCAATGCCAGATGGAAGTCCAAATTTAACGTTAATTTCTATTAAGGCAATTATTGATGGTATTGATAAAGAAACTACAGAAAATGGTAGAGTTGATATTGGAATTGGTCCATTAAGTGTGACACCGTTGTTTCAAACAATACCAAAAAGTGCCTCAGGTTTATTTATATAATTATGGAAAATAAAATACATTCAACCGAAATAGTTGAGATCATTAAAAATTATAAAACAAGTCCCAATAAAGACTTGAAATTGGCAATGGATTTCATACAAAAAGATTTTGACTTAACAAAAGAAACCCTTATTAAGTTGACTAATCATATTGATAAATTAGAATTAAGTTATGACACTCTATTAAAAGAGTATCAATCACGAAATGGAAAATAATAAGATGTTGTTTCTTGGGACGGTAATGGATGTTAATGATCCATTACATATTGGTAGAATTAGAATTATGCCTAAGGATGAACAAATGGCATTTGTTTACCCTACAGGTTGGACTGATGCAGATAAATGGGGGCCAAAAGACCCTTTAATATTTTTACCTCTTTTACCTTACTATATTTCACAAATACCTAAAACAGGTGAGTCGGTATTTATTATTTATGTAAATAAAGATGAAAGAAAAGACGCTAATAAATTTTATACTCAAGGACCAATATCAAGACCTTGGAATAATAAATTTGAATCTTATAATAGTTCTCAATCTGTTTTAGCAAGTGGGGAAAATTTTAAACAAGCCGAATCAACTGTTGATCCAACAACAGGAAAAATAAAAATAGGGTTAGAAGGTGTATATCCAAAACCTGGTGATAACGCATTTTTAGGAAGAGGTAGTAGTGATTTTGTGTTGGTAGATAGTGAAGGTGATAATAATTCAACGGCACTGATTAGATCGGGGAAATATTTAAGTTCAGGTAATGATAATGTTCCTGTTGTTAGAAATGATGGAAGATCGTTTTTACAATTATCAAGTTATGAATTAGAAAATGTTTCAACGGGTACCGAAACTATAACCACAGAAACATATAAAGATATAAACACAAAATCATATGTCCAATGGACAATCAATAATTTAGATGCGACTGGATTTACATATGATGGGGTTATTAAATTTTATAACTTATCAAATACAAATAGTGATTTGATAAAAGTATCAAATATAACAGTTAATACTGATATATTATTGGGTCAACCATTTGTACCTAACTATAAAATAGATTTTACCGGAAAAACTTTATTTGAAACTTCAGAATTAATTAACTCATTTATTAAAGGTGTTAATAACGGTAATATTAATATTGATGGATATCCCACTTATTTTATTGAAGAACAATTTCCATTCTTTTATGGTCCAGATTCAAATACTTATAGTTATATTATTAGTGATGTATTTGATTTAATTAATCATTTAGGTGGAACTGCAAAGGCATCTATTCTATATAATAGAATCACATTAAGTAATGGATATAAAGAAAAGGGGTATGGTTTGGTTTGGGCGGTAAGTCCCCCAAGATTGGGTATTTTACCTAACGTAAATATTGAGGAAGTTAATAAAAGAGATTACATTGTTAACCCAATAACATATTCTGTAATGGGAGCAGATAAATTATTTTTATTGAGTCACCGATCTTCAGGGGGATTTACTGTAGATTTAAAAGAAACATTATATGGTATCCCCCAAGATAAGTTAGTATCAATAGGTGAGGGAACAAGTACAAACTCTATGGTTAGGGGTGAGGAGTTAATGAAGTTTTTAAAGTTAATAACTAAATTTTTAGTGTCTCACGTTCACGGATTTGCTGGAACCACTCCAGTTCCTATTGCAACTGATGGAACATCGGTTCCGGAAATAGAGTCAGTACTGAATAATGCAGATAATACAATTTTAAATAAAAATATTAGAATCAATTGATATTTATAGTAAAAACTGTAAATGTCAATCAACAATTCATATTTTAGTAAGAATAATACTATCATATCCAATAGTTTTACAAACACAGGACAAAACCCTGTGACTGAACTATTTTATGGTAATGGAGGTATTGCAAACCCGATTGGGTTTAGTCGTTTTATCTTTGACTTAGATCTTAATTTATTACGAGAAAAATATACTGGCGGTACCATTGCCGAAATCACTTGTAATAATGGGATGACCCATACCTTAAGGATGACCAACACATCTTTCTTTGATAGAGATTTGTTAAATACATCAACCTCATCGGGTAGATTGAGGGCAACATCTTTTGATCTTATATTATTTAGAATACCAAATTTAGAAGTGAATCCTTATACCAAACAATATTGGGATGAAGGTGTTGGGTATGATTTCGCTGATCTTGCAACACAAATCCCAACGGATAAGAATTATTCTGATAGACCATCAAATTGGTCGGCAACAACAACTATTCAAAATTGGGGAGAACCAGGGATATATAATAATAACAATTTAGGGTTATATCCGTTTTCCGCATTAACAATTGTTGCAACACAACATTTTGAATTTGGTGATGAAAATGTTGAATTTGATATGACCTCAGAAATTAATAATATATTACAATTTGGTTTAGATGTTTCTGGTTGGGGAATTGCGTATTTACCTCAAGTTGAAAACTTAACGGGAACAATTGGAACATATGAAGTTGGGTTCTTTACTCGTCATACACAAACATTTTATGAACCATTTTTAGAAACAAATTATAATGACTTAATTGAGGACGATAGAAATAGTTTCTCTTTAGGTAAAGTTAATAAATTGTATTTATACATCTATGAAGATGGTGACTTCCAAAATTTAGACAATAACCCAACGGTAACAATTAGCGATCAAAACGGGGATCCAATACCGGGATTAACGGGTTTAACTTCTTGTAGAAGAACTAAAGGTGTCTATGAAATTACCATACCCGCATTTCCTCCTGGGGGATATCATACTCCGTGTATGTTTACCGATACTTGGAGTGGTATTGTGTTGAATGGTTTTACATTACCTGACGTTGAGAATGAATTTGTTGTTTATCCATTAAAAAAATCAATCCAAATTGGTATTACATCTCAAGAACCATCAATCTATGGTTTTGATTTTTATGGTGTAAAACAAGATGAGAAAATTTTAAATACGGATGTTAGAAAAATTGGTGTTGTTATTAAAAAGGCTTACACCGCAAATCAATTACAACCTAATGTGGACGCATTCTATAGAGTGTATGTACGAGAAGGACAAACGGAAGTTCAAGTTCAAGACTGGACTAAGATTAACCGTTCATCTAATGAGTATTATTTCATATTTGATACTAGAGATAAAATACCTAACGAATATTATATTGATTTAAAGGTGGTTTCTTCCGGAGAAATAAATACTTATAAGAGACAAATAAAATTCCAAATTGTAAATAAGAAATAATGGCAAATTTAATAAGCTTTAGTGGTAAACAATGTGATGGTCAATTATCATTAACTGTAAATGTGGATGATACATTATCGGCAATAACCTCGGGGGACACAGTATATATTACCGACATATCGTCACCAATAAAAAAGTTTTGTGTGGTTGTGGGATCAATTCGTCCGGGTAGTACCCCAACTCATACATTTGTTGAGTATTTTGATTGTTCGGAATGTTTAATAGATAATAATGATTATGTTATTGTTGAATCATGTTATAGTCGTGCATCTACATACGCAATTAGTGTTTCTGATTTACCTGTGGGTTCAAACATAGGTGACTCTATTTATATTTCACTGATACCATCTGGAAGTGAAAGAACATTTACAGATTGTTTTACAATTAGAAGTTTTGGTGTTTTTAATGATCAAATTACGGTTGACGATTTATCGGTTATTAACAGTATTTCATTAACAACATATACGGGTTGTTCCGAGTGTTATCAATCAAATAATTTGGTTTATGAGGTTGTTGAGTGTTTAACTTCAGGTGTATATTATGTGAGTTTACCCGCAATATTAGAAGGTCATATAATTACCTTTGTCAATGATATTGGTGATCAATTTTGTGGGGTCGTGGGGTCAGTGTTACCTTTCGAATATAACTCAACATTTGTTGCTGATTTAGGGGTTTTTGAAAGTGATCAACAATGTCAGGATTGTCAAGACATTGTTTCTGATAAAAGAATAATTACAAATTGTTCAACAGGGGATGTTGAGGTTGCATGGGCTTCGTTATTTTTTGATTACGGAGACGCATCAAATTTATCAATTGATGGTTCTTGTTATTTAATAGGGGATTTAACAGAATCCGGAGTTACGGTAACCACAGAATTTTTAAATTACGATGTTACACCTGATTGCGAATCCTGTATACAATGTAATGGTATAGTTTATGAATATGCCACCTGTGATGCTACAGGTCCTGTCACTATTTTTACGTATACTGCAACAACAGGTACATTAACTGATGGTGATTATTATTCTATAACAGGGACAACTGATGGTAATGGCGAATATGTGTTATTCTACATTAATGTAAGCGGTGGATTAGTATCCATTGTGAGTACCCAATCAGGAGGTTACGGATATAATGTTGGTGACACAATAACATTATATGGTACAGACTTTGGTGGTACTGCAGAAGATATTATAGAAATAACAGTTACCGAAGTTGGATCAACAGGATATATTTATAGTTACTACTATTATGATGGTATTATTAATACAACATTTTACAATCCAACATTAAACATTTGTTGCAAAATAAAAGGTATTGGTGGTGGTACCCCAAATCAATATTATTATAGTTTTAACACATATAACGGATGTGCTGAATGTGAAAACGGTTATTTTGTTTGGGTTGCCGAGACTTGTTTAACACGGGAGACAATTGTGGTAATAACTCCAGTTGGGTTTGGTCAGGGCGATATAGTTAAATTAAAATATGGGACATCAGATTTTGCTTGCGCAACATTAACGGATGTTTATGACCCATTACAACATTATTATATCGGTAATATTTATAAAACTGACGATACAATATCATATTCTGATTGTGAAACTTGTGATTCAACAACTACAATCAATTTAAGCGTTAAAGAATGTAATTCATCAATTAATTCGTATGTATCACTTCCTTTCAATATTTGGTACGAATACGTATATAATTTGGGTTTAAACACATATACCTTGTACCAATACGATAAGTGTAGTACTATATTAAATACTTGTCCTTTACCGGGTGATTACCCAACTATTACCCCTTATTCATTTTATTTAAATTGTGATACTTGCACTTTTGCTAATACTAGATTCCCAAGAAATGCCGGACCTGAAACATTATTATGTATTGAAGTTTGTGGTCCAAGTGGAACAACGGTAACACAAGTATCCCCACCCCATCCAGTATGGACGGACGCATACGGAACCGCAGTTACACAATTAAATATGATAACTTTGGGTGGTCCAGACGGATTAAATAATTAAACGAGATATTTATAAATAAAAAAAAATTATTATGGCAATTATATCATTAACACCTTGTGATGGTACGGGACAAATTGTTGTTGATTCGGGATCATTTACTGCTAACACAGGTTCAACATATTATATAACATTCACCGGAACAACAAATCCTGGATGTTTTTTAGTTGATTCTGAAAGTGAAGAATCTACAATCGACACAATAGATTCTTTGAGTGTAGAATACACAGGTTGTACGAGTTGTGTTGAACCACCAAGAAGTGCGGGAACAGAAGTAACTATTTGTCAAGAAACGTGTGATGTTTCAGGAACAACAGTAACAACCTTTATACCACCACACCCTGAATGGACAGATGGTTATGGAACACAAGTAACAGAATTAAATATGATCGCATTAGGTGGTCCTAACGGATTAAATAACTAAAAGATGGAAAGAATAATTAAATTAAACGAATCAGATTTAAGTAGAATCATTAAACGAGTTATTAATGAACAAGAGTCTAGTAGATATATGTTCTTCTCAAATCTTGAACAAATGAAAAGACAATGTGAAATGTTGTTAGATATGGACCAATCTAAGGTGGAATCTATATTGGAGAACGGTCACGATTGGGCTCAAGATCATATCTCTGAAGCAAAGAACAATATGGATCAAGTATTTGATTTCTTAATGAATGAAACCGAAAGTGGTGAAATGATGGAAGATGATGATAATATAATTGATGATTTGGCAATGACTGAAAAAGACCCTGATAAGGCATTGGCAATGTACCAAATGAATGAGGGTAGAAAAAAAACAGGAACAAAACTTTGTGCAAGAGGATTAGCATCAGCTAAGGCTAAATATGACGTATTTCCAAGTGCATATAGTAATGGTCATGCGGTTCAAGTATGTAAAGGAAAAATTAAAGGTCTTGACGGTAAAAGACATTGTTCAGGTGCTTATTGTTAAAATAATTTGTCTTATTAAAAAAACTTACTTATCTTTACATAAAAATAGTAAAAATGAGAATACGAATTATAAGATTTTTTAAAAGATTAAAAATGAAGTTTTTTTTGTGGTCACAAAGATCCAAAATAATACCAACATATAAAGAAGATGTTTCTTCTTATGAGAAAACTTGTTTTAAAATTTGTTTAAAAATTATTAATCATAAATCCACAGATTTTATGATTGCCCCCCTATCAGATAAAAAATATTTAAAAAATGATGAATTAGATATTTTCATTACATTTTCTGATCGTAGAGTTGATATCACAAACCACGTATACCACTATAACGTAAAATTAAGCGATAGAGATTGGACAAGATTAAATTTTATATTTGATAAAGAAACCGATAAACGTAGAATTGATATGGAAACTCAGGTAAATTCTCAGATAAAAAACTCTTTGACCGATGTATTAGATAAAATTTCTAATCTCTGATATAATCTTACCAACCAAGGAGTCAATTGATTCCTTTTTTGTTTTATATGATGTCATAACAGGTTTTTGTCCCTTACCCGTTTGATTATCCTTCTTTTCTTCCCTCCTCTTTTGAGAACACGCATTTCTTTTTTGATTATCAGTCATTTTAGAGGCAACACTCTTTGCTCTACATTTAGGATATCCTTTTGGATCAGCATCAGGTCTACCACAAGGGGGATGACCACCACCCTCTTTTTTACGACAAATATTAACCCACGGTCCTTTTGGTTGTGTAGATCCTTTTGGTTTTTTCTTTGTACCAAACCAAACCCCCAAATCTTCTTTGATTGGAACTATCTTTAAATTTTTACCAGGAGTTTGATTAATACTGTTACCATCATCATCACTATTAGTTGATTCTGGATGATTTTTAATATAATTGGAAACTTTCTTAGCCTTAGATTCTATCTTCTTGATTTGTTTCTTCGTTTCGTCCATTTTCCCGTCATAACTATCAAATTCTAACATAGGACTATCATATTTGGAAACGGGTATTGTAAACGGTCCCATTTCGTTCTTCTTGAAGATTCTAATACCCGGTTGTAGTGGTGCAACATATGACCCCCTACTTCCCGATTCAGAAGTTGCTTCCCTTAATACTTTTTTTATGATATCCTTTAACATTATCAAATAATTACTTACTATTATAAATATCAAATATTTTGGAAATGGAAGAAGAAAAAAAAGAAGAGTTATTCGGTAACCTATTCGGAACAATTAATTTATTAACTGAAGATCATTTAGATCTACTATTATCAACTATGGATAAAGAACACTCAATATATTATTTGGTTGAAGCAGTAAAATCGGCACATAAAAGAGGTGCCTTTAGTATAGGTGAATCAGAAATTATATCAAAATCAATTAGAGTTTTATCTAAATAAAAAAAGGTAATTATCTAATCACCTTTTCTACTGTCCCATCCTCATATTGTAGGATAATTAATCCCCTATCATATTCATTAACTTCTTGTCCCATTATATTAAAATACTTAACAATGTTTCTTGTTACCCTATTATCAATTGATATTGGACCATACTGTTTAAAATTACCATCATAATCAACTTGAGTTAATCTATAATAATTAATTGATTCAGGAGCATCCGTATCCACAAAATCATAATCAAGTAATTGAGTACTATTACCAGCACCATTAACAACATTTATAACATCCTTCTCTGTGTAATCACCCGTAACTGATCTCTCCAAAATAAAATGACTATTGTTATGTTCAGATGCCGTTTGCCACTTTAATACGTTATATTCTTCTTTTTTGGAACCTTCAAATGATAGTAGTTCAATTGGGAGTGCCGACTCTTCAATTAATTTCATATCATCAATGACCCACCACTCACCATAGTTAAGTCCACCATAATTAGATCTCATATCAATTCTAACTCGAATCTGAGTGATATTTGTGATTGTTAGATTATAAGTTGAAAATCCAAAACCTGTTGTTTCTTGATTACCACCTGTTATAGGTCTATATATATTTGGTAACCCATTTGCGGATTCGTTAATTACACCAGTGGCATCAAAACTCCAATAAGAATTAGACCATCCTTTGATTATAGATTCAATAACATAGGGTCCATTATTTACTGAAACTCTCACAGTAACGGAATCTGATACATCTAAACCACTACCATTAAATCCTGAAAAGTTCTCAGCATATGCCATCAATTTAAAACTAAACCTATAAACTTTTGACAGACTTAACCCTGTGATGTTAGGTAACTGATATCTTTCAAATTCTGACCCTGAAGTATTATCCCCAAGACCATATAACCCAAATGAAGTTGAGTTACTAACATATAGAGGTTTATTTTGAGGTCTATCATCTATCGTAGTGGTTCCACCAAAATACGTGGAATAAACACTAGGGAATTGTGGATTTGTTGGATATCCATACCAATTATATCCTATGGTCTCACAATTATCATTATATAATATTGTTTGACCAATACCCATAAAAGTAAAAAGACCTAAAATTAAAGTTAAAATGTGTTTTTTCATAATATGTGTTTTTAAATAAATATATGATGTTAAATAAGATAAACAATAAATTACCATAATAGATGAATAAATTATCACATTTAATTATCATTTATACTACTTTATTAGATTTACGAATATTTTCCTCACCCCACATTGGTTGGAGATTATTCAAACACCAACATTTCATAAATTCATTGTCACCCATTTCTATTATGTTAAAAGACGAAATTGGTTTAATGTGGTCAACGTGCCACTCACCATAATTATCCCATGTCATACCATCTGTGAATTGTAATTCTAAATGCTCTATTAATTGTTTAGGTGTGTATTGTAATACATCAAAATAATGTTTGTTCTTCTCCACATTACTCTCCTTTAATACCTGATATATTGCGGTTCTGAAATAAGAGATTAATTTATAGGTGGGGTCAGTATCTCTAAGATGTTGTTGATAATCACGTTTTGTCTTTCTAATTTTATCAATATTTTTTTCTCGGTATTCTTTAATGTATTTATTTAAATGTTCTTTATTTTGTTCTGCCCATTTTTTGTGATTTTCACTTTTTCTTTTTTTTGTTTCAGGTTTTGATTCGTATTTTTTTATAGAAACTTTTCTACCTCCAATATTTCTCCTACCGGATGGTCCAAGAATAACACCATTTTCTTTAAGTATTCTTAATATTTGTTGTTTGTTTAATCCTAATTTTTCAGATATTGTTTGACTCCCAATTAAATCCTCATTGTACATCTTAAGAATAACATCTATTTCTTTTTGTGATGGAATATATTTCTTCATAATTATAAATATACAACATTCAACCAAAAAATCAATTGTTATTTAATTTAAATAAAAAAAGGAGACAATTTCTTGTCTCCTTTGAGGGTAATTTATTAAGGTTTTGATTATCTCAATTCTCTTAAATCGAATGTACGAACACCATCAACGGTAATGCGGCCATAAAACCTGTTGTTGACCATTTTCTTCGCATATCTCGTCATTATTCCTTTAATCGGAGTAAAGTTGAACGGATTGTACATTGTAGGTGTTAATTGTAATGGTACATACGGTGCGTAGATGTAACCTGTGTCTAACAATGACGTTCCTTTATGTCCTAACAAAACTGTGTTTGGTGGGAAGTAAGGGTCACGGAAAACTTGGTAACGTCCTGCTAATGTCCCAACTCTTTCAATACCCATATTGTATTGGTCTTGTTCAGGAGACGCATTAGATACGTGGAAGTATTCTAAATCATCAAAGATTGCAGAAATCTCAGAAGAAACAACGATCCAGTTAGCTCCACCTCTCAATGTAGATTTGTGGATTTGTGCTGACAATTGGTTGATCGCAGTAATCAAAGTTTGATTCCAATCTTTTTGAGTGTAAGAAGTTGTTAAAGACAATCTTCTCCATCCATTATAATCCCAACGTAAGTTCCAAGCCGCACCTTTACGTAAGTCACGAAGGATCTCACGGTCAATTTCAGCCGCAACTTGTTCTGATAATAAAGCCGTTAATTCAGCTTCAGCATCAATGTTGTGGAATGCCGCAACGTCTTGTGCCATTTCTGGAGACCATTGTGCTCTTAATTTTCTTTCAGTTACAGAAACTGTTACAGACTCTAAGTCAAAAGAAACCTCACCAATTTGGTCTTCAAATTCCATATTAGCGTATGATCTATAAACAGTTGAGAATGATGTTGCAGATGCCGCAGAAAAAATTGTAGTTCCTGTGTAACCATCCATAGTCTCACCACAAGTAACACATGCTGGACAAGATAAATCTACTTCAAGATAGATACAACCATCTTGAGAACAGATATTATTGTAAGATCCACCATTACCCGTACTTGGGAAACTAGTACCTTGTTGGTTAGATGTTGGAGCAACAATACCTTTACCATATTGTTGAGTTACAACTCTAAATAATAAAGAATTAGGATCACCATTTGTATCTCTCAATACATTACAAGGTGTTGTTGAAGCCGATAATCCATCACCTGTTTTTTGGAATACTCTTAAGTCAGATAAGAAACTTTCAGTATCAATCTCATTTCCATCAGGTCCGATTAATTTACCAACACCAAGATCTCTGAAACCACACATTTTAACAATTACTTTTCTAACGTTAGTTGTTTCAGTAATATTAAGTCCGTTATCAATAGTTCCGTTAACCCATTGTAACATAGTTGCATCAGTAGTGATTGCCGACCATTTACCTTTTGAGTAATCAAACAATCCTGGAGGATCTAATTGACCTTCAGAACCTTCATAGAATAAATCATAAAGGTTTTTTGTATATGCACCTGCGTTTGGTGAGTAACCAGCTCCAATACCTGTGTTACCTGTACCATCAACACTAGGACCATCAGGTGCTCCAACTGGTTTGTAGTGAGTACCATTACCAACATAATCATTTACTGGTGTTTGTTCAGTACCACCATTATATCCTTGGATTTTAGGCACAAAGAAGAACAATTTACCAATTGGTAAGTTCATTGCTTGTACAGAAACGATTTCGTTTGCCAATAATTTAGAGAAAACTCTTCTTACGATTGGGAAAACAACAGTTTCGAATGCTCCGTTAGAACCTTCAGAAGTTGCTTCGTTAATCAAGAAAGATGCTTGGTTTTCATATAACTGTGCAACGTTTTCTTTTAGGTGACCTTTAAGGCCTTCAAGGAATCCTAATTTATCCCATTTGTTTATAGTATCTTCTTTGATAACTTTAAGGTGTTTTAACCCGATGTTACCAACAAGACCTGATTCTAATAATGCTCCCATTTTTTTGGTTTTTTATTTGTTTTTAGTTTATTTTTATTTTAATTTTGACATTAAATCTTTCATTCTCATAAATTGAGGATTTTCATACGTTTTAGATTCAATCAAGTTTGCTGCCGATCCACTTGTAGGTGTTTTGATCAGATTTCTTTCGAAAGATTCGTTAATTGTATTATCCGTACTTGTTGTAGTTGAAAGTTCGTCTTTAATTGTTTTGTATAGATTTTTAGATTCTTTAATAGTTTCAACACCATCAAATCGTCTTAATACATTGATCTTTTCTTGTTTTGTTGTAGAGTGTTCAGTAAACAAACGAGTAGCGTAAGCTAAGTTTGAGTTGAATACTGCAACCTCATTCAATTTAGTTCTAAAAAGATTAAGTGCTTTTCTATACTCTTCATTTTTTTCTCTAAGTAAGTTTAACTCTTCGTTTTTAGATTCTAAGTTTAAGTTTCTATTAGGTGTAATACCTTTTCTTAAACCACGACCTGATTTAGATCCGTTACCATAAGTTCTTGAAGCCTCTTTAGTCTCCACTTTTTTAACTGTTGGTTTTCTAACTGGTTTTTTTCCTGTGTTAACTTCCTCCTTATATTCGAATTTTGCTTTACCCATTCCAACACCTCTTGTTCCTTGTTTTTTCTTAACATCGAAACCACCATCTTGGTTAGGTTTTTTTCCGTATTTGAATTTTGATGCATTACCCATACCAATTCCTTTAGATTTGAATTTTGATGCTTCCATAACAAATTCTTCTTCTTCAGTCATATCGAAATAATCATCTTTGATTGGTTTCATTCTACGACTTGGCATTTCGTACTCTTCTTCTTCAAAATCCATGTCAGAATCCATAAAGTCTTCATCATCCATATCAGAATCCATAAAGTCTTCATCATCCATATCAGAATCAATATGTAATTCATAAATTACACCTTCATTTTCCATTTCTTCTTCCTCTTCTTCTTCCTCTTCTTCGTCAAATTCATCATATGATTCTCCAAGTTGAATTAGGTAATCTACGTCTTCATTTTCATCAGATAAATGCAACATATCGTTTTCCTTTTTTACGATAATACCATCCTCATCTTTCATTGCTTTAAATACACGAAGAATTTCTTCGTCAGAAGCACCTGTTAGATCGATTGTATCGTCATCAACATCCATATCCATGTCCATATCCATTTCGTCGTCAGAATCCATATCCATTTCATCATCCATACCCATGTCCATATCCATTTCCATTTCGTCATTATCAGCGTCGGTATCAACCTCAGCTTCTAGATCAATCTCCTCATCGTCTTGTTCGTTGAGAGATTCCTTTACTAATTCTTTGATTTCTTGCGTCATTGTAGATGCAAGTATTCCTTGTGCGTTTTCAGCGATCACATTCTCCAAGTTTCTTAACTGGATGAATGTGTCCTCAACTAATGATTCTTTTTTGTTCATTATTTTTGAATAGTTTTATTGATAAATACTTGACTATTACAAAAAATTCACTTTTAGAGTTGTTTTTATTTAAAATAAAATTTTTAGGGCATAAAAAAAAGGATGAACATTTGTCCATCCTTTCTTAAAATTTTAATTTAGTTAGTCAATAACCTCATCAATTTTACTTTCAGTAATTGAAGTGATTCTCCAATCCATTGTATAATTTTCATATACTTTAGTGACTTTAGCCTCAACATCGGTTGGAGTATACCCCATTACCAATTTTTCTTCTCTCATTTTTTTTACTTTACCTGACTCTGTATCTAACAGGTCTGATGTAATTTTTGCTACGAAATACTTTTCTCCTTGTTCCATTTTATTTTATTTATCCAAATAATCGGATAATCTTTTCATTAAGTCAAGTGATTTGTTTCCAGATTCCCCAACATGACGATCAACGGTCATTTTTTTCTCTTCTTCTAAGTTCTCATCATATTTGTGTCTATCGTCTCTATTTAAGAATAGGTACGCTCCTGGTGTAGATGGTGAAGATACAAGGTCAAAACATATTAACTCAAAATCTTCTTGTACTTCGTTTTGTTCCCCCACTTTTTTAAGTGATCCAACGCCACGAGAAGATATTCCCAAAGTCACCCCTTGTCTTAGGTAGTTTGCTGCCAAATCACCTTTAGTAGAACATACACCACTTTGGTGGAATCCAGGACTTGTTAATAGTTTTAATTTACCCAATAGAACAGGACCTTCCCAAAACACTTCAGTGATGATGTGTGAAACACGATCAAGATCAATAAGTGATGATTCAGGGTGGTTTAACTCCGAAAGTGAAGTTCCCTTCTCAATCATCTTCTTATAGTTCTGAGCTTCTCGTTCAAGAATCTTTTTTGGGTATACTCTACCATTTCTATTTGGTGTGTCGTATTTCTGTAATACGGCATAAAATTCAAATGGTTTTGAGTGGTCTAAAAAATTCTTAGATTCTTTAAGTATTTCTGAGTTATATTTATCTGTAGGATTGATGTAACCGGCATCGTATTCAACAAGAATTCCTCTACCTGTTTCATTTGGTCCTAATATTCTATTTTCGTTCATATCAAAAGTTTTATATATAAATATTAAACTTTTTCTATTTTTACCTTATTTGGTTTCACATTTCCATTTTTTGTTAAAGAAAACTTAAAGTTTTCGTTTTTGATAAGAACATCATCATATATTCCTTTGACGATGGTTTTTAATTTTCTCTTTAGTTTTGTATCTTTAAAGTCTAATTCATCTATTAGGAACAAATTAATTTCAAGGTTCATAAACGATTTTTTCTTTGGTTGCAGTCCGCTTGTTCTTAGGTCCATATCAACAATAAATTTGTCGTCAAACAATGTTTTATCTATATGTTCATATACTGAATGTTTAATAGATCTACTCATATTTAGTACAATTCTTGACCAAGATTCTGGATCAATTTTGGGTTCCACCCAAGTTTGTAAGTTAAGGTATAGGGATTTAAAATCTTTGGAGTTTACTGTTCCGTATATCACCTTTGAGGATCTATAACCAATTAATTTGGAAGTTTTTCCTTTTTTCATCAATTTTTTTCATGTTATCACGTTTATTTTTAAAATAATAGGTATATTTGTGATATATATCAAATACAATAAATTCGTAAAAATATCAGATGTTAATAGTAGTTGTAAAACACGGGAATATAGAAAAATCCCTAAAAGAATTAAAAAGTAAGGTAATAAAAACAAGACAAAGTTCATTACTTAATAATAGAAAGCAATACACTAAAAAGTCGGTATTAAACAGAACAAATAAGAATCGGGCGATTTATCGTCAAAAAATGATTTCTAACGATTAAAGTTCCCCATTTAATTTTCGTAATTTAAAGTAATTAATCTTATCGTAAGATTCGTCCTTAATCTTATTAATTGTTTCGGTGATTTTGTTATTAACATCAGAATCACTTTCTTGTAAGTTCTCCAATTTAGTTAATACACTACCTTTCAACATAAAGTATGATTCTTTAATTGTATCATCGTTTGACGACAATAAAGACTTTAATTCTTTTTTGTCAGATTCTGTTAAATTCTCAATGTAGTTGGTGATTGTTTTATTTGCAATCTCCACCATATCTTTAATTGGAACATTAACTATGTCAGTTTTCTTTTCAGTTTTTGGTAGTTTAATTGATTCTAATATAGAATTTTTACTATTGATTTTATCTTCAAGATTAACAACATCATTTGAAAACAGATTATCTATTGTGTTATAAGTATTTTCACATTGGATATGACCAACCCACATTTGAATTTCTTTTAATTGTGAAGTTGGGATCTTATTTATTAAGTTTTCGTATAGTGTAATACTTTGGTTAATATATTCATTTGCCACAGATTCGTTAAGTCCTTTATTTGAACCCAATTCCCCATACAAATAGAACAATTTACTAACATTTTTATTCTTTAAGATTAGTTCCTCAAAAATAAACATTTCTTTCTTGAATGTGTTTTTCTTGTAAGATTCAATTAACACATTTTCTATTTTAGATTTTAATATACCAAATTTCATATCGTTTTTTATATATAAATATCAATCTCTTAGCAATTTGCTCAATGCTTCTTCCATTGAACCCAAAGAATTTCTTGCCCCGGATAAATCAATGTACGAATCTCCGTGTAAATCATCACTTTCTAATAGAATATTTAGATTATTTTTTTCATTATTTTCAGGTAATCCACCTGCCTCACCACCTGGTTCAGGTCCTCCCATCGGTTCAGATCCTCCCATTGGTTCTGAACCCCCCATTGGTGGTCCCATCGGTGGTAATCCACCCATATCACCCCCTTCTGCTGGTGGTACAGTTTCAGTTGAACCTGACTTAACTTTATATAACTTATCTACAGTATCAAACATACCTGTATGTGTGATTATTGTTGGTGTATTTGTAAGTTCGGCAGCAACTGCTCGTTCTAACCTCATTTGTTGAACATCTAACTTAATATCTTCATCTGAGAATCCAAAAATATGTTTTTTAGCCCAAGTTGCTGATGTCGGTGCAAGAGTGTTAGGTATTTCACTAACAAGGTCTTTATAAAGTAATACTTTTTCTTTCCAAACATCAACCATTAATAGATCCGCTTGTTTTGATGGGTTAGTAAGACCTAATGTAAAGTTTTGTAATTCATCTTCAAACCCTAATAAGAATAAATGAATGATTGCAATTTTATTCATTTCTGCAATCATACTTTTTTGTATCTTATGTATGGTTCTTGCAAAACGGATATCCTGTAATGACAAGTTTTTACCATCACCAACAACTTCCTCAAACCCTAAATATGCTTTTGGTACACGTAATGCGGTAACCAATTTCTTTTGGATGTATTCAATATCCGCAATTTCCGATAAATTTTGTGCTCCGGCTAATGTTTCAATAGGCATTGTTTGTGTTGCATCTCTAACAGGAACAAAGTAATCTTGATCCACCGCCATTTGGTTAAAACGTAAATCAACATTTCCCGTTTTTGAATCAACTACCTGATCTCTCTTAAATTTGTTTGCAACACGTTGTACATATGCTTCAACATCCTTATCATCCATATTCCCAACAAATACTTTAAATACTCTTCGTTCTGGGGCTCTTGATGTACGATAGATTAACATCGCATCTTCAGATAATATTAATTGTTTCCATATTCTTCTTGCTTTTTCCAACATAGATGTTCCATATGGTAATTTTCTATCATCACCTAACAATCTAAAGTGGGCAATCTCCCAAGAACTAAATTCCATATCTTTAACTTTCCAATGGAATCTCAACCCTTTTTGTTTAGGATCAACCTCAGCATTGACAGATTTTGCAGCCATACCTCTTTCCAATCGTTCAATCTCAATATTAGGTAATTGCATACATCCTACAATACCTTTTTCCGGATCCAATTTTAAATAGACAAAATTATCACCATATTTACAGGTATTTCTTGTCCACATTGCCAAATTGGTATTAATGTCTAACACATTATTAAATAAATCGGCAAGAATACCTTTTATTCTTTTTGATTCTGAATAAATTTGTAAAATAAAACCATCTTGATCTGAAGTTGTTGATTCTTCAGAATATATATCTAACGCAGTTGATATCTCAGGAGTAAATTCCATTGATTCGTAGTCGTAGAATGCCGCAATTCTTGTTGGTTCATAATAAACCGCTTGAGTATATAAGTTATTCTCAATTTTTGCCCATTGACCTGACAAATACATAGTTTGTTGAGATTGAAGTTTTTCCTTCTCAAATTCCTGTTTATCTGTGGTTCTTAATAATTCTTTTTTATCAAACTTATATGTTGGATAATCTTGATTTAACAGTGAGTTAGGCCCAAATGCTTGGGATAGTCTTTGCCAAATTGTTAGATTGTTTTGATTTTGTTCCATGTTGACTATTTAATTTTTTTTATATAATATTACTTGAGTTATTTAATAAGTCCATACCAAATGATCCCCATATTGGGTTATTAATGATTGGTTATTTTCCGTTAAAATATAATTTGTTATAATAACTGGGGGTGCTGGTGGAACATAATTTTGTTCTCTATTTGTGTCAGGTAAAGATCCCTTTTTGTTAAAAGTTAAGGGAAATCTTTTCGCACTTAACACAGGTTGCCCCGGTACAATCATTGTACTACCCGCAATTATATTACCAGACCTTTTTCTTTGATTTAAACCCATTATACTTTATTTATAAATACTATCTACCGCCAAATAACCAACCATATGTTTCATAATCCTTTCTAGATGCTCCCGAATTATTGTTTCCATTATCAAACCCAAAATGTGGCATTTGTGGATTAAAGTTTATTATCTCCTTAACCGATTCATTATTGGTAACCGTCCAAGAATCTAACATCGCCTTAGTTTGTTCTGTTACCCTTTCAAGACTAGAGAAGGATGATTCACCAACATATAGGGCAATTGATATAGACATAATCAAATCATCGTGATGTCCCTTTTGGTGATCAGGTCTTCCATTCACATAAACAAAGGTATTCATCTCATTAAACAACCTTGAACTATAAATTCTAAATTTATGTCTCATACCTTCTTCAAAGGCGGCAATTATTTGAACTCGTTTGTTATTAAAGTTTATTCCCGGTATTTTATCTAACGCTTTTGGGTCATATTTCCAAGTATTATTTTGGTCAATACCATCAACATACATACTCTTATAACCAAGTTCCTGTAGTTTTCTTGCCGTTGATATTCCCATTCCACCAGTAATATCAATAACAATAAAACAAGAATACATATTCCCCCATTTATATGCAATCTCTGCCAATACATCAGGTGGGATTTTTCCAATATATTCTAATACTTGTTCCCGTTCATCAAAATCAATAATTTGTATTGTACTAAAATCCTCACTATCACCACGACTAACATCAACACCCATAATGTATTTATGTCCTACAACAGGTTCCTTCCATATCCATAAAGAATTACCCATCATTTTATTTGCGGGTTCTTTTATCATATTTTCACGAATTGTTTGCAACATATTTGAATCAAATACGTTATCCCCAGATCCAAGAAAATTACATTCTAACTCCTGAGATACTTTTCTTTTATCGTATTTAAGTTTTTTAACCATCCCCTCAAACCAAATGGAACAAGGTTTATACCCCGTATCCATAATTGTTTTTAGGTCATCATAATTCCGAGTCTCAAAAGGTATTCCTTCCCAACTCAATATTTGGTCTTCAGTATATTCTTCTTTATTTAACAAATAATGTATGATGTTTTCAGTTTTCACTAAATATAAATCTCTAGTATATCTTGGATCTCTAAACCAATACATTTCAGTGATTTTAAAATCATTCATATTTCTCAATGCCTGATCATATATTTCATAATAAATTGGATCATATCCGTTTGGTGTAGAAACAACGATTACTTTACCCCCCGTAGATAGGGACGCCATACAAGCCGCCCAAAAATCACTATCAGCTTCAATAAAGGCCGCCTCATCAAATATTAATATTGTTGGGGTAAATCCACGAAGTGCATCCTTTGATGTTGCAACCGCTTTGACCTCACAACCATTTGTTAATTTATAATGTTTTTGTGAATTTTTTTCTGCTGAAAAATCTGCACCAACCCATTTTGGCCATTGGGCAACAAATGCCTTAATCTTATTTGCCATCTCCAATGACGTATCAAGTTTGTTTGCAATTATAAGAATTTTTTCAGGTCTATTTTTTTTGGCAAATGCAAGTTTCTTGGATACCCAAGCGGCAGTTACCGTTGATACTCCTGCTTGACGATACTTTAATGCAATATTCTCATTATATTTATCATAATCCTCTAACAAAGATATTTGGTCAGGAAATAGTTGTAATGGGACATATTGCGATACCGTATTGTCGTATGTTTGTAGGTAAGTCTTTAACGCATATGGAGTATCTTTCATACACTTCACATACTCTAACGTTAATTGTTCTTTAGTAAAACTCATAGTACTATTTAACTATAAATATCAAAACCCCCAGTTATTTTCATAAAAGGGGGTTTTACATTAATTAAATACTATTTTATAATCCTAACTGAGCCAAAAGATCATCATCTTCGTCCTCATCTTCGTCTTGATCATTTCCTTTATATCTTTGATAATCTCTTTTTGCTTTATCCAAAATTTCTCTGAATTTACGTTTTGCCTTTTCATTATCCGCAGGTACTTCAGAAATAACATTAGCCATAATATCTTTTAAAAATTGTTCAGCTGGAATACCATATAAAATTCTTTCAAAGAATGGTAATAACTCTCTATTTTCAACATTAATTGTTAATTCGTCAGGTAGTAATGTTTTTAATTTTCTTACTAATTCACCACCAACTCTAAATTGCATTGGTTCATTCGGCATTATGTCTGTTTGTCCCATAACATCATGTGCCATATCAGGATCAAGATCTCTCCATTGTTCTCTTGATGCAACGGATGCAAAACCTTTAACTAATTCGTGTAGTAAGATTGGAAATATAATACCATTAGCAACAACGGCATCCATTCCTTCTTCCTCACCTTCCTCATCTTCATCTTCATCACCATCACTATTCTCAATTTTTGACGATCCTGCGGCATTACCACCCATCGCCTCAATTAGATCTTCTTCAGTAAAATACATAAGATCATTTGCCGACATAATTTTATTATATAATGAATATAACCTTGGGTCTATTTCATCCAACCTATCTTTAAATCCTTGATAACTAAATTGACCTCTTTTACCTTTACCTTGAATAATTGCGTTAATTACGTGACGTTTCTCAATTTCTAATTGTCTTTGTTCTTCTGGTGTTAATTCGTCAATATCAAATGAAAAGTTTGGTGGTAACTCCAATTTAGGAAGTTTTGCTTTATCCATTTTGAATTGGTTTGGATTAATTCTTTGTTCATTTAAAAATGCTTCAACATTAATAAACTCAAACCCATATCTTGTACCAGCACCTTGAATTGGGGACTTATTAATTGATCCCCCTTCTATCGCCTCCTCAAGAGTTGACGAATAAGGCATCCACCCTTCTTCTTTTGCGGCAATTTCAACCGCCAAATCTTTTAATTCACTCTTATGTGAATTTTCAATCATCATTGCTTGTTGTACTGATCTCATTTGTTCCATTTGTATAGATCTTTTAACCAAAGGACTTGTAATATTCTCCTCAGTTCCAAAATATCTTTTTACATAATCAACAACTTCTTTAAATCTCGTTCCTGTAATTTTTTCTACGTCAGAAACACCACCTTTAAACGCTCTGTTTTTTGCGTATATTCCTTCTGGATCCTCAACTTTTTTTTGACTCTTTGGATCCATTCTCTCAGGATAATCTCCATAATCAACAGGGGCTTCTTTTATTACCTTTCTGATTAATCTTTCTAAATCTTTATTTCCCATCTTAATATAGTGCTTTTTTAATTTGATTAATAAATGTCATTTTAACATCTTCTTTACTATTACCTCTTGGATCCTCTTTAACGCCAGGATTAGGGTTCTTAAATGGGTTCCCTTTTCTCTTTGGTGGTGTTTTAGTACCAGGTTTTGTTGGTGCCTCTTTTTCTTTTGTTCCGTTTTCTTCCATAGACATTCTACCCATAGATGAAATTTTACCGATTGGTCTTTTCATTTTCTTCATTTCAATTCCTGATTCATCACTAAACATAGACATTTTTTTCGGGTTTCTCAACATCATATCTTCTGATCTTTCTGAAATATTTTTCTTTAAATCACCTTTAGTGATTCTTGGATTAATATTCTTTTCAATCATTTCCATTATTCTATCTTCCAGATATTGTTCATTACTTTCTTTCTGAAGTTTCTTTTTGTATTCTACAGTTTTTTCAGGATTTTTCTTTTCAGGCATTTTCTTGTAATCTTTTTTTGTTGTGCTATCAGAGAATTCTCTTGCCATATCACACCATTTTTTCTTTTCTTTACCTTTACTGTTATTACATTTTGCCCAAAATAAACCTTGTTGTGATTTAGATTCAAATTTTTCTTCCAATTCAACAGACGCATTTGGATTGGTTTTCATAACCATATCTTGCACTGCTTTTTTATCATTAGGATCTTTTAAAGGTTGGTATACAGTTTTATTTACCGCCTCTTTAGTTTCTTCTTTCTTAAACCTTTCCGCCAAAACTTTAATTTGTCTTTCTGACATATTAGTTAATGTTGAAAAATGAATCCCATTTTCAAGTAAGGTTAATGTATGGTTATTAGTTTTCATATACTACTTTTTTTTCGAACTCAAGAACGATATCTCGTTCATATAATTTATCTTTCACTTCTTCTTCGGTTTGACCAAATTTAAAAACAAGTCTTTTTATTATAGAGAAATCTAAGTTTTCACCTTCACTCTCCCACCCTAACGCAATTACATCGTCAGTTGCGTCCATAATAGAAAAAACATCAGAGTTTTGTATTAACTCCAATGTTATTTCACCGTTTCTTAATACTCCAACTTTCTTGATATGTTCAATGTCAGGAGGTAAGGGATAACCATTTGCTGGTTTTGATTCCCAATTTTCACCCCAAACTTCTAAAGTGTCTGAAAATATAAATTCATATATATTATCCCCTTTATAGTTTGGTCCTAGACCATTGATATAAATCAATTTATTCATATAACACTTCCTCGTGTGGATATCTTATACTCTTGGTTATTTAATTGGAATACCAAATTTTTCTTGTTAGTAATACCAACTAATTCAGCATTTTTATTTTCATCTAAGAATTTAATTGCCGATCTCTCTTGACGAACATTTTCCGATAATCTTTCAATTTCAGATCTTGTTTCTCTTAAGTGAAGAAACGTTGTTTTCTTATTTTCATTAATTTGTTTTTCAGCATCTTCTATTGAAAAATATTTTTTAAGGATACTATCAACTTTAGATTCACTAAATGTTCCGTGTGAAAAATGATCATCCATTCTGTGAATATTTTCTCTTGAACCGTGTTTTTGGTATTTTTCAGGTCTAAGTTCTCGTTCTATTCTTTCAATTTCTTGAGACTCTTTATCAAACTTATCGTCATAATATTCTTCATCTTCTTCATCTTCTTCTGTGTTATACTCATAGTCATCCATCATAGAACTAAAGTCCATTTCATCATCACCTTCGTCAAACATTTCAGGTAATTCGTTTTTCATATTATCAGAATATTTCATTTCAACACCTTTATTAATTGCTTGACCCAAATTCATCATTTCAGCCATTTCACCTTCAGGTGCCGGTTCTTCCATTCCTTCCTCAGGCATTGGTTCTTCCATACCCATATCCATATCTTCATCACCTTCTTCAGTGTCCATTCCTTCTTCTTCACCTTCAAAACGAGACATAATCTCATCAACATCATCTTCTTCCAATTTATCCAAATCCAAAGATGATAAAATAGAATTGATTACATATTTAACATCATTTCCTGTCATACCCTCATCCTCGTCTTCAGACTTAGATTCAAGATCACGTATTTTTTGTGCTAATTTACCAGTTAATTTTTGGATTGATTTAAAAGTAACTTCTTCACCATCGTCTTCAGGTTCTTCCATATCCATTTCAGGTTCTTCCATATCCATTTCAGGTTCTGGCATCGGTTCTTCTTCAGGTGTTGGTTCCGGTGATGGAACAGGTGCGGGTGCAGGTACAGGTGCCGGAGCAGGTACCGCTGCTTGTTCATCAATTTCTTTAGTTCCTTTCTTTAGATAAAATTTCTTCTCTTCACCAAATAATGAAATTTCTTCTTTATGTTCATTAACCGAATTTATTTCTTTAGCCATTAAATTTAATTTTCTAAGTGCTTGAGAATACGATGAATGGTATTTTCTATTTTTCATAGGTTCAGTATATTCCAAAACCCCTTCTGAAAGTTGTTTTTTAATGATATAACCCGTTTTTTCTTTAACGATCTCATAACGATTACCATCTGCTAACATACGGTTATAATTCTTGGATTCATTTTCATTTACAGGTGATGATTGATGACCATTATAATTTGAAATCTCAATCATTCTTCTGATTTTATCCATCCCTTGTAGTTTTTCACTACCAATTGGTTTTAAACTTCCCATTTTATTTTTTTTTATAAAATTATTTTTATTATATAAATATACAATAATCGTTGTTTATTATCATAATGATTGATAATGGTTTATTTTTTGTTAAAATTTTTATTTAATTGATAATTTTTTATCCATAATATCGGTACCCATATCATATAGTTTTTCAATATAACCATTTCTTCTTAATACCTTAAAGACCATATTCTCAAGAGATGATTCACCATCTTTTTCCAAACCACATTGTCTATATTTTTTTAATTTCTTTTTATATTTAGATATGATTTCTTTAACCGTTTCAGGTTCTTCATCCTTAACGTTATTAAGGACACCATCAATGATGTCCATCCATTGATCGGATTTTTGTTTTAAAAGGGATTTATCAACCTTAAACTCTTCCTGTTTTGGTTTATTCATCCACATATCAAACAGTAAAGAATAAACACCACTACTGAATGCCTCAGCACTTTCATCCTGAACAAAACATTCTACATCAAACCCATAAATGGTAATGTCGTGTTTTTGATTAAATACGATTTTTTTTAAATCAAAATATTCTGTGTAAAGATCAATTTGGTTAGATGGAAATTGATTAAAGTTTGCAACAATATGTAAATCAATGTCCGAAAATTTTGACCAATTATAATTAGCCAAAGACCCAATCATAATGATATCAGTAACAACAAGATCAACACCCAAAGTATCAATAAATTGGTATGCAGTCTCAAGTAATTTTTCTCTAATTAAAGGTTTTAATTTAACCTCATCACCAGATTCAACCCAAAACTTTGAATTTAATTCTTTTTGAGTTTCAAAACTTTTAATTACGTCCGAATATTTGTCCATATCAGATAAATACCAGAATATATTAAATTGTTATACTTTTTTGTATTTGAATGCCTTAGCAATTTTGGAACTAAAGAATTTCCCTTGAGATTCCGACATTCTAAATTGTGTGTATATTTGGTGGGGAACCTCATCATACTCATATTTTGTTCCATTTTTGAACTCAACAATCAACTTTTTTGTTGTTGTATCATACTCCGTTTTTGTAACGTTTGTAGATTGGATCTCATTAATAATTTTTGATCCAACGATTTCTTCTTTTAAAATTGCCATAACTTTTTTTTAAAAATATAATATTTATTATAAATAACTCAATAATTTGTTTATCTTTGTAGAAACAATTAAAATCTTAGAACTTATGAAAAAATTTATCTTATCCGTAGTATTATCGTTTGTATCGTTTGTTGGGTTTTCTCAAATAATAATTGCAGAAATTAATGAATGGAACACATTTGAATGTAGATTTACAGAAGAGTATGATAGTATCATTTCTGACCCAAACATTTTTTTCTTAGGTCAAGGTAATGGTCAAAATAAATTAACATTTGATTTAAAATCTAAAACCTATAAATTCTTTTTTCTTGAGAATGAATTTTCAAATGGGGTTATGGAATATAAATTAGAAAAAGGTGTTTATATTTTCACTTGTAAATGTATTGATAGAAAAACAAACGAACCAATGGATTTGTTTGTAACAGTAAACACAAACATCCTTAAATCAAATGACCCATATGTAACCCAATTTTATTCGGACATAAATACGAATAAATCATATGGTATGATTAGTTATTTTAAATAAAAAAAGGTCCATTAGGACCTTTTTTTTATGATTGACAATATTGTTGTTTAAACTCAGTAATAAATGGGTTATTTTCTGAAAACCCTTTTACTCCAAATAAATTTTTCACTAAAGGTACTATAGCATCCCCCGTTGATGGTTTATTATTTGCTGATGGCACATTAACAGTGGTTTGTTTGTCGTTAACTAATACTTGACGAAGTCTAGCACCACCACCACAAGTTAATGAAAAATCAATAATTAATGGTGCAGAATTTAAACGGAAATCATATGCTCCATTTGTAATAACTTTACCTGATTGGTCTTTCGTATCTTGAGATTTGGTCACTTGTGTTGTAAAAGCTATACCACCATATAATCCTGTAGTTCCTGATAATATCGGGTATTTAGGTGATTGGAACCATAATTTATCCCCAGGTGACGCTCCATATCTAAGATCGTTAACAGTTCTAACAAAAGCCGAAGGATCTTTAGGTCCTGGTGCCGCTGCGGTTGTTGCCGGTGCAACTTGTTCTCCCAAGTAATGTCTACTTGTTGCTGATTGATGCATTTCCAAAATTCTCATTTTTTCGGAATCATCTATTTTAAAAAGATTATTGTTCATAGTTTTTTTATTATAAATATACAATAATAAAAAAAAGACCCATAACAGGTCTTTTTTTTTTAACTTAACAAACTAATCACTCTTTTTTTACTTTCAATTTTGAATGGGAGTGTGATTATTAAAATTCCATCACTTATCTCCGCCTTTATTTTTTCTTCATCATACTTATTCCCAAAGGTATAGGATCTTGAAATTGAACTGTTTTTAATTGGGTCTTTTAAACCGTCAATTTTAATTGACCTCTTACCTTCAATAGATAATATACCCTCCTTTAATTCAACCGTCAAGTTATCTTTATTATACCCCGGTAAATCCATAATACATACAGTGGACTCTTCTGTTTGATAAGTTTGTAATAGATCTGTTGGTCTTTTTGTTAATGCGTTAAATTCATCAAAAATTGTGTTAAACATTGTTTTATTTTTTTTTATTGTTTATTTGTGTCCTTTTTTTTACCAAATACATGCCAAAATATAAAACCTGACAAAATGTCAGTATGTAAAAAAAGTTAATGACATATTGTCAAATTAATATACTTTTTGATATATTATAATTAAACTTTAAAAAAGAGAAAACAATGATAGAAAATATGGATAATGAAGACAAAAACAAAAAGTCATCAGATAAAGGAACACCAGTATTAGATAATTTCAGTAGAGACCTTAATAAACTAGCAGAAGAAGGTAAATTAGATCCTGTGGTTGGTAGAGAAGCAGAAATAATGAGAATCGCTCAGATCCTATCAAGAAGAAAGAAAAATAACCCAATTATAGTTGGGGAACCTGGTTGTGGTAAAACTGCAATCGTTGAAGGTTTGGCAATGAAAATCTATGAAGGGGATTGTCCTAAAAATTTAATGGATAAACGTATCGTATCTTTAGATATGAATTCAATAGTTGCTGGAACAAAATATCGCGGTCAATTTGAGGAAAGAATGAAAGTGATTATTGAGGAACTTCAGAACAACCCCAATATTGTGGTATTCATTGATGAGATCCATACGATTGTTGGTGCGGGTAGTTCATCAGGATCACTGGATGCTTCCAACATCTTTAAACCGGCACTTGCCCGAGGAGAGATACAATGTGTTGGTGCAACAACATTAGATGAATATCGTAAGAACTTTGAAAAAGATGGGGCATTAGAAAGACGTTTCCAAAAGGTTATTGTTGATCCATCAACAAAAGAAGAAACATTAATAATCCTACAAAATAGTAAGGCAAAATATGAAGCACACCATAAAGTTTCATACACAGATGAGATTTTGGGTCTTTGTGTTGAGCTTGCGGATCGTTATATCACGGATCGTGAATTCCCCGATAAAGCATTTGATATTTTAGATGAGGTTGGTGCAAGATCTCAAGTGGATATAAAATTACCTGAAGTAATTGAAAAATTAAAACAACAAGCCTCTGATATCAAACAAGAAAAAATTGACGTTATTAAAAGTCAAAAATTTGAGATGGCTGCAGAGTTGAGAGATAAAGAACGAAAAATTATCACAAAACTTGCAGAAGAAAAAAAGAAGTTTGATGATGAATTAACAATTAAAAAGAAAGAAATTTCACCAGAACTTGTATATGAGGTAGTATCCAATATGACCAAAATACCTGTAAGTAAAATTACAATTGATGAAACAAAATCTTTAGTTAATCTTGAGGATACCCTTAATGATTTGGTTATTGGTCAAAAAGAAGCGGTTGCCAAAATATCAAAAGCAATAAGAAGAAATAGAGTCGGAATTAAGGATCCAAATAAACCAATTGGTTCATTCATATTCTTGGGATCAACAGGTGTGGGTAAAACATTCTTGGCTAAGAAACTAGCAAAAGAGATCTTTGGTAATGAAGATAATATGATCCGTGTGGATATGTCCGAATACCAAGAGAAACATACCATCTCTCGTCTAATTGGATCACCTCCAGGATACGTAGGACACGAAGAGGGTGGACAACTTACCGAACAAGTTAAAAATAAACCATATTCGGTTATTTTGTTTGACGAAATTGAGAAGGCAAATAAAGACATATTCTCAACATTATTACAAATGTTGGATGATGGTCACCTTACTGATAGTTTGGGTAGAAAGATTAATTTCAAAAATTGTTTAATTATTATGACCTCAAACATTGGTGTTAGAAAATTACAAGATTTTGGTGGTGGAATGGGATTCAAGAAAAGTGACTATATTGAGGAGGAACATAAAAGAGATATCCTTAAATCAGAATTAAGTAAATTCTTTGCCCCTGAATTCCTTAACAGAATTGACGATGTTATTATCTTTAATTCACTTAAGAAAGACCATATTGATAAGATTGTTAAACTTGAGATTGATATCTTATTAAATAGATTAACAAAAATGAAATATAACTTTGTTGCCGATTATTCGGTGATTGAGATGATTTCAAAAGTTGGGTTTGATGAGACGTTTGGTGCCCGTCCTCTAAAACGAGCAATCCAAGATAAAATTGAGGATCTAATATCTGAAGGTATTTTAATTGGGGATGTTAAGGAAAATACTAACTACACTCTTATAGTAAAAGATGATGTTGTAACAATTACAGAACCATCAAAGTTAATTACCACAGAAAAACCAAAAAGAACTAAAAAGAAAAAGGAGGTTGAATAACCTCCTTTTTTTAAATACTATATTTTCCTGATTCCCGATCCTGTTCAGCACTTAATTCGTGGTTTAAAATTCCAACATAATCCTGAAGTTCATCAATAACTTGTTTTATTCTAACAATTCTTTCACTACTACTCAACATCTTACCATTTGATTGTTGTTTTTTATAATAAGGGTGAAGTAATTCTTTTAATTCCATATATAAATCAATACCTTCTTTATCTCTAATCTCATTAATAGTTTTAGAGATAATTCTAGTTAGATCGGTTTCGTTTAATTTTATAATTTTTTTCATATATATAAATATACGGTAAAACCAAAAAATTAATGTTTTGTATAACCAAGTTCTTCAATCATTAATTTACCAACCTTAATTCCATTATATACATCCTCCACAACAACATATTCGTTAGGTGTGTGGTATCTATAATAACCAATTGATATATTGAAACAAGAAATACCATACATCGTGTGAATCGGATATATATCTGTATATGGGTGTTTGTGATATTTCGTATCTGCCGGGAAATGTTCTGTAATTAATCTTCCACCAACTTTGAAAAAATCACTATCTCTTTTGAACATACTAACACTCATTAAGTATTCTGAAATCATATTGTTCTCTGGCGCATCAAACTGAATTGCATATCCAATATTTTTAAAGAATTCTGGATCTGAATTAAATGATCCCTTACAACCTGTTTCTTCGGAGACAAAGAATGCCGCCTTTAAGTTTGGTAATTCTTTTAACAATTCCAAACAACCAAAAACACCACATTTATCGTCACCACCAATTCCTGTTGGATTTCCACTATCATTGTATGCCTTTAAGGATAGTTTAATATTTCCTTGAGCATCAGGTAGCATTTCTTCAACAACATTGATAGTGTCAATATTATGAACCGTATCTGTATGAGCAACAACACAAGGGAAGAATTCAACATTTACATCAGTTTGTTTTGTTGCGTAGATATTGTAATGTTTATCCACATAATAGGCAATACTATTTTGGTCTAACCAATCACAGATGTATTGGATCATTAAATCCTCTTGATAAGTTTTTGTTGGTACCGACAACACATCTTTTAATAATTCATAATTTCTTTCCATAACACAAATATATGGAATTTATTTGAATTAAAAAATTTATTTATAATTATTTCAGAAATAAAGGTCTGTTCCATTTAACAATCTCATTCCAATCTGTATGTACTATGAATCCCTCTAAATTATAAACTTTTTCCAACCATACCTTTAGTATTTCCTGTATTTGTAATCGATTAAAACCAAAAATGGATTCAAGAAGCGCCCAAATTCTATCATAATTTATAAACATTATCGGTCCATCATTTAAATAAAATATTAATGGTAATCCCTTTTTATCAACATAATATGTTTTGTTATCCTGAATAACTTCAGTTAAATCACCAAATTTATTTTTTAACCACTTTAATGCAGTTTTGAATTTAGTGTCAACAGATTCATTAAAGAGTTTTTTATTTTCAAATAATTCATATTGAGATTCAAGTCGTTTAAGATCCTCATAACTCATAGTTCTTTTTTCCGCTCGGTTATCACCCACCTTAACAACAACAATAAGATTATTCGTTCTCTTATCAATATTATCAATTCTAAAATTCAAGTCAGGGTTAATTTTAGTTTTAATCCATTTATCAAAACCATACTCACTTTCTACTCTATTCTTAATCTCAATAAACTCGTAAATATCTTTATATTCATTACTATCCACAATACTCCCATAAAGTCTATCAAGATACCACTTGACTTCGTTATTAAAACTTACCATATCATAATCAGGACAATTTGTATTCCAATACATTTCATCATAACAACAGTGAGACTCATTATCAAATTTTCTAATAATCACCTTTAATAACTCCTCCAATGTTTGGGTTTTATTACCAATAACAGTAAATAATTTTAATAAGATATTTACCGTAGTTTCATACCTACTTAATGGGTTTTTTTCTATTATACCAACAGTAAAAAATTTATTACCAAATTCTTCATACAACTCATCTTTAAGTTGTTCCCTAACACATTCACTCTCAATTGATCCCCATTCTTCAGTAATACGATCCGCAACATCACCAAAATGATTAGAAAATACTGACATCCTTTGTTCATTACTTAACCCAGACTGATCTTTTACCATCAATGAAAGAATTAAATCAACTTTTTCTTTATTTTCATCATTCAAATAATAATCATAAATCCGTCCCTCATCCCATTCTGTTGATGTCTCATACCTATTACTATCATAATGACCACCACCCAAAAGATCTATAATTGAATATATCTCTTGATTGTCTAAATCTTCAAATAACCCCAAATAGTCTTCATCACTATCAAATTGAATCGTTATCTTACTTAATCCCGGAGATTTTTCGTTAAAAATTATATCATAAAGTAAATTATCATATCTACCTAAAGACACCCAACCAGGATCATAACCATTTTTTATCTTAACCAATAATTTATATACATCACTACCAAAAACTTTCTCATTAATAAGTCCCTTAATTGTTGGAAATTCTTTATATATATCCGTCGGGTCAGTGAAAGTAACATTACTAGAAATACCCCTAAACTCAGTTTTATTGTCACTATTAAACATAGAATAATCCTCAGCATCAACTTGATCAATAATAAAATATAAATCACCCTCACGGTATTTATCATTCCAGTTAGTATCATACTCCCACCCACCAAAATACTTGGCAGCCATAGAGTCAAATACCTCAATAAATTTTACCTTATCGTCCTCATAAATAATCTTACTCGTTTCGTATGGGTTGTATTCTCCGTTTTCCATATATTACTAATAAATATCAATAATAGTTGGAATATTGAGTTTTTGTATTATCTTTGTATTTATAGAAACGAAAGTTCTTTGATTTATGGGGGTGTTTTTGGATTTGACAGATGTCGGCTGAAAATAAAGGGCACGTGGGGACTGAATTAATCTCCTTAAAAACTGATTCAGAAAAACAATCGGCGACGTATTATCGAAAATGGAAGTTATTGGATTAGTCCGTACTTCTGAAGTATCTGTAGCTTAATAAGTAACGGAAACGGGGGTCGGTGGACATATAACCTAGCAACAGAAGTCCCTACAAAGGTGTGGTTTCTACCCGAAAAGAAACAAAACGGGTATGGTTCCCCGAAAGAACTGTCACCGTTTATTGATCGGTGTGAAAAATCAAATATTTTGGGGTGTTAGAAAATACCAACCTAAACGTGTAGTCCTTGTTTTACGGGATGTTATGGACCGGGGTTTAATTTCGGACCCATCTATTGGTGACAATAGATTAAAAATCGGATGAACTCAGGGAAACCTCAGCACGTAATGGTGGTGGCAATCCTGAGCCAAGCTTACAGAGTAAGAAGGTGCAGAGACTACTGGAGTGTGGCGACACACTTAATAACCAGCTAGAGCGTCCGACATCTCAAAGAGATGATGATATAGTCCACACAGTAATGAAAATTATTGATTTTGCGAGTCCCCGCACCTCCACACTGAACCTCACTAAAAATAGTGAGGTTTTTTTTATGTCTTTTTTTTTGTGGAGATGGGTTTTTTTGTGGAGATGAATATATTTATAATAAAAGAACATTATGAACAAAAGAACTCAAGAATTAACTATTTGTAATAACCCAGAATGCGGGTTAGAATTTCTTAAAGATAAATCCGAAATTAATAGAAATAAAAAAATTGGTAGGAAAAATTATTGTTCATTATCTTGTAGTGGTAAAATGAATAATAAACACCTACTTAAATACGTTAATGAGAATGTAAAATATTTACTAGAAGTAACAAATAATAAAAGAGATGATTATACCGGATTAAGAGAACATTATCGTAGATTAAAAAAAAGAAAACATGAGATAAACGTAACTTTGGAGGATCTTTTAGATCAATGGAATAATCAAAACGGTATTTGTGTTTACAGTGGTATACAATTAGTTCACCCGAATTATCGTGGGAATAGGAGTAATTTAAACACATCATCTTTAGATAGGATAGATAGTAATAAAGGGTACATTAAAGGTAATCTACAATTTGTTAGTATAATTTGTAATCAATCAAAAAATAATTTATCACATGAAGATATGTTGAATTTTTGTGATATAATTTACAATTTTTATAAATTAAAAAACGAATAGTATCACCACCAACTATTAACCTCATCAGAAATGGTGGGGTTTTTTTATGTGGTAAAATTATAGATTAGTGTTGTGCGATTATTATAGATTGGTGTTGTACGATTATTATATTTTTGAGCACAAAAAAAGGGATCGATTCACATCGTCCCTAATTAATTTTTTTAACTTAATAAGTTTTACCTAAAAAATAAAAACCTGAGATTACAGTTTTTGTTGAGAATCTTTTGAAGGATTATTGTTTCCCTTCGTATCCACTTCCTTTTGAGAAGTATCCCCCAGTGACGGTCTTTTAGGTGTACCACTCCTTGAGATAATAGTTACTCTCTTATTACTCAACTCTCTTCGAGGATGCCTCCCCAACTTTTCCTTGCGGGAATAGAGGTTTTTAGTAAGAATACAGTCAGACTTGCGATCTTTCTGTGCAATGAACGGCTCATTACTATGTAGTCACCTTTCACTATTACCTGACGGACACTTTTGCTTTATAGTTATAAATGTTACTTCATTAACACTAAAGTTTTTGTGTCGTGGATTGATCAAAGCAGTGGTCCGTCTTTCAGATTCGTTGTCTTTTGAACAACGAAATACCAAACTGCTTCGTGAAATGTCCCCATTTCGATATTTTAAGATTACTTCGTGATAAGTCCCTTGGTAGGGATTCATCAAGGACAATGTCAGCACCACCTGTTTGTTGTCATACCTTTCGGTTTTAAGTACCCTCTGATACTGGAACACGCAATAATATAATTGGATAACCATATTTTTTGCAATATTCCTACGGGTTATTCCTATAGATGTTCCCATCGCAACAAGATGACCCACATCACCTTATCATTTAACCATTTTCCCTACATCGTTGACCTCGGTACTAAAGATTAAACGGTATCCCGCTTGTGTACTCAAGTTCAGTTTCCTAAACCGCAAACCCAACACACTTAAGGGTTCACTTTATCCTACTTTCGTAGTTTATTTTATGGACTATACACGGCCCAATATCTTTATCAGTTTCATTACTTACTCCTGAACGGATAATCTAATCTTTCAAAGAACGTTATCGGACGTTTCCGATTTTGTTTTACAAAGTTACGACATTTGTTTTGTTTTGTCAAGTACTTTATGAACTTTTTTTAATTTTTTGTTGTTTCGATGTAAACATCTTCACTTCCGTGAAAAGACGCTCTTGATCTTGCAAATTCAAGGTTAGAGGTCCAATACTTTTTTCCGTCAGATCCGTAGTACGAATACATAACGACATCTTTGTTAATTTCTTCTGTCATTTTAAGAATGATTTTTAATTTGTTTTACAAAGTTAATACTTTTAAGTTAATCTGTCAAGTATTTTTTTCTTTTTTTTTGTTGTGTTGTGTTGAACACCTTAACAACAATACAAATATATGTCTTTAGTTTTGATTAAACAAGGGGTTAGATGATTTTTTTCATAATATCTTTAATTCTACCAACTTCCTCATTCATATGGTTATATTCTTCCGTATTTAAATGTTTTAATATTGCCTTATATTCGTCTGAATTAAGTAGATCCTTAAATGTCATAAACTTATTGGTTTTAGTTGTTGATCCCAACCATTTTTTAATTTCGGCAATAGGGTTTAATATTCCCTTAGACCTCATTTTATCAATTAACTTATTTAAGTTTACTTTTGATTTTTCATCAAATTTAACCAATTTAACGGTTTCTTTATTTGGTAGTTCTTTAACAACTTCTTCAGAGTCTTTAGACCCTATTTTTTTAACACCTACGTGAATATGGTCATAATGATCCTTAACTTTCCAACCAAATTGGTATCTATATCCGTCTTTATTAACATTTAACCATTTACCACCAGTATAATCGGAATGACTACCATTATCAAATTTTGACATTATACATTTAAGTAATTCATCACCTTTTTCACCTTTTGTTGGTATATCAACCGCATATGCCGATAAATTACCCTCATAGTGATCAGACACATTTCCTGATGCGGTTTTTACTCTAGATCTTTTTTGTGATGAGATTGGGTTCTTTTTACCACTACAAGATTTAGCGTAGTTTGCAATTTCCAAAGTTCTTTCCATTGATCCACCCCAATCGTTATTGGTACCACCAAAAACAACCTTACCAGAATCTATAGATCCTTGAGGAAAACCATAAGTATTTGCTTCGTTTAATTTCATTATTAGATAAATATATGGTTATATTAAAATATCAACATTAATTTGATAAGTGTGTCATAAGAACACCACCAATAGATGACGCATGAACCATAATATGGTTTATTGCTTCTATATCAAGTTTTGTTTTACGTTTTGTAAAATCCACCCCCAATGTTCCAATAAATTTACCATCAATAGATTTAATTGAAAAAAGATAACCTGATTTACAATTTGTGTCTTCAGCAATGTATTTAAGTCCGAATGTTGGGATTGTTTCATCTTTAAAGTCAGGAATTTCTATTACATCATTAACTAATAATTGATTGATTGATTTACTAAAAAGATTTACGGGGATATTGTGAAAATTTGTTTGTATTGAACTAACCCCAGGGTTAACTGTTTCATACATAACTGAGAATTTTGCCATTGATTTTCCTGTTGGATAAAAATTACCACCATTATGGAATTGGGTTACCCATACACGATCTGCATGGAATTCTTCCCTCATATGTTCAATTTTGGTTGTTATCAGTTCACTTACTCTAAGTGTCTCTGTAACCATATCAGGTTTTTTCTTATTTCTATTTAAATGATTTTTAAGTAGTATAATCATAATAGGTCCTAAAACCCCTGTGATAAACGCAATTAGTATTCCTATCATATTTTCAAACATTGTAATATATAAGTATTGTAATGTTTGGAAAAAATCAACAGATTACGTATTTCCACGTAGTTTATTTTTTAAATCATCCCTGTTTTTTGGTAATACTTATTTAATAACCCTACAGTCAATGGTGCCGATTTTTCTCTACCTAAAACTCTATTGAATATTGGGTTTGCGTTTGCAACTTTTGTTGCCGATAAACCTTTTGCTTGTATAATAAAATCGTCAGGTTTTCCTGCAGCAACGGGGAAAAAGTTGTATATATATAAATCTGCCGGTTTTTTAATTTTACCTTTTTCATATCCTGACAACCAAAATTGTTTTATACCTTCCATCTGAGCTTCTAAATCATATCTTATTTCATCTAATGTATATGATTTACCATTGATTGTTTTTGGCATACCTCCACCAGGACAAAATTGTATTAAACCAACGCACCCAATACTATTCTTTATTGTTGGATCTAATCCCGACTCATGCTTCATTAATTTTATTATGGAATTTTCTGAGATATTAATAGCGTCAGATATTTCACTTAATTTTTTCTTAAAAATTGGATTATTCAACAATTTACCACCTTTTTCGGTTACTTTACCACCACTATCAATTGTGGTGTCTTTTGGCGCATCAAGTAATTTAACATCAATTAATTTTATGTCATTTAAAATAACGTCAAGATCAACATTACCATTTAAAAACTCAATGAATTTTTTAAGATTTTTACTGTCAGAGGGGATATCATCAGTTATCACATCCGTAACCTCAACTGACTCTTTTAAATTTTTATGTTTATTTAAAATACTTTTAACTTCCTCTTCTGTTATCACAATCTTTTTTTTCATAACCAATATATTATTAATATAAATATTTATTAAAAAATTTTTTAATAAATATTTATCACATATGGCAAGATTTATATTAGACATTGATGATTCTGAAAAATTAAGAATTCTTGAGATGCATAGTTCAGTAAAAAAAACTATAACAGAACAAACGGTATCTCAGGGGTTTTCAGGTAAAACGGGGGATGTTATGTTACCACCGTTGGAAGAAGTAACCCTACTTAAAGGTGGTGGTGGTGCAGTTGCGGTTAATAATTTTACAAGAAAACTTAAAAATGGTAGTTCTGAACTATATAACGAATTAACCTCAGAGTTTGGTGATAAGTACACATCATTTATTACGGGTCTATCAAAATCACCATATAAATCTGAAAATGCTGAGATTTGGTACCAACAATTAACTCAAGAATCAAGAAAAGTTTTTTTAAATCAATGGGTTTCTTATTTGGAAACCGCAAGTAAAAGAATTCAAAAAGGAAAAAAAGACGTTAATATCCATCTTATTGAAGGTGCAAAGACAACCGAAAATGTTGCGTTACCACCAGATCTTACCGAACCTCCACCACCCACTATTTTATTGAAAGAATTTAATAGTAAAGACGTTGGTAAAAATGTTTATATTGATAACGAAAGTACCGTAACAGAATATATAAAGTCCGAAATATCTAAGATGCTTTCAGAGTCTCAAAAATTACAAACTTTTGCAAAATCTGTAAATGGATCAGTTGTTTGTACAAAATTGGATGTTGTTTCAAGTAGTTCTAGATTAAGAAACACAGGAAACGCATCAAATAAAACTTGGGTACAACTATCAAAAGAAAGAGCGGAAAATGTTAAAAATGAATTAAAAATAGGGTTGGAAAGTTTTGGTATTTCTGTACCAGATAACGTAATAACATTAAAAGGTGGAACGAATGGTGATGGAACATCAGGACCAAACCCACCAAAACCATTACAACTAACAAGTGATGGAATTACCATAATAACTGACGAATCTAAAAGAAATGCCTTTAAAACTCCCCATACAAACATTAAAGACTATTTGCAATATAAATATTGCATAATTAATGTTGAATTACAAATAGTATGGGGTAATTTACCTACTGAAGAAAAACAATTTCAAACAATCACATCAAAAAACTATACTATGGAAATTAATGTGATTGAGAACATTCCAGGTGGTAGAGTACCAACAAGTGGATTTAAAAGTATTTTATTTAAACCAAATGAAGGAACCAAAAAAAGATTGGATATTTGTCCAGCATTTGGGGGATAAAAAAACGGTTTTATTATAAAAATAAAACCGTTACATATACTTCACCTTTGTTTTTAGTGGATTGACTAAATGATACCCCAACAATCTTTGCATCAACCCATAACATTGCATCATTATGTGGGGGACTGTGAGCCCATTTATCTAAAGATTCTTGAGCAATTGTTCTATTTCGACAAAAGGCATTTTCTTTCTTAATACCATTACAAATCTCTCTACTAATACCATTTTCTAAAATGATCCCAACATATCTCATACGATCAATTTGAGTTTCAAACCCATTAGTTGGGTTATTGTGAGTAACAATTTGATTATCTGATTGGTATTTCGCTTGAATTTCTGAGGCAATGGATAATTTTGAATCCATAGTTACAGGAGATAACCCACGGGAAACTCTATAGTCATTTAAAAGAATTAAAAACTCCTCTGTTGTTTTTTGTTGATCTATATCAATCCCAACAAAAGTAATCATACTATCAATAAACAAATCTGATGGGTTAGATATGATTATTTTCCCATAATCCTTAACAGGACTTAATTTTTCGTTTTGTGAATATGTAAAATTCACAATAAAAATAAAAACTAATAAGATACAATTTTTCATATTATAAAGTTTTTTAAATATTATTTAATAAATTGTGGACCAGCCTGGACTCGAACCAGGGACTTCAACATTATGAGTGTTACACTCTAACCAACTGAGTTACAGGTCCTGTTAGGTCTATAAAACCCATCTCTTGCAAGGTAAGGAAACTTAACCCATTGTTTTTTATGTAGTCAGGACAGGATTCGAACCTGTACAGTAGTTACGCGAGTTTGTATTTATAATAATAACTACTTTAATTATCACCCTGAGCGTCTAACCAATTCCGCCACCTGACTATTTTGTTATTTTAATACCATATATTTAACACCATCAACGATCTTAACCATATACTTACCTTGATCCTTGATCTTGTCATTAGATCTCTTTGTTGATCTACTTGTTTTTACATTCTTCTCGGTCTCACCAAACTTGTTAATAATGACCTGTCTCATTGAAAATCTTTCCATATCTATTTTGTTTTTACGAAGATATGTATTTTTAATTGATTTTCAAAACTTTAATTTATAAATTTATTTTAACCCCAACACCATATTTATCTAAAAGTAATGACGCTCTTTTAATATGTATAGGGGCCTCTAAAATATAAACTAAACCGATTAGAGATAAAACACTACCTGCGGTTATGAGAAACGGTCCACCATCTTCACCTTTTGTTATAATGTAACTACCTAAACCAGTGACCGGAATTCCTATAAACGATAATACAATTCCCTTGTAGTGATGATTCACATAACGTCTTAATTCAGAACCAGGAGTAAGTTGTTCTGAATTAATAATTTTTTTATCACTGTAGTACTTTTTTCTCTGATCTCGTTCACTTAAAGGAAGTGAATCCTTTTGGTTTATATATTGACTAAAAGACATCATCGCCATAGAACACATTATTAGTGTTATCATCATTAATTTTACTTTTTTCATAATTTAATTTCTATTTAAAACATTAAATGATGTTGAGATATTCTCCCAACATCATTATTAAAGATCTAAAACCTACCAAGCGGTTACTTGGATTTACGATCTTATTGCGGAGATTACGGGAGTCGAACCCGCTCCGTACACCGTGACAGGGTGACATCTTAACCATTTGACCTAATCTCCAAAAATCCCTATAGGAGACAACTATAAGTGGATAATTCGGTTTTTACTATTTCAAAAACCTGAGGGTCTTACCCCTTGAAAACGTCAATCCTTACTTGGGGGAGAGGAGGATCTTCCTTCCTTATTCCCAACGAGTACCCTTTAACGGGGTAGTACCAGCTCCGTTAAGTTTTGAGGGATACTTAAAAACCCTACGAGTGTCTTTTTCTCGTTTGTAGTCAGGACAGGACTCGAACCTGTACGATGAGGTGTGTTTTTCTCTCAGGGCTTCTATTGCTTATACACCCATCTTGATTACCGACACTTGTTACCAACCTACGTATTCCAATACGCAACCTGACCATAAAAAAAGATCCTGAATTGTCCCTGCACTAAACCAGGAGGATCTTTTAGTTTTCTTATATTTAGTGTCGTCTATATCCCTCACCGTTATGACTAGAATTCGCTAGCCCGTAGTAACCATCCCCGGTGGGTTTCTACTTTCACACTCCGTCCTTGTCTATTCTACCAATCAAGTGAGTCATGGTTTTTACTACTCGGCGTTCAGTGCTGCCCTCAGAACATCTTCACCCTACCCCCAAAGTTACGTGGTGAGTCTCGCTCGGAAGTGTGAGCGTATATTGTAAGATTGTTCAGTGTTCTTACAACTTGTGGATTGTATTACGATCACTTAAGACCCCTTACCCCCTCTATCCATAATGGGGAATCCTTACCTAACCTGTGTAGCCTCCCCCATAGCCTTGAAGCCTTCAAGTCAGGTTCACACACCATGACAGTCGGATACATCTGCCAATCGTGGGGTCTTAATTAGAGTATGACGTATGATCGTCCTGTAGTTGTTTCCATCAGCGGACTCACGGTTCTCTCTAATTGTCTTACAAATATAGTAATTTTTTTTAATTTAAACAATCCATCTAATTAAAAGTTTTGCATCCATTGTGCTTTCAAAGTCGGCATCTCCCATATCAACTACGGGAATCTCAAAAAATACCTGAAATGTTTGACCTTCACGAATTTCTGTACTGTAATAAGCAACACCTTTTCTAATAAACCTAAATGTTGCTTTAGGATTTTGTTTATATAGTGACTTTTTAATATCGTTTTTTTCCATAATTTTTATTTTTAGTAGTCAGGACAGGATTCGAACCTGTGTGGTGCCATTATTCACCTGGATAACCTCTGTCGAAAGAGATACTCGGGATCGATCTCCGAGTGCGATACCATTCCGCTCACCTGACCAAATTTGAGGTTGAGATCCTCTGTGTTGTGAGTAAGATTCTTACTTTTCAGTATGTTTCTCTCCTTTACCTTCTTATTCCTTTCTCAAGGGAACAACACAATTTTTTTGATAGTGATGGAGTACCCGTCTCGCTCCAATCTTAAGTGCATACTCGTAGTTTTACGAGGCCTCGGCACTGTCCTTTTCAGGGGGTGATGAATTCCTGATCCACTCTGGATTGTCGACATCCGTTGAATGGGGAAAACCACTATCATTGTTGATTAAAATGGATACGAACCATAATCTTACATCCCCTTTCATCGTCCCCATTTGAACCGTCATTACTTCGTTCTGTCGTGCGACCATACACTATAATCAATCGGTAGTTTATAACCTACCATTCTTAAGGTAATTAATCTTAAGTTTTGTTGGGTACTGAGGACTCGAACCTCAAAGTCACTAGTATCAGGTTTCTCAACCCACCGTCATCCCTACTACCCAATGTTTAAAAAAATGGTAAGACCTTAAGACTTACTTATTCGTGGGTCACCCCATCTTTACTACCTATACCTCGCCTTTAACATCCGTTCTACCCAAACCATCGTTTATATACCTGTTAACCTCTCGGTTATCTCTGAGTACCTCCTCAACGTTTTAAATCTGATAGGGGCTCCATTTTGCTCATCATTTCTGATTCCCTATGGGATTCTGCTGATGTAGGTCTATCTGCTATCTTACCAAATTTTTTTTCATTTTTCAAAGAACTTCACCTCTTTTGTCTTACAAAGATATGTATTCATTTTTGATTTACCAAATGTTTTATGAAAAAATTTCATTATTTAGGTTAGTTTGTATGACTTTTTTGTGGGTTCGTGATATTTATATATAAAGGGGGTATTATGTTTGAATGTAAAATTTGTAATCGTAAGTTAAGTAATTTGGGTAATCTTAATCAACACATTAAAAAATGTGAAAAATTATCACAAATAAAAGACGAAGTCATTAGGTTATATGTTGACGATTCTTTTAGTGTAATGGACTTAAGAAAAAAATTTAAAATACAATCTGATGATATAAAAATCATATTAGGGGATAAAGTTAGATCATCATCTGATGCTAATAAATTAGGACATAAAAAATATCCCGAAAAATTCAAACACACTGAAGAAAGTAAAAAAATAATGAGGGAAAAGAGGTTGGAGTTTATGAAAAATAACCCAGAAAAAACCGCTTGGAGGTTATCTAATATCTCGTACCCTGAAAAACTATTTATTGAATATGTTGAATTAAATTGTTTAGATAAAAAATATTCTATAACCAGAGAATATTCAGTTTTTCCTTATTTTATTGATTTTGCCTTTGTTAACCAAATGGTTGCAATTGAAATTGACGGATCTCAACATCTTTTACCTGAAAGAAAAGAAAGTGATAATAAAAAAGATACCCTTTTAAATAATCTTGGTTGGTTTGTTGTTAGGGTTTCAGAAAATGAAATTAAAACAAACATCAATGGAGTCTTTAATAAAATTATTTCAATTTTGGATGAAAAACCAAAAGTAAATAATATAAAAATTGGTATGGTTGTTCATCCAAAAAAATACCAAAGAACGGAACGAAATGAGTTTGGTTTTACAGAAAAACAAATACAGTCAATAAAGAGTCAAAGAAAACAAGTTAGACCCCCATTATCGGTATTATTAGAACAAACTAAACAAATGGGGTTTCCTAAAACAGGAAAACTTTATAATGTATCCGAAAATACAATTAGAAAGTGGATAATAGCATACCATAAAGGTTTACGTTAGTAGCCCGACGGAGGATCGAACTCCGATTGCCCGGATGAAAACCGGATTTCCTAGCCATTAGAAGACCGGGCCAAATTTGTCAGTCTCTCCTGACCGTCACCATACTTGGTTTGTCTTACAAAGATATATAATCTTTATTGATCTACCAAATTTTTTTACGGTTTTAACTCAATTTCTGTGTAAACATTTTCATTTTCAGCTGAATTTATACCTCTATACATTAACTCAACATCGGTATCGGAACTACAATCATAATACCTCATAGTATCAATAATTAATACTTTATCTTCACTTACCCTATGATGTACAAATTGTCCTACATTATATTTGAAATTATTTTTATATATAACCTCTTCGTCAGGACAACTACAACTTCCCAATAAAAGGAGGGTGATCATAAAGATCATCCCCCCAATTAATTTACCTTTCATTATTTGTTTAGGTTTAAAAACAAACCTGAACCACCTGCAACCGTTGTTGGTAATTTACCATCCCAAGATTGTGCCTTTAAGAACTCAATATACATTGGAGTTAATTGTGTTTGTTTGATCTTAATTGCGAGTGCCGAAGCATTTGCGTTAATCACAGTTTCAGCAGAGTCAGCTCTTGCCACGGCCACCTTACGTTTACCCTCAGAGATTGCTGCAATTGCTTGTTGTTCTGATGCTTCCGCTTGTTGGATTGCCTTCGTCTTTGCAATAATCGCCTCCTGTAAGGTTTCAGGTGGTGTAATATTTGTTCTCAATTGTGATACATTAAACCATTTAGATAATCTTACATTACATTCAACAACAATCGCATATTCAAACGCTTGTCGGTGATTAAAGATACTATCAACTTCCCAAGTATTTGCAACATCATTAACTGCTCCAATAATTGCGTTTTTCAACCACCCTTGTTCAACATCCGCAATTGGTCGTCTTAAATTCACAAACATATCACCAATCGCATCCTCACGTAATGAGTAGTTGAATGTTGGTTTGATCGTTGCACTAAACCCACCCTTTAAGATTACAGATTGATCGTCATACTCAATATGTTGTTGGAAGATCGGAAACTCTAATACCTGTGTTGTCCAACTATTATATACAACCCAACCTGTTTTGTATTGGTATTTTGCAACACCACGTTCAGCACCACTTAAATTAACCACAATACCTTTGTTACCAGCATCAATTCTTTCCAACGAATATGGTTGGATAAAACTAATTAAAAGTCCCATTACCACAACCAAAGCTGGTTTTAAAAACGGCATATCCACATTATTTTTTGCGTTATTTAAAAACATAAACACACCTACGATCAACGAGATCACTAAAATTCCAATACTAATCATTTTTTTTCTTCTTTTTTTAATTTGTTAAATACTTTATTTACTACTAACCTTATCATAAAGACGGTGTACATCAAGGCTATAACTGACCCACCCGCTTGTAGAATTATATCCACTTCTCTATTAATCACGTATTCAAAAAATACATTCATAACCAATAGGTAGATAATTGTGAGGATTACAACTCCCCAGATACCTAACTTAACTTTTCCCATTTCATCTTTTTTTTTACTTTTTTAGTTAGATAAACTTAAACATATTAACTGAATTAATCAAATTAATATTTGTGGACCGATAGGGAATTGAACCCTAGATTCCTGTATGCAAAACAAGTGTGATAGCCAACTTCACCATCAGCCCATAAAAAAAATAAATCATCCGTACAAGTCGGACTTCTGTAAGATTTATTTTTGAGCGGGTGGTGGGACTCAAACCCACAACCCCCAGCTTGGAAGGCTAGTGCTCTAATCAATTGAGCTACACCCGCAGTTGTGACAACCTTTAGGTTCAGTTGCCACGGTTATTAACGGGAAAGGGGTGATCAAACCCACTAACATCACGGGTGTAAGTTTTTTACATTAAACTATCTCCACAAAACGCCAGTTTTTGTCGACTAAAACTGAATAAACGACTTGATACTTTGTAACGCTTATTTTAAGTGTATGTTACCTCACTCTCAAGTTGAGCTCTACTGATTCACTCCAGTAGCAACGCCTTGGAATCGCACCAAGTTAGACCAGCTTATGAGACTGGTGAGATCCTCTACCTCCCGCCTGCTATATACCCGTCTTTCCGAGTTGTCAACTACCCTAATTGTAATTATGAGGTATCTCACTCATCAGTCAATAGGTAAGATTTTGTAGTCAGGACAGGACTCGAACCTGTCCGGGAGCACCTATAACCCTCCACCTAACTAAAAACAATTAATATCAACCACCTTTCCTGTTCGGTAGGATTCGCACCCACACATATTAATTGATATTTTAAGTTTTGCGATCCATAGTTAACACACACTCTCGTTTCACTATCTTGTGTTAACAGGTTAATAAACTTTACGAGTTTCCCGTTTCTTATATCTCACATACCTTATTTGTCTTACAAAGATATGTAATCTTTATTGATCTACCAAATCTTTTTTCATTTTTTTTTGTACCCGAGGAGGGGGTCGAACCCTCATTCCGAAGAACTGCGGCTTAAACACAGCGTGTATACCAATTTCACCACCCGGGTATTACTATCATTACCAATATGTCAAAGAACAAAAAAACCCATCTCTTTTGGAAATGGGTTTTAAAAAATATTATGTATTAATTTATCACACCATCACCATAGTAATATCGCCAGCTTCTAAATCAGCCCCCAATAATGTTATGATATGTAAATTTTTCATTTGCGTTTTTATTTGTTTTGTTATAAATATATGAAACTTTTGTAAAGTGTCAAGTTTTATTTAATATTCTTCTTCTTCATTGTCGTAATCTTCATCTTCTTCACCAACTATTGCGTAGTTAAGTTCATCAAGAATAGCATGAACCGGAATTTCATCACCTTCTTCATTATAAAACATTCCTTCTGTTCCATACTCAGAATAGTCAACAAGAGTAGTACCCTCTTCAACAAGTTCATTATACATTTTAATAATGTCTTGTGGGTTAGCATATTTTCCAAGTTCCATTCTAACTCCCTCATACATGAATGGGATACGAATCATATCTTCTTCATTTTCTTTAATTACACGTTTAACAATACGTGATAAATCTGATTCTGTAAGTTTTATAATTTTTTTCATAATGTTATTTTAATTATAAATACCCACTATTTTGTAAAGTGTCAAGTTTTTTTAAAAAAAATTCGCCCAATCATTTCTGACTGTCCCCCATTTGACCAAACTGAGGTTAGAGCTAACAGATATCACGTCTCAACTCAATAGCACCGTCAATAGGCTTCTCCTATGATCTGTCTGTTACAGGTATATGTTGCGGACACATACAACAGATCCCTATGGTAGTGACACCACTTCTCATCATATGGGATCATATTAGGCGGGTACAACCCTCTTTTTGTTTATTTCCGAACACGGAAACCACGCGTAGTCAGGACAGGATTCGAACCTGAATTTACAGGATATTACCTGTTTAGGTGCCTACCACCTGACTATTTGTTTTAATTTTTTTCTAAAAATGTTAAAATGTCATCCTCTTGAAATGGTGATATTTTATCTTTAAACACCTCTTTAAATTTTTCAATAAGATGTTCGGGAATATCAACAGATTTTAATTTTAAATCTATCTCAGCCGTTTCAGGGATATAGGTTTCTGGATTTTCATTCATCATCTGTAATGATTCCTCAAAGGTTCTGGTGAACTCTTTTTTAACTGTTTTTTTAATATAATACGCTTTCATAATTTAGTTTTTTTTGTAGTCAGGACAGGATTCGAACCTGTAATGGTATTCATTTTATTTCCATTACCCCCACTACTGTGGGAACACCAATGTCACCTGACTAAAAATGTACGTTTTTGGTTTATCCCCAGAACGTACAAACTGTGCCGACACACGATTCGGAGGGCGATGTGAGCATTGATTAAAGAATACCGAAATATTCTAACTAACGTTCAAGAGGCTTTCCCTATCTTCGATCCATACGCAGTACTACGCAGAGGACTATGTGTAGTCAGGACAGGATTCGAACCTGTATGTGGTTATTCGAGGAAGTCTTACAATCCTAACCACTTAATCATCGCCCCTATAACGTCTACCATTCCGCCACCTGACCAATACCGACGCCTTTACTTTCACGAGGTCTTGCATGTCTTTTTCAATATTTCTATCTTAGGACCCCATCGGTATTTTTTGTAGGGCTCCCAATATCCCTACACGCACCTAAAGTTTTATCCCTAAAGTGATTACTCACCGCAAATCGGGGCCGGCTGGTGTTTATCCTTTAACCGGATTGGTTTTAATAGTTGAGGTTGAGAACCTCAGTGTTGTGTACCCATCACTTATTGTACAATTTATTAGTATTACCTTCATACCTCACATGAACAACACATTTAATAAAACTAAGGCGTACTACATTATACTACTTTCTCTTGTGAGCCTGTGACAGTTCTAGCTGCCTATTTCCTTAGTTTTAATAACATACCCTGTCAGCCCAAGTTGCTGAATAATTTAACCAGAGTACGACCTCACAGATATTATCTCTCTACAAACAACTCCACTCTTGGTTATGGATTCTAACTTCATTTAGTTTCTGTACCTATATACAGGGCGGATTACACACCAGTTATTTGTTTACTTCGAGCAGGGGTAATATTTTAATGAGTTCCATTTGTTAAACTTACCCCATGTTTAAAACCGTGAATAAATTCGGTTATATCATCATCGGTCATATCTTTAAATGCCAACCCCACAACAACACCAATTTCATTACCAAGGTCAGAAATATCACCTGTATAGTTCATTCTGTTAACGGTCTCTTTTAATGAGTTTGCAATGTAATTAAATGTTGTGTTATCAAATTCCCTACTCATATTATTTTTCATATTTCTTTATCTACAATTTTAATTATTCTACTAGTTGGTACTCGTAATGTTTTACCATCACATAAATAAATGGTAGACATACCATTTTCGTAGGAATTAACATCCATCACGTCCATACTCATCTCCCCTTCAAGGAATATAACCTGATCACATTCTGTGTCCTCTTTGAGGACGAAGTGTGAAATACTGAGAGTCATTATTAATATCCCCGTTATTAACAATATTGGACCTGCCATTTTTCTTACCATAACCACCATAATTTATTTATTTTTATCAAAGATACTTACTCTTATTTAATAAACCAAATATTTTTATGTTAATTATTGTATTATTTGTACCCAAGGTGGGACTCGAACCCACACTACCGAAGTAATCAGATCCTAAATCTGACGAGACTACCAATTCCTCCACTCGGGCATTTTATTGAGCTCAAGGTAAGAATCGAACTTACACCATTAGTTTTGCAGACTAACCGACCACCACGATCAACTTGAGCATTTTGTGGACAGAGAGGGAATCGAACCTCCGACACCCACATCTTCAATGTGGTGCTCTACCAACTGAGCTACCTGTCCTTATTTAACCTCAAACGCATGTTTTATAATACGTTTCTTTTTTACCGCATCATCCCAATTACCAATAACAACACCATCTTTAATCGTGAAGGCGTGTCTTGAAACAAGAATGAAGAATGTTCCAACAGGGTTTTGTTTTGTAAAAGTACCAACAGTCATTTTACGGTTAACTCTTTCTCCCTTCACTTTAACAGTATACTCCAACGTATGTTTATGATATTCATTTAGTATACCAACACATTTAACTTTTTTATAGTTTACTTGAGTTCCTTTTTTTGCAAGTTCACCCATTCTATTTACAGTACCATAAGTGCCGTTACGATCCCTACGTCCAAAGTTTACTTTAACGTATTCGTGAGCCCTATTGTAAGGTAAATCAAAACAAGATGCAAATGCTCTCACAACACAATCATTGGTCTCTCTTTTTGCAATTGTAGACTCTTCATATCCCTTAATCGCTTCTTTTGTCGTACAGTATGGTAATCCTTCTTTCATACTGTAAAGATACAAAAACTTTTTTAATTGGCAAAATTTAATTTCTTCGGGGAGGACTCGGTTGGGGTATCCTAACGGTTGTACCCCCAACACTTGCCTCCCGTCCTATGCACGCCTGGATGGATTCGAACCACCAACACTCGGATTTGGAATCCAATGCTCTACCAATTGGAGCTACAGACGTAAATGATAAACCTGTTTTTGCTCAATAAACTAACCTTGTTTATTAAGCAAATTTTAGTTTATTGTACCCTCAAAGAGATTCAAACTCCTATCTCCCGATCCGTAGTCGGGTATTCTGTTCAGTTGAACTATGTGGGCAATTTGGGTGAATGGTGGGTTTCGATCCCACTACCTTCGGTTCCACAAACCGACACTCTTCCGATTGAGCTACAAACACCATTTAATATCAAAGATCCCCGATTTTGGAACTCCACACTCCACGTATGGTATGTTGTTGACCCACATTCCTATTTTCGTGTCCGTTTACGTAATTAAACACTATCTTCAGAATATGTTACATAGTAGTTTCAAAGTAATGAACTGTTCACCCTAACTAACGATTACACCAATCTTCTTGGTACCGAGTAATGGTAACGATCCACTCTAAGGTCGGATATGAACCAACCTCGGTCCCAGACCACTCGGCATATTGAGGAAAGAAGTGGTAACGATCCACAACCGGATTCTCACCGGTCACACTACTTAGCAGGTAGGTCCCGTCGCCTTCAGGGATTTCTTTCCATTGAGTGTGGTACTACTGCAGTAGTTGGGGCACCCACACTATTTATTCCCCTTTTTGTATTCAAGATAGGATTTGAACCTATGACCTTCTCGGTATCAGCGAGACGCTCTAACCAACTGAGCTACATGAATATATTGCGGAACAGGCAGGACTCGAACCTACAATCTTTTGATTAACAGTCAAATTCTTCACCAATTAAGATACTGTTCCTTTTTTTGGTGGGAGCAGATGGAATCGAACCACCAAGACGATGTTTTACAGACACGATCAGGACCCTGCCGATACTCCCCAATTTTTTGTACACCCTATAGGATTCGAACCTATGACATTTGCTATGTAAAAGCAACGCTCTACCAACTGAGCTAAAGGTGCGTGTCCCTTCGTTGATACTTGCCGTTTCTTAAGTCGACACTTTCCCCATTGTGTGTTTTATTTAAGTGTGTCTTCCTACTGGGATTTAAGACCAACACCATACCACAAAGTTAATACTTTATTTTGATATTCAGGTATTAATCTGAATTTTTTTGTTCCCCCGGACGGTAACGCTCCGACTTCTTTCCGTTAAAAGCGGAAAGCTTCACTTTAAAGCTTCGAGGGATTCTGTTTGCGACTCTTGTCGCTCTTGTCACTTTCCATGATACTTGTTTTTAATTGTTTATTTATTTAGTCGAATAGGTTGGATTTGAACCAACGTGCTGACCGCCCCAAACGGCCCGAGATAAACCAGACTCCTCTACTACTCGTTAAAAACCAACACCATGACTCCTTTCGAACTTTACAGGCTCGTATCATTCAACTCTGTGTTAGTTAGAGGAAGCCTGAGGTATCGATCCCCATACCTTTCGGTACCACTAGTTTTCAAGACTAGGTTAATCGCCAGATTAATTAAACTTCCTTATGATCTCTCCCAAGGATTCGAACCTCGGTCACTTGGCCCAAAACCAAGGGTCCTGCCGCTAGACGAGGAGAGAATTTAAATTTGCCAATATGTCAAAGAACATTTGTTCTGAGCTTTCTACCGGAGTCGAACCGATGACATCTTCATTACAAGTGAAGCACTCTACCAACTGAGTTAAGAAAGCTTATAAACGAAAAAACCCGAGATCTCTTTAAAAATCTCGGGTCAATCCATTTGTGGTTATATTATGATGATACGTTATACCATAAAATTTAATGAAAGACACCGAGATACGCGAATTAGCGTACTATACGACTTGACCCAATTATTACACGGGGAATTAAAGCTCATATGTTTCTGTGTTGTTTTCATCTTGTTATAAATATATCGTTTTTTGTTAAAATCTTAATTATGGTACAAATATAGTCAAACTTTTTCATTTGACAAGTATTATTTTTTATTTTGTTGAATATCTTTCCTCTTCTTCGTCTCTAAATCTCTGTAATAAGACACAATATTCTTCGGAGTTAATAAACTCAATGTGCATCTCTTCTAATGTTTCATCCATTGTTTTTATAATTTTTTAAATATCTTTCTTTTCTTGCGGAATTTTTATTTTTTGACTTATAAGTTTCTAATTGTGAATCACAATTATGACATATTAATCTTAAGTTAATTCTAAAATTATTTGATGCGTTACCATCGATATGATCTAAAATAAAGATTAATGATTTACCATTCCATTTATTATCAATGTCACAAATTAAACATTTATTGTTTTGATCATTTAATATGTGTTTTTTAACAAATCTCATATCGTTGGTGTGACAATAATCTTTTTGGTTTTCAAGATATGATTCATATTTCTTAAAAACCTTATAATTAACACCACATTCCATAGAACAAAATTTTTGATGTTTTGAATAAGGTGTTAATTCTTTTTCACATTGTTGGCAATTAATTTTTTTTGCCTTTCCGGTGTTATGTGGTTTAAATCCTTCAGGTTGTTCTTTTCGTTTCCTTAAAGAAATACCTAATTTATTAGCAATTTTTTTTATGTATGTATCACTAACAGAATAGATCCTTCCTATTTCCCGATAAGATTTGTTTTCAATAAAAATTAATCTTTCAAGATCTTCTTTTTTATATTTTTCGTCAATACCCATATTATACCTCTTTATTATAAATATCAACAATTGACAAAAACGAACCAAAACCTAAAAAAAATAGTAGTCCCATCAGGGTTCGAACCTGAAAGATTTCTTTAGAAGAGAAATATGTTATCCAATTACATCATGGGACCAAATTGTTAAAGTTTTTTAACTTCATATTTATGACCTGAATCGGAATTGGTCTGGAAAATCTCTTTCATTTCTTCAGCCTCTTTTTCAGTTTCAAACTCCCAAACCTCAGTATCACTATTTAAAAGTATTACAGGGACTTTCCTACTCATAGGACTTGAATTCATTTTAACGTGTTTAACTATTACATACATATGACAAATATATGTACTATTTTTTGAAATATCAATAGGTATAAAACAAAATAGGAACCTGAGTTCCTAAATTGCTAGATAATAAACACCTCCCTTCCTTTTGATGGTTTATCCTCATCCAACCACTACGTCAGATAAGCATCTTCGGTTATTTTCTCAATCCTTTAATATCCTTTAAGATTGATTCAACCATAACATCTTTTCTTTTAGTCTTAATTGCTTCCGTCATATGTCTTTTAACTTTAGAGTTAATTGACTCATTAACGGCTCTATAACAATTTTCTGTACCAAAGTTTCTATCAATATATCGTGAGTTAATAGTTACATTAAATACTGGTTTACCTTGGATTAATCTTTGTATTTCATTCCAACCTAAATTTCTATTTATTAATGGTCTAAACAATTGTTTATCAGGCGCTACTTTAGTTTTAAAATCACTTTTAAGATCATATGACTTTATTTTGTCTTTAAATATATCACCAACTTTTGTTCTGGCATTCATACTATTAAATCCACCTGTTCTATGACAATAACATAAATCACTTTTTTGTTTATCAATTTTTGTTTGATCTAACATAACACCTTGTAAACCTGAAATCACATAATCAACTAACATTGTTACTGAATTTGAACAATCCGGTATTGACTCTTCTTCTTTCTTTAATTCCGATGTTGTCATAGATTCAGGTTTTGTTCCACTAACTGTTGTTGACATAGATTCAGGTTTTGTTCCACTAACTGTCGTTCCACCAACTGTTGCTGACATTTCTGATGATTTAACTTTAGTTTGAATTGTTTCACAACCAACTATAAGGTCATTTAACAATGCTTCCAATTCAGACATAAATTTGTTGTCTTGACTAGTTAAGATTGAACTATATTCCTTTTTCTTTTTGTTGATGTCCGTCTTTGCACTATTAATTTGTGATTTAACATCATTTGAACAAAAATCTTTAGGTTCAACAGATTGAATTATTGATCTTGCTTTATCTATTTCAGTATTTATTTTACCTTTACCCGCAGATCTTACTGACAGTCCTGATAATCCCTCATTATAATCATCCCACTCTTGAATTTTATTTAATGCCCTTTGTTTGATTGGGGTCATTATTTTTTCTGTCTCAACTTTAACATCAATTGTTTTTGGTGTGATTGTTGATTTAGTTGTTGTAGTTGAGGTACCCGTACCACTATCTTTAGTTGATGTAGATGCAATATCAGTACCTTTTATTGTTGGGTCTGGTGATGAATGTTTTGTAAGTGTAACATTCTGTTCAATTAACCTACCTTTTAAAATCTTTTGTATTGTTTCTGCCATTAAATCATTAGATTCCTCAGAATCATATGACACAGTTTTTTGTGCTGGTGCCCATCTACCTGCAGTAACCGTTGAAATTACAACCTCGTCATCTTGATTTAAACCTGCGGTCATAATACTAACCTCACCTGGCATATTTGGAGTGTTTGGATTTATCGGATGTAATACAATATAATCATATACCTCAAAACTCTTAAGTAACGCATCTTTAATTTCTGGTGACGATTTCCAATTAACCTCATTTGAAGTTATTTTTTCTTTTTTGTCTGTTGTTCTGTTTTTCTTATAAACATAAACAACAACATTATTTTTTGTACTTGTTAATGGGGTACCTAATGTGGTTATTTGACCTTCACTTTTAAGATCTTCCCAATATATTTTTTGTTCCTCAATACCAAATGGTTTTAGGGGACCTCCATCGGTTGATACACCCGAACAGATTTTACTAACATCTTCCTTTGTGAAAGTGTTTTTACCTGTTTTTGACATTAACGCATCCTCAGTTTTTGACCAAAATTTACCATCAACAGTTGTTCCAAGACATCCTTGAACTTTTCTAATAATTCCTTCAGTGTCTGTACAACCTTTACTGTATGTTTTTCCAGTACAATCACTGTATCTACCACCTGGTGTTATAACAACAGGATCTACCACTGGTTCATCAGTTGATGATGTTTTACAATTACTTGTCGATTTCGCCCAATTTAAATCACAAAGATATTTATTGTAAAAACTTTTTTTATCTTTAGTATATAATTTCCATTTATATACTGAGGAGTATAATGTATTAGCACCTGATTCATTTTGATAATATGACGAATCAAATACGGAATATGTTTTACTAGTATAATGTTTATTTGTCTCAGTATTTATATGGGTATGTAAATACTCATATAATTTTTTTCTATCTTGCTCCATATTATTTTTTTTTATAATTCATCTAATGCCCCTTCTTCACCTACATCAGGAGTTGTTGTTTCTTCCTCACCTCCACCCGAAGTAGACCCACTACAAGTGTCCCCAATTAATTCACCCATACCACCAGCACTTATTTCGTATATTTTATTACAATTTGCGTTTGAGTAGATAACTGAAATTTGGTTTGTTGTTACATTACCAAATCCAGTTATTTTTTCAGTAGAATTTGCATCAATATCTTTTGTTTTTCTACAACCAAATTGTATTGCGACAAAATTTTTCATATCCTTAGTAAGTGTATCATAACCAACAACATTTTGTACGCAATTTTCATCTGACGTATCTATTTTTGGGAGTGCTTGTGAAAGAGAAAATTCACCATTATACCATTTGTAAGTGGTATATCCGATTAAACTAAGTAACGCTAATGAAAGATATGCTTTAACGGGACTTACTTGTACATTAAAACCTAAAGTTTTAAGAATTCTAGTCACAAGATTAAGTGGCATGAGGAGTATCGAACCAACCATACCACCAAATTTCTCAATCTGTTCTTTTGTTAAACCATTAGCTGATAAAGTACCTGAAGAAAATTTACCATTTTTATTTTTAATTTCGTCCAAAATTGTCTTAGCTTCTTGTTCACTCATTGAAGAAATGTCAGATTCTATTTTTGATTTCTGATTATCTGTAACATTTTTTATTTTTGGGTCATTAATAAATTCATCATCTAATGACCTAGATGATCCTCCAGCAATATCATCAACAACTTTAGTTGGATTATTCATAGAATTTTTATAATTCACCGATAATATCTTTTTATCTTCCAATTGTTTAATTAAAGTATCCAAATTGGAATTATTTCCTCGTTGAGGCGTTTTAGTTAAAACATCTAAACATTTGTCAATATATTTTATAATAACATCTACAGAATCTTCATCTAACTTAATAGATAATGTTGTATTAATAACATCAAGGGCGTTAGGTGTTAAAAATTCATCCAATTTTAATTTACCATATACAATCTTACTTGCCTTTGTCATTATTTCATCAGAATTTCTTGCAATTTGATCTATAATTTCTGGTTGTGTTTTAATCCAAGCAACGATTTCATTATCCGAAGTTCCAAGACCTTGTTTTGACAAATAAGTTGTAATATCTGAGATACTTCCGGTACCCCCAACAATTGATGCCAATTTTGATGAATATTTTACAAGATCATCACCAGCTTCTTTTGCAATTCCCGTGGCTACCTCGTCTGAGACCCCTAAAACTTTCTTAAGTAAAGCTTCAGGATCTATCGTTTCATTTATAATGTTTACACCCATCATTTCTCTTATTCTATTAACTTCGGTTAATAGAATTCCACCAATATTTGTTCTCATATTAAATCTTTTATTATAAATACCTTAACCTACAAAAAAGTTAAGTTATTATCTTGTTTATTTAAAATTAACGCTCCATCTACCTATTGATGGATCAACCTCATTAACTTTTGAAATATTATTCATTAGATATTCTCTAAAATTATCAATCCCATACCGTTCAAATCCACTTCTAGATACTCTACTATAATCCCCCGTTTGAATAGCGTTTGCAATAATTTTATTATAATCGTCCACACTTTTGGCATTTGTTATATTTGCCCAATCTATGTCCGATTCATTAAATGATCTATTTGATATTCTTTTTCCGGATAAAAAATCTGTTGTTTGTTTAACGATTGGACTATCGGTTGTTGAAGACCTATTAAATAAATCGGGTTGTTTATCACCTGTCCCCGACATATAATCACCTTCATTACTTTCATAGTATTTACCCGCATCTCCAATTGTTACCCCACCTTCAGGTAATGTATCAAATGGTTCTTTATATTCGTATCTATAATGTATGACACCATTATATGATTTATCACCAGATATATCACCAGTTTTATTATAATTCCCTAATTTCTGACTAATCCCATCAAAATATTCTTTTTGTTTTCCACTTTTAACCACATCGTAAGGTATGTAAATTGTTAATGCCTTACCTTGTTGTTTTGTCCCTGAAGAATTTTTGTAAAATTTATCGGTTGCAATTTTATAAAACGATTCGGTTGATTTTAAATAATCATCTAATTTGGTAATTAATTTTGCCGAATCTTCAACACTATCACCATAAATATGAATTTTCCAACCACTCATCGGTTTACCTGTTGCCATTTGAATAAAACTATTGGAATTATTATAAGCGAATGTTTCAAGATAAGATTTTGCGGTTGGTGATGGGGTGAATTCATCTGTCGTTTTAACAACAGGCGAAGAACTCATAGAACTTTTATAATTTTCCGACAATCTTTTTTTGTCTTCCAATTGTTTAATTAAAGTATCCAAATCGGAATTATTTCCTCGTTGAGGTAGTTTAGTTAAAACATCTAAACATTTGTCAATATATTTTATAATAACATCTACAGAATCCTCTTCCAACTTAATTAATAATGTTGTATTAATAACATCAAGGGCGTTAGGTGTTAAAAATTCGGATAATTGTAATTTACCATACACAATCTTACTTGCTTTTTTCATTACTTCATCAGAATTTCTTGCAATTTGATCTATAATTTCTGGTTGTGTTTTAATCCAAGCAACTATTGCCTCATCTGAAGTTCCAGTACCTTGTCTTGACAAATAGGTTGTAACATCGGAAATACTTCCGGTACCCCCAACAATTGATGCCAATTTTGATGAATATTTTCCAGGATCATCCCCAAATTCTTTTGATATAACAGTAACAGTTTCATCTGATACTCCAAAAAGTTTCTTAAAGATATCATCCCAACCTTCATTTAAAAGGTTCAGACCCATCATTTTTTTTATTCTATTTATTTCTTCAGTTAAAATCATATTATTCCGTAATTTCTAAACCAGACATATCATATTTTAAAACATCCAAATCTGTTTTAAAATATGTCGGCACTTTTACCGTAACAACCCCGTTTTGTGTTTTATTGGACGTAAAATTGTAAGTTTTAAATGGAACTTCATCCGTAAATTTAATATTTTCATGTCCATTAACCTTAAGATGTTTTAATATTCTCTTTTTAAAAAGTGTTAATATTTCTTCTTGTGTAACATCTATTGGTATATCAAAAACTTCAGAATATTCAGGACGTTCCTTTATTAATTTAATTGCACTTTGTTCAACTAAATTATTAAGTTCAGGATCACTCATAGAATTTTGTAATATGCTATCCGGTATTTTTTTATCTGATAATATTTTAGTTCGTATTAACTCCTCAACTAATTTCTGATATAATTCAGAATCAATTTTAATTAACCCTTTAAAATATTCACTATTATTTAATGAAGTTTCTAATTTATTTGAGATCTTCTCAATTTGGGTATCATTATACCCCATAGATTTAAGTTTATTATATATTTGGGTAAACCCAATTGCAACACCAGCAATTGGAATACCAATTCTTAATAGTTGCGCAATAGCCCCTTTACCTGTTATTATGTTTTGGTTTAAAACTTTTTTACTAAATTGACCTGCGGTTAGATCATCCATTTGGTCCACCCAAACTTTATGGTCTAATATTGTATTATTTATTTTACTTTGATTTTTTATTAAATACCCTTTTAATGTTTCTTTATATTGGTCAGCCCCTTGTTTTGTTGATAGTTGCTCTACCGTGGCTTTCCATAATCCCAATTCAGTACCTGTTAAAGACTCTAAATATGATTCGTAAGCTTCTTTAGATGCGTATATTCCTGAAGATCCACCATTAGATAGAAATTTTTCCGATAATGATTTGGTAGTGTTCGGAGATATTCCACCCTTAATATATTTTTGAACTGACCCTAATTCTGTTAAAAAAGGTAAGAAACAAAATGCTATTGATAATATTGCATCACTTTCTTTACCTCTATCCCATTGATATTTTGCTATAGGTGCCATAAGACCCGCCTCAACTCCCGCTTGTAACACAACAGATAAAATGGTTTCACTACTTCCTCCAACATACGCAGTTGCAAATGCCCCTTCAACAATACCAGCCTCAACAAGAAATGCCGCCAATCCTGCACCTGTAAATGCCGCTGCCAAACCAATAACAACTTCAACCACTAAACCCCATTTATCCCACCATTCATCAAATGTTGATCTATTGTCAAAATGTTCGGGGTTAGTAGGATCATATGATTTACCATCTTTACCCCAAAAAAGATTACCATCTTTATAATGGAAACCCCAACCATTATCTCCACCTGCACATCTTATTGCCGCTTCCACACCAGTCATTGTTTCATCTACAGGAACACCGTCAGAATTTAACATTGGTAACGTAACCGATGGTTTAGGGGTTATAAACATTGAGAAGATAAGACCATTTTTAGGATTACTAAATTGGTAAACAAATTTACCATTTGAAAGAAGTTTCCAAAATCCTGATGTTTTTGTTGGTAAACAATATTTTTTACCGTTTTTTATAATATATTCCTCACCATTATCATCAATTTTAACATCTTTAATAAAATTAGATGCACTGATATTACCTACTGCTTGTTTTAAATGGGGGTCAGGATCCCCCATAATTATAGTATTATAATCAGGATAAATAACTGGGTATTTAGTTCCTTCACCAATTTTAATTGTATTATATTGATCCATAGGTCCAAAACTATCCGGAGCATCCACAAGTTGGTCTTGTGCCATTCTATCAATATTGATGTCGGCACTACCCTGTTCAACAATAATCTTCATTAAAGATTTTATTCTGTCTAATTCTAAAATAATGTTTTTTTTCATAAAATAATTATAAATCTAACCCCAACATAAGTTCACCACCCGCATTTGAATCGTACGCTTCACCCTCACCTGTTGAATATGCTTTACCTTGTTTATTCTTTAAATCTGATTTATCTTGACTTACTTCACCCCAAATAACTCCAACACACCCAGAATACATATCTTTAGGGGTTATTTCATTAGGTAATGACCCAACATAATTTTCTATTTTAATATCGTTTGGGTTAAGAAATGTCCCACTTTTTTTAACCGGATAACATCCTCTATAAAATCTACCACCATTTTTAAAAGACGTAACACCACCCTCAGATAATTTATTTATAAATGAAGTGGCGGTATCTGTAATACATTTATTAATATTAGGCGCACTAATTGATTGACAAAGTTCCATAAATTTTGGAAATGTTTTAGAGGCTAATTTAGGGTCGGACATTAATCCCCCAATTGACGGATCCCATTTAGTAAATGTTCTAATTTCCGTTGTACCTGGAGGTAATGTTAATGGGTTACCGTAATAATCTATCACATTTTTTCCTTTATTGTCATTATCAATAGTATCGTCTATGTTTCCCAAAAATTCAGTAGGTCCAACAGTAATCGTTGGTGTTTTACAACAAGACTTATCAAACACTAATTTATCGGTGTAGGAACATTTACAATTTCCATCCCCCCATTTACCTAATTCAGGATATTTTTCACTTCTTACATTACCAACAATTCCTTGTGTTAATGGTGTATTAACAGGTATAACGTTAGCCTCAAAAATATACTCTTTATTTTCAACCAAAGTTTTTCTTGAATCATACTTCATATTAAGAAGTATTCGTTTTAATAGTTCGTCAGCATTTTTCATAACAATGTATTTCCTTTCCCTCTAACAATTTTATTAAGAGACTTCCAAGTTACCTTATCGTCAATTGTATTTGCAACGCTTCTAACTAACCCTGTTTCCCATTTTGTAACAGTTGGATAACCCTCACCACCACCCGAAGGTGCTGCCGCAGGTGCATCATCTTGTTCCCCAATTTCACCATTATTACTATTGATGGTAAATTTTTTCATTAAATATATTAATTCGTCTAAGTTTGTTTCCATATATTTATATAAATACTTGTGGATTAATAAAATTATTGTATCTTTGTATTATAACCTAATAAAAAATAGAATTATGAAAAGTCTTGTATATGTTTTAGTATCGTTTTTTTTACTTACTTCTTGTGTTAAGTACGAACAATCACCATTACTTAGTTTAAGTGGTGAATACAGAGTGGATAAAATCACTTACGAAGAAGTGGATAACACTGCATCAAGTAATAATATGGTTTATTACCCTGGTGACTTGTATGTTAACCCAAGTGAGGTGTTTCCGATGGATTCTATTCAGGTAGGTTTTACTCGTATCTCAATGGACTACAGTATGATTAGATTCAACCCTATCAATAACGCTGATGGGTCAGTTAATTGGACTAAGGAATATACATACTACGTTCACGGTCAAACAACTCAATATGATCTTGGATACATTCAATGTGATATTAATGGTTCTGTTAGAACTTTGAAGATTATTGATGATGGTGCCGAGTCATTGGTATTGAGAACTACAGGTACTTGGGCAAGTGGTAATGCTGGATCTGATATGTCTGTAACATTATTTTTAACAAGAGTTGGTCCTTAATGGATCAACTCATTTAAAATAGACAATATGACAAAAGTTAAATTATGTTTTACTACCCATAACTCAGATACTGATTGGTTAGTGAAGGAGGTTAATATGGACGAAATTAATTATGAAGGTATAATTGATGATTATATTAGAGAATTTAAACCCCAATCCAAACAATTGGACGATAAATTTGGGGATGACGATCATTTATTTTTAAATTTTAGAATGGGTAGATCCAACCCAATATTATTTAGGTTGATAGATGAGTATATGGAATCAATTTAAAATAATTCTGTCTTTGGAAGTCTTTTTGGGTTAACGATATAATATTCGTTCAGGTAATTTATTAATATTTCTTCATCTATTGTTTCAAAATCGTCAAAATCGTCAAATTCTTCCTCGTCTTCATCATCAAAGATATCAAACCCCTCTTGAATTAGATTATATCCAAAACTTTCGGCATCTTCAATACTAATAATATCGTTTCTAACCTCATCTTCATCATCATTGATTAATCTGAACGAAACTTCTAATCTTCTTGTATTATCTTGAATGTAATACGATATGATTTCATTAATTTCCATTTAACCTTAAATTAACTTATTTTTCTTTAAAAGAAATGTTAGTTGTAATTTTTGAATCTTTTAAACATATCCAAAGACTCGTTCAACTTCTCCGTAAATTCCGGTAAAATGTCTTCATCAACCTCACCTGAAAAATCAATATCGTCAAACATATCAAACTCTTCATCATCATCACGACTAATTAATTCTGTTCCTTCATAATCCTCCATTCCTGGTCGAAAAGTTTTTGGTATTTTTCTAAAGTTTGCTGGGTCATAATCATCATAACGTCGTTTCATTTTATGATCATCCCACCCTTCATCTAATTCGTCTTCGTCTTTACCTAAGTCTCTATTTATTCTTTTAATTTCTTGAGATTCTTTATCAAACTTATCGTCATAATCTTCATCAGCATAATCATCGTAATCACCATCATCGTTTAGACCTAATGATATGTATTCAATATCCTCATCTTCAAAACGGTTTTCACCATCAATATCAACTGTTCCGTTAATTAAGTCATCCTCACCATCACCAATCATATCTAATGGTAGATCAGATTCGTTAATTCCCATATTGGTATATGGTTTAACAACACCCTTATTGGATACGGTAATTCCTTGTTTATCGTTTGCAAAGTCTTGAACATATAACGGTGTTTCATTACTTCCTTGTCCGTATTCAGTCACATAACCATCATAAATGGTTTTGTGTTGTTCTAAAATATCGTTTTTTTCTGCTTGGGTCATCCCGAAAAAATATTGTGCCATAGTTTTTGTTTTTATATAAATATCATTAATTAGTGTTTAAATATCCTCCGGCAAATTTGGTGTAAGCCATTACCATCTTTCTTGAATAAATATCCATTATTTTTTTAACCGATTCTGGTGTGATTTCTTTTCCTTCTGCTTCAAGTAGTTTCATTGCACCTCTAATCATTTCATCTCTTGCCTGATCAGCCATTTCAACCACTTCCTCAAATGCTTCCTCATTTTTATTATCATCATAATGATGTTCGTGAGCAACTCTTTCCGAACCAAGAACAAAATAAGGTGCCGCCCCTAACATATTAACAACACCAGACTCTCTCAAACTTTTTAGGTATTTGTGTAAAAATGCGTGATTAAAATATTTAAACAACTCTTTATTTTGTTGGAAAAAGTTTTCTTTTAAAAAACCTTTTTTAGTTGTTTCCATAACAGATTCTTCAGTCTTCTTTCTTCTACCCTTCATATCCTCTTCTCTAACCCACTTATCAACACCAGCAATAAGTGCCAATTTGGATCCATTATCCCAAGCAACATAATATTGAGTATCACCAAAAACAACACTTTTAGTCATTACAGTTCCTGGTGTTCCCATATGAACAGGAGAATACATATCATCCATTGAGATACAGATTACTCTATCCCCATTTTCCAATTCTGGATTTAAATTTAAATTTGCCATACAAATAAATATATCAATATATTTATTATTATAAATTATGAAAATAATAATCACAGAAAATCAGAATAGATCACTACTCAATGAGGGTGTTTCGGAATCAATCGTAAGATCTTATAGGTCAATGAAAAAATTTACCGAAAAGGTTTTAAAAGAAACACGGGACACAACAGGACTTGATTTTGAGTTCTTAATGAGTTGGGGTTCAACACTTGGTGGTCTTATGATGCCAGTATCACAATATATTGAGGGTAAACACCCTGAACTAACAAGTTTGGACATATCACTATTGATTACAGGAGCAATGGTTACTTATTACACTTCAAATAAAAAGGCATTATCAAAAATTCTTGAAACAATTAAAGAAAAAGGTTTGGTTAATGTTTTTGATGAGGTGTTAAGTGCGACATCTAATTTAAAGGACACATTCTTATCATTTGTTAGTAGTTTAAATATTACGATGGGTAAAATGGCAAATATGTTAGCATATACATTTCTTATTCCATTATTACCACAACTATATGAAATGGCACAAACAGGGTATGATCAAAATACCGTAAATCAAATAATTAAAAGAATTTTGAGTTATGGTGCAATTATTGGATCAAGTGCAATTGTTAGGGAGTTAATAAAAAAGATTGTTAATAGATTTAGAGGTTAACCCCAATTCCCATTAATTTTTGTGTTTTAATATTTTACCGATAACAATCTCCGATTCATCATCCGTTAATCCGTGTTGTGTTTGATGTGTATCAAACCAATTTCTAACAATTTCTTCAAATGGTTTTCTTGTTAATCTTGAAAGTCTTTTAAACCCAAAGTATTGTGCATCAATTTCGTGGGGTTGTGTGTAATATTGTAAGGGTTCTTCAGGTTCCTCAACATCAAGATCATAATTACCGGTAACTCGTTGTCTTGTGTGTTTTAATTCGTGAGCAATTAGTTCATTTAATTCACCAATCATATCATACATTGATTGGGACTTTTCTTCTGGATTATAAGTTATTCTAAGATTGATAGTATGTTCTTCTCTATAATAATCAGCATCCAACTCATAACCATCAATTGATTCATCAACATTTAAATCAACTTCAACGGATAATGGAACTGGTAACCCAACAAAGTTATAAACCATTTCATCACGATCCTCAAAATATTCAGGTAATTGGAATTCTCCCTCATCTTCATTTTTAAATACGATTACAATATCCCTTACTATCTGACGAATATTACCTCTCATCCTATTGTCTTCATTGATTATTTTCTTTATTGTTTCCCTGATGTTCATAGTAATAAATATAACGATTATTTTTCTTGAATGTTTAAACTAAATACTTTTAAATAAATATGAAGAAAAAATTTGATTTTGAGGATATAACATTAATCCCTAAATATAGTGTAGTTGAATCCAGATCCGAATGTGACGTTACAACAAAATTTGGTGGGTTTAAATTTAAACTACCTGTGGTTCCTGCAAATATGGAAAGTATTATTGATACCTCATTGGCAATAAAACTAGTTAGGGAAGGGTATTTCTATATCTTACATAGATTTGGAACTGATGTGGTTGAATTTGTTACCGTAATGAAGGAAATGGGATTAATGACTTCCATCTCAATAGGTGTTAATGATGACTCTTATACTTTGATAGACGAACTAATATCCAAAAATCTATTTCCCGATTTTATTACAATTGATATTGCCCACGGACATTCAATAAAAATGAAAAAAATGGTTACCCACCTTAGAAAGAAAATGATGAATACGTTTATCATTGGTGGTAATGTATCAACACCTGAAGGTGTAATTGATCTTGAGAAATGGGGTTGTGATTCAGTTAAATGTGGTATTGGTGGAGGATCTGCCTGTACAACATATCATTCAACCGGATTTGGTAATCGTGGGTGGCAAGCAAATATGATTAAAGATTGTTGTGAGGTAGCAAAAAAACCAATTATTGCTGATGGGTCAATTAAAGAACATTCGGACATTGTTAAAAGTTTGGTTTTGGGTGCCGATATGGTTATGGTTGGTGGAATGTTTGCCGGGTATGAAGAATCTCCAGGAAAATTAAAACAAGTTGATAATGTTTGGTATAAAACATTTTGGGGATCAGCATCGTCAGAACAAACAGGAAAAAATGAAAGAGTTGAGGGAATTAAGAAATTAGTCCCATTTAAACAAGAATCAATATTTGTTAAATTAAAATCTATTGAGGAATCGTTACAAAGTGCAATCTCTTATGGTGGAGGTAACCCTTCCAAGTTGAAATCCCTTTTGTCTGTTGATTATGTTATTGTGAAATAATTAAAGTTCTTTGATCTTTATAATTAAATCACCTGTGCCCCTAATCACTCTATGATATGTTTCAGAGGGGATGGTTATTCTGTCCCCTTCTTTTAATGTTATCGGTAATTCATTATCCATTTGGAATTTCCAACCATTACCCTTAACAACTTTAACCACACGATCACTTTCATCACGATGCCATTTAAGTTCGTGTTCGTCAATGTTCTGATCAAATTTACGTGTTTTTATTCCGTCTTTTATTGTTTGTTTGTATGGTGTATGGGATTCAACTACGTCCCTACCTAACCATCGTTTTTCATATTTAATACGGTTAAGATATGAATCGTTAGTAGAGGTACTTCCTCCTGTAATACTTGCACCTTTTAAAAAGGGAAATGTATTTCTTAAAAGTCTAATTAACGTTATTGTATTATGATTTGCAGTATCTGAAGAGTCTCTACTAAATGGATTTTCAAACACCCCCGTTAAGTTAACCGTTAAATAATCAGAATATATTTCTTGACCAATAATTGCTCTATATCCAATAAAATTATCATCAGAAAATGGTCTGTATTTAGATATAAATCTATTAATCATTTTCTCAGTTTTATCTAAATATTCTTCAGTATATTTCATAATTACCAATACCCCGGATAAGTGCGATTACCCCATAGGTGACCATATTTATTTATTCTACACGCCCAATAACCAGCCTTAGTCCTATCTTTTTTGTCTTTACACTTATGTCTAGCAGCAAAACTTTTTCTTGCCTTAGGATTGGATACCTTGGCAGTTAAACCCCCGTGTACATCACCAAATGTGATTTTTTTAATATTTCCAGTACTTGGATTTTTAACATAAACCTTATATTTCTTCTTTCCTCCAGAATCTCTCATTGGATAACCAACCTTCACCTTCTTACCTTGATATTCAGCTTCAGATAACAATTCATTATCCTCAATCAAATAAGGACAATCCAATGAAACATATTCCCCATTCGTTAATTTAACGACATTACCAAGATCCGTTTCAATTAACCATAAATCATTCTTAGGTAAATCAATGGATCCGTTATTATATAATTCTCTAACCTCACAAACTAAATTAAAGTAACTATCCGAATATGGTCTAAAGATATTTTCGGAAATTGTTAAATTATTTTTAATGTGGTAATCCAAATTACTAGATGTTTTAACATCCTCCACAATCACCATAGATTTGGGATTATAAGTTTCATTTAAAACTTTTCTAACGATTTGTTCAATATTAACCATACTCACATATATTTATATTAATAAATACTATAAAACTTATTGTTTATTCGGTATTTATATTAAAAAGTTTTTTATTATGAAAAAATTTATAACAGAAAGAGCGATTAAGACTACATTACGTAGAATCCTAACCGAAGATGAAAAATCTAAAGTTAATAAAGGAGAAGTTAAACCAAGATGTATGCCCGAGAACGTTATTCCGTTGGATGAGATTGTTGGTGATTCAGAAGGATATACAAAATACTCACCTGGTGTCTCAAAAAGAAACAAAGGCGTTAATGGTATGGTAGATACTTTAGGTATCCTAAATAACATCAGATTATTCAAAGATGTTAAGGATGGTGGAGAACATTTGGCATATGAAATGATGAACCATTTAAATAAGTTCCGTAATAAACATTATTACGATGAGACTAGTGGTGAATGTCATAAGTCAATGAATAAAATTATTGAACTATATAAAGAGAACGAACACGGAACTGAATTAGTTAAAGACATTGAGAAAATACTTAACTTACAAGTAACTGATGACGAATATACACCATCTCCAAGATCTAAAGAATATTTAAAACAATGTATTAACCTTATAAAAGGGGTTTAAGATTTTTAATTAGGACCGTTATCGTTATGGTAACATTTAAAAGGGACAATTCGCTACTGTCCCTTTTTTTATGCGATAAAAAATAACCCATAAATTAAAGTAAATAGTTTTTCACAACTTTTTTAAATATTTATAATAAAAAGGGATATGGCAACAAAGAAAGAAAATGTCACCGAAAAGAAGTATTTTTTTGGTTGGACAAACATTAAATGGGGTATTAAAGAAATTATTAACGTTTATAGTGTTAATAAATCATTTTTTTCCAAGAAGAGAGTTGAATCAGGTATTGCATTTATTATTGCACAGTGGGGCATGATTTATTTTTTACTAAATAAAGTCAGTACAATGACCACAACAGATATGGTTATGTGGGCAGGTATTGAGTTTGCAATCTCAGGATACATTATTAACCAAATTCAAAAAGAAAAAAAAGAAGATTAACCCATTATCATTTTTATTAACTATTCCCCACTCACAAGGTGGGGTTTTTTGTTTTTCATACTATTTATAAATAAAATAACTTATGAGAAGAGCAATAAAATTAAATGAAACTGATTTAAGCAGAATAATTAAAAAAGTCATTAAAGAACAAGACGATCAAAAAGGTAATTTATATTCCGATATTAACGATTTAATTAATGAAAAATATTCGGGCATTAACCCATCTGATGTTGTTGATGTTTTGGAAAACATATTAAGAAATTCAAAGGCAATACATCATAGAAGAAAAAATAACATTGGATCACTCACCAAGGATGAAGTATTAAGGAACTTTAAACGATAATAATAATCTTTTATATAACCCACCCCACAAAGGTGGGTTTTTTTTGTTTGACTAATTAATATAAATTACCTACCATTATATTCCGTGATAAAGACGGATAATATTTCATTTTTAAGACTCAATAGATTTGAGTTTGGTGAGCAGAAAGTAACTCAATTCGTGGTATTTGAGTGTAAATGGTTGGGATCAATCATATTTTTTTATTTTCATAAATCAGATCATTCTCAAGATAGGTTTCATACCCACGCATTTAACGCATTGTCGTTTAAATTGTTTGGTGAATATGATGAACACATTTTGGATGATGAAAAGACAGGTGAGTTCCATATTGAAAGGAGGACTCAATTCTTTAAGTATTTCCCAAGAGATTCATATCATAGAATTGCAAAAAGTAATGGTTGTTGTACAATACTATTATCAGGTCCTTGGAAAAAAAGATGGAAGGAATACATAAATGGTGAAGTGGTACATTATAAGTGGGGAAGAAAAAAATAAACAATATGTTTACAAAATAATAAACTAATCGTATAATTATACTTGAAACCTTGTTAATGAGGTCCGAGTGTCTGTAAGACATTTGAGTTGGAGTAAAACCAATGAATCGGAGATCAATAAACATAAAAATTAAAATAATGAAAAATGTATCAATCAATTAATGATATGCCGTGTGCATATGTAACTAAAAACAGACAAAGAATCAAACAATTTGATCATAATGTCTATCTAAAAGACGGATCTGAGTTTGAACTAGAACTCTATAACCCATCAAGGAAAACCGTCCTATCAAAAGTAAAAATAAATGGAACATATATCACAGGTGGGGGAATTGTCCTTCGTCCTGGTGAAAGAGTATTCTTAGAAAGATACTTGGATGATCCTCGTAAGTTTAAGTTTGAAACTTACCACGTAGATGGATCGGTTGAGACTCAAAACGCAATTGTTGAGAATGGTGATGTGGAAATTGAGTTTTATAATGAAAAGGAATCAATACCGGTATTAAATTTAAATTATAACCCTTTAGGTAGTCTTCATAGTACTTATGGAACTTACTTTAACACAACTATCGGTTCAACCGATGTTAACTATAAAACAACGACAATAACAAATTTAAGTTCAAACAAAGAAAATGGTTTTAATAATCTAAGACGTAAAAAGTTAAAAAGTGTGGAAACAGGTCGTGTTGAGAAAGGATCTAATAGTGACCAATCATTTAAAACCGTAAATAAAGAGTTTGAACACCTAACAGTTTCAAAATCATACTGGAAAATACTACCAGAATCACAAAAAAAATACGAAGTTAAGGATTTAGTATCCTATTGTACCAATTGTGGGTCTAAACGAAAGAAAACAAATCATAAGTTCTGTCCAACTTGTGGTGAAAAGTTCTAAATAACATAAAAACAAGGTTTCAACATTAAACCCCACCGAAAGTGGGGTTTTTTTATATCAATTATTATTCGTATCTTTGTGTTATGAGAAAGAATAATGTTAAAATAAAGGATCAAGTTAAGTTTGAACGTGTATTTGAGTATGATGATTGTACTCAGGTATGGAGATATGACAATTTAAAGACAGTTACAGGACCATATGAGGTGGAAACTAAGTACAAAAAACCCATAAAAAAGGTCTAATTTGGGTCATTTTACCCCTAAATTAAGGTAATTATATGGTATTTTTACCTAAAAAAACGTCATAAATTACCATTAAATGTCTTTTTATAACAAAAAAAAGGTAAAAATGACGTTTTTTTATCACTTTTACCTTAAAATTGTTAGTTTTTAGGTGATTTTACCTGTTTTTGTTGAACATTTTCTTAAATTCATCCATTTGTTTGGTTATATCTCCAATATTTAAGGGTTTTATGGGTAATTTACTCTGATTTCCCATATTTTTAACCATATTGAACATTTCTTTACCAAATTTCTTCCACCAAAGGTAAAAACCGATAAAACCTACTAATAATATCGCCGAAAAGACGAATAATGCAATTGCAAGTACCATAATTACTGTTTTTACTAATAATAACGGTAATTATGGGTATTATCAACTTATTTTAGTAGATTATAGTACTCTTTGAAGTGTTTTATACGATCTGGTAGTCCAATTGTTCCTCCATTCACTCTTTTTGTTACTTTTGTGACGATTTCATCACTAGATCCCTGATCACAGGTACTCCACAACTTATTTGAGTCAAAAAAGAACGCCGCAGACGCTAATGGGTACTTATTTGCTACCAAATCGGGGTTAGAAACACAATCTTCACCTATAAATTTGGTAAAATTGACATAATTTGACTTCCCTGTTAGTTGAATGAACCCTCTTCCTCGGAATTTATACCCTTCTTTAGTAGATTCGTCACCATTTCCCATTCTTCCACCATAAACACGAGCCGCAATCTTCTCAGGTTGTCTTGCATATGACTCATTTAAGTTCCCTGGGAAGTATTTACCGAATATTTTCTTCAAACCGTCAGCAGAATAGTTTAAATTCTCTGAAATCGCCTTAAAACCACCTGATTCGTGACTGCATTGGGCTAAAAAGTGAGCCAAACGTAGATTATTTGTGATATTAAACTTTTTTGCGGTGTCAGGGATCTGTAAAAGGACAGAATCAGGTATATGACCCTTTAATTTATCAATATTTAGTGTTCCACCAACACTTTCTGTAACTAATTCGGTTGTTGGGAACATTTTAGACCAACTTTTATCTCCGATTACACCATCTGAGGTTAATCCGTTGTTAGTTTGCCATTCTTTAACCGCTTTTTCAGTGCCAGGACCAAACGATCCGTCCGATGTTAACCCTAATTTGGTTTGAAGTTGTTTAACTTCCTCACCTTTTGATCCTAATTTTAATAACATAGTGATTTATTTGTATTTTATTGTTGTTTATACAAATAAATACTTTAAAATGACTTATTATCTCTCTTTTTTCTATGTGAAACAATGAAAAACACCCCCAAAATGATAAGGGGTGTTAATATTCCTATAAATATATCTACATTCATCTTATAACGTTTACAATTCCGTTTATTGTTCGTCTTTCATCGGTATTAATAACACCAAACTCTGATTTCCACACGTACATACCTTCTGAAACGATCTTTCCACCATATGTTCCGTCCCATTTCTCGTGTGAGTCGTGAGTTTCCCAAACAATCTCTCCCCAACGGTTAAAAACATACAAACTAAACCCTGTTTCATCAATACCATCAAAGTTAAAACCCCAATCTTGGTTATATTCATCACCATCAGGTGTAAATGTGTTAGGTATGAACGATAACACATCACTTAAAACGGTTAAAATTCTTGATGTTGTGTCTGTACACCCAAGATTATCCGTAACCACAAGGTATATTGGGTATTGACCAACGATTCCTTCTGGGAATGTGAATGTTGGGTTGTTAGTTATACTTAATGTTGGTGTTGCATCAGGTGCATACCACCACCAATCAACAATATTACTATATGATTGATCCTGTACCATCACCGTAACCTCAAAAAACGTTGTTGGGTTAGGTGATATATTAAATTGTGCGGTAGGTAATGGTTTTGTTTCAACAATATTGGTAAAAGTTTGGGCATACACACACCCATAGTCAGATGTTACCGACATAGTGATGTCCCACATCCCAACTGAGTCATATATGTGGGTAAAACCATTGTTTAATAGTATAGTTGTATCCGTATTATCACCAAATTGTATGTATGAACTAACAACATTACCAATTGGTGTTGATAAGTTGGTAAATATGAAGTCACCAGGGACGCAATTAACAGTATCCAACGGAATTAATGATGGTGTTACCGGTATTGGGAAAGTTAAGTTGATATTTGAATCTACCTGACACCCATTAATGTCTTGAATGGAAATTAAATAGTTTCCACCACTTAATCCATTGATAGTGTCGTTTGATATTACATTATCAATTAAATAATTGTAAGGTTGTGTTCCTCCAACACCTTCAATAATTACAGATCCATCATTTTCATTACAAGTAACGTCAATTCCAATTAAAGTATCAAATAAAAGTTGAGTTGGTTGGTTTATTGTAATAGAAGAATTACCAGTACACCCATTATTGTCAGTTACAACAACATTATAAGTGCCGGCACATAAATTTACGGATGTTTGTGATGTTTGCCCGTTAGACCATAAATAATTATAGATTGGTCCACCATTAATTGGGGTTACAGTTGCAGTACCATCACAATCTAAATAACAAAGAGGTTCTGTGAATGATGATATTGTGGTTTGGATGTTAGGAGGACCAGGAGAAACAAAAACTGTGTCGGGACCTAACCCACCAACAACATTACAAGTAGACCACCCGGCATTACAAATTGGGTAAACAAAATGACACGTATAGTTAGCACCTGCCGCTGGTGGTGTTACAGTAATCGTTGGTCCAGTTCCAATTGGTGTTGGATTACCCACTTGATACCAAGTTAATGTTGGTGTTACCACAGGTCCTGATGGTGTCCATCTCCAAGAGTCGTTATTCGTCACCCAAGCAGTTGAGTTTCTCCCCGGAACAGTAATTCCTATTGTCCCTGCGGCATTATGAATTCCCTCAACCGCAGTTCCCCCTTGCCAATTCACACAAGATGGTTTATTTTGTATGTGATTTTCTATAATATTTGTTGATTCGTATATGACAATGTGAAATGTTCCTTGATTACTTGTACAAGAGAACATTGGAACCCCAATCCAACTAACGGTTAATTTTCTACAAGGTGCAATCCCTGACATTTGATATTTAATTTGACCTCCTAATCCTGGATGCCAATCTTGCCACGGACCCATAATACAATTCTTAGGAACTAATGCATTTCCAGTTGGTATTGTTTGTGAGGTAAATGTTGTGGGTTGTCCACCTGTAAAAGAAACCCAACCATTAGACCCAATATAAAATTGTGTGTATGTTGTTCCAAAAAAACAAAAATTAAACCCTATGTTAAACGGACCTTGCTGCGAATCGTCAGTCATAGATATGCTCGTTCCAGTATTAGTTTGTGCAACATAAGGTATATTTGTTATTCCATAGTTTGTGGTTTGATTTGGGTTAGGTCCTCCAGGACCACATTGACTTAAATCTGCCGTTAGTGTGGTGGAACCTACCCCACAAGGTAATATTTGATCTACCCCAAGATATGGGCAATATTGTGTAAATGATGTTGATGATATTAGTACCATCAGTAAGGTTAAAATTAAATTCTTCATAGTTATGCGATAAATAGTGTTATATATTTTATATTGTCTTTATTGACGAGTTAAATTAGCAAAAGACACCCTTGTCTTAATAGATTATGGGGTTATATTTTCATTAGATGAAAAGACATTTAGAAATTATATTGAATAAGGTATTGAAAGAACAAAAAGATATTCTTTATGGTCCTAATTGTGATATTATTGTTAATAGTGTTGTTTGGATTAGAAGTAAAAAATCACATATGATCACAATTACAATATATACCGACAATATTGTGGAATCTGTGGAGGCTCACCCCGATGGGATAAATTTTATGGTAAGTACAGGTTGGCCGATCTTAGGTAGAAACACAAATCCAATTGTTGTTTCCACCTTAGACGTTAAACCATTAGTCCCACCACCATCTCATTCTCTCCTTCAAGATTCTAAATAAAAGATCGTTGGCTTTTTCTTCATTATAATGTGATACCCAGTGACATAGACTTGATTTATCAAGATCTGGTTTATCCTTCATTACCTTACGAACAGTAGAAGGGTATTTTGATAAAAACTTATCATCTTCTTCCCAAATAATATCAATCTCCAAACGTTTACGTTTTGGATCTCCTTCTATAGGTTCAAATCTAAATTTGGTTTCACGATAGTCCAAATATTCAATAGAGTAATATTGTTCTTTAATCCTTTCAATTAAATTCAACACAATAGTCATATCACGGTTATCAATATCAATTCTTGTATGTCTATTGGCAGAAACTAATTCCTCTCTTTGGAACTCTATCTTCTTTTGTAAAATCATCAAAATAAATGTATCATCCCAATCCCTTTGTTTCCAAATTGTTGGAACCCATTTAATTATATTGTTACATCCAGTTAAAAATTCTTTCAACCAAGATGGTAGTTTCCTCCAAAATGTATCTCTTTCCCAAGCAGAATCTTTTGGAATTGGTAATCTACCATATGTTTTAATATCGTCCATACAACAAAGATAGATAAAACATTTAATAAAAAAAATAAAAGTTATGATTTTGGTGGAAGCGGTGGATCTAAAAGGAATTTATCATTAACCCACTTTCTTAATTCGTTCTCAACAAAATATTCAGGCACTACTTTATCATCTGGTTGATCACTTGCGATGTTTGCAATATATCTTGCAAATTTTACCTTATATTTATTATCCATCATAGTCATAAGACCATCAGAGATAAAGAATATTTTAGATAGTGGATCTGAAATACCTAATTCACCCTCAATTAAATCAAAGGCTTTCATAACCGACTTTCCCCACCAAGTCTTATAGTTAGTAGTCTCCTCTAATGTTGGTCTAATAATTTTATTTATTGCCCTTGCCGCTGAACCAATCGCACCCGCAATAATTAATTGGGGTATAAACCAAGGCAACATTCTAATGGTTGCTTTGAACCCTCCTTCACCTACGTGTTGGAATAATCTCTTCCTTGTTGTTGATTCAACTAACGCACGTAATTGACCAAAAGTTATTTCTCCTTGAGCATTACAAAATTTCTCACTATCACATATGTTTTTTACCGCAGATCTTGATGGTTTAACATTCTCAATCTCAACAATCAAATTTAACATTTGATTTTGTTCTTCGGTAATTATTATCTTCATATTAAATAAATATTGTGTAGTTTAAATAAATGTGTTATATTTGTATATACTTATTAAATATACGACGATTATGAACTCAATAGAATTAAAAGAAAAAAAAGAAAAACAATTGCAAGAACAGGAATTGATTGTTGAGTCTTGGAGATCTAAATTTAAATTCTCGGCAATTAGTTTAGTGTTCTTCACATTCATTAGTGTGATCTACGGACTTAACCCATTTTTAGGGGTTATACCAACAATCGTATTTATCTCATTGGGTGTTGTTTTTATCCAACAAACAATTAGATCTTACAATTACTTGAAGTTTAGTGAAACTAATTATAATGCTATTTTGTTAATACACAAAATGGTTGATGATTTGGATTAAACTAAAAAAGGGACATTAGTCCCTTTTTATTATTGTAATTCTTTAAATTATTTACCAGCAGTTTGACTTCCAGTACCTGTTGCCAATTTTTGCATCTTAGTTAATTCAGGAGTTAAGTATAACATCGGTTTACCTTTAGATGATTTAACCAATTTAACTGTTCCTTTATAGTTATATTGTTTTGCTTGATTAAGAACATCTTCAATTGAATTTAAAATATCATCTTCAGTCATATCTTTATCTGATAAAAGATTTTCCATATTAGATTTCATCTTAGTTTTAGATTCCTCTTTTTCTTTACGACTAGCACCGAAGAACCCTTCTTCCATCTCAGCAAAATCAGACTCTTTTGAATCCATTTTTGTCTCAACGATTATTCTTTGTATCAACTCAGTCAATTCACTTTCTGTTAGTCTAATTACTTTTTTCATTATGTTTTTTTTTAATTTCTTTATTGTTTTATTATAAATATCTCTTATTTCAGTTGTGGAACAACATTTTCAGAAAAAAATGATTCTAATTCATATTCTAACCCTTCGGCAACATCTTTTAATCCATAATCTTCCTCATCATCCACATTATAAAAATCATAATCAATTAAATATCCTCGTTTATCAGTTGCAAATGACCCAAAGTATTCTTTTCCACCAAATTTAATCTCACCAAAATATTCAACCTCATCACCATTATCATTTTCTTCGGAAAATGTAAATTGTATTGGTTGATCTGCAAGCATCCCATTGATTACTTCACCTTCTCTTTCATCATATCGTTCTGAAGGATCAACAAACTCATCAGGTCTACCACCTTGTTTTGTATGTTCTGAATAATATTTTAAATATCTTTTTTCATCAATATTTAAAGAGTCATATCCTTTTTCTGTTATCTTATCTAAAAGACGATCCACAACTTCTTGACTTTCAACAAGTCTTCCATACTGTGATTCTGTTAATATAAATTTCATTCCTTTTTTATTATAAATATATCTTTATTAAATAAGTTCAACACTAATCGAATCGGCATTGAATCTATATTGACCAATAACTTTCCACGCAAATTCTTCAATAATCCCTTTTATTTCCATTTTAATCTCCCACAATAAATCATCATAAATATATCCAGGTTCGTTAATTCTTGTCAGATCATAATATTCACCATCGGTCATTAACTCAACCCCACCATCAAGTATTTCCATATCAACACTAATGTCTGGATCACGAGACCGTTGGTTACGCATTTTAAGGTTAGTTAATTCAAATGTAAAATCATAATTACCAATATTAACGTGATATATACTACCTAATTCATCTGTAGTAAAAGTTTTGTTGTCTAAATCTTCTTTAATCATACCAAACACCACGTCAACACCACCATACCACTCAACAACCCAATCATTCAACATTGAGGTACTGTGTAATCCCATAGATTTTGCCAATGCGGTATTCACCTCGGGCTTTAATCCTTTAGATTTTTGTTTATCCCATAACTTAAACATTGAGTTCTTCATTTTTTCCGATGGAGTATAAAACAATGTTTCCCTTAAGATTTGTTTAATTTTATTACGACTTGGTGAATTCATATTAATAAATACTACAAAAACATTTTACATTACAAAAAAATATTTCTACACTTATAAAAAACAAATAAAATATGGGAAAAGTACAAAATGGTGATGTTGTAACAGTACATTACACAGGAAAATTGGAAGATGGTTCAGTTTTTGACTCATCGTTGGATGAAGGTAGAGAACCTATCACCGTTAAATTGGGTGAAGGATCTTTAATTAAAGGATTTGAAAATGGTTTAATTGATATGGAAATCGGTGAAAAGAAGACTGTAGAAATTAGTCCTGAAGAGGCATATGGTCACCCAAATGATCAAATGGTAAATGAAGTTCCAAGAACACAAGTTCCTGAAGGAGTTCAAGCTGGCGAAATGTTACAAGCAATGACACCACAAGGTCCTGTTAATGCGAAAGTTCTTGAAGTTAAGGATGAGGTAGTTATCCTTGATGCTAACCATCCGTTATCAGGAAAAAAACTAATCTTTGATTTGGAAATTATAAGTATTGGTTAAGAATCGGTGTGGGTGGGGAATTCTCCATCCACATCTACTTCTATTTGGTAACCCCATATTTGTATCAAATTGGCTCTACCATTATATTGTAGTGTATATTCTTCCGGTAATGAGTTATATAGCCCACTCAAAAAATTCTCCATTTTATTGTTATATTCGTTACCAAATTCATCTTTATGGTCTTCATCAACTAACCCCATTAAATATCCCGGGTTTTTATAACCCTCAAAATATTCTTTACTAGTTTCTAACCCATATTTTAAATGGAAACGACTTGGTGGTACATTATAGAATTTTAAAAACCTAGTAAATTCAACGATAATAACCACCCAAATATGGAATTCCGTTATTTCTCTAATTTCCACACCAAGAATAAAAGGAAACTTTCGTCTTAAACCTTTTATTAATAATTCAATACCCTTTTCTTGTTTTTCGGTGATCTCCATATTCATAAATACAAAGATAAATGAATTTATTTATTTATGAATTTAAAATAATCCTTACGATCTTTTAATATTGTTCTTAAAATGAATGACACGCTTATTAGTGAAAATATTACCATATACAATATATAGGCATAAAATGTTGAAAGTATGTTATGTGAGTATTAACAAAACATTAAAAAACCCCACCTGCTGAGGATGGGGTTCGTAGTAGGTTTTATTCTTATCAGAAATAAGTTTGTTCAAAGTATAATACTTGGAATTTGTCTTTGGTGTCGACCAATTCACTTCCGTTAATTAAGTCGTTATATTCAACAACCGCACCCTTTTGGATCTCTCTAAATTCACCTAAGAAGTCAAATGTTGTCATATCATCCGAGAACAAATCTTTTGAATTTTCATTATATGCTTTCATCAATGCCAATTCCATTTTATATGCCCCATAAATAATTTCAATTAAACCATCAAATTTATGATCAATCGGTGCTTGTGGGATGACAGGGATGATATTAAAATCTGTCATATATTCTTGAAGTTTCTTTGCGTGAGTTAATTCATCATCCGCCTCATTATTAAAAAATTCTGCAGCTTTCTTGTAGTTCTTATCTCTACACCAATTCGTTGCTGCTCTATAAAAATAGTGTGCGGTGTACTCATCTTTAATTCTATCTGTTAAGATTTTAATGGTCTTACTGTTTAATTTATACAATTTGCCATCACCTTCTTCTTCAGTTTCATTTTCGGAATCATCTTCCTGTTCCATTAGACCTCTTCTTTTTATTTCTCTAAAAAGTTCTTCTTTTAATTTTTTTTCTTCCATAATTATTTTTGTTTAATTAATTCAATCTTACATAATATAAATATTCATTAAGTTGTAAAATATTGTTATGGTATTAAATTTACAATTGTTGATCTATCACCTGCGGTATAATCAAGTACTTCACCACACACATCATCGTTGTTATTGTGACACCATTCCTCAACTTTACCAAAGGCATCCTTAATTATTTGTCTATCTTTCCACTTAACCTCAAGGGGGTTTGAATTTATTATTGGTTCAATTGTGACTTTCATTTCTGGTACAATCTCAATGTATTTCTTTAATACATTTGAAAACACTTCGGATTCAATCCCACGAGTTCCTTTAACGTATCCAACATTTGCCTCCGATATAACTCGTTTTACAATACGAACTAGATCTGACTCAGTTAATTTTATAATTTTTTTCATATTTAACATTCTTCAGAATATTCATCCCACAACGCAACAAGATCATCATAGAACTCATTGGTCATCTCAGTATTTATTTTATTATAATCGTCAACACTAATATCAGGATTAGTTGGTCTAACCACTTCTTCGTCATCACTATAATCAGTATCACTCCACGGATCAAACCCAAAAAACCAACCCATACCTGTTGAGATACAAAAATCAGCATACTCATCACCATCCTCAAAATTACAAGGATCTTGCATCTCAACTTGATTGTTTATTAAATCCCTCAATTCTTGGATCCTTCTTGCGTAATGAGTTAATTCGGATTCCTTAATGACCCTCTTTATTATTTTACTTAAATTATGTTCCATTTGTTTTTGTTTTTTATCCATATAATATGATCCGATACTCTCAAATTCAAGATCTTTTATTTTGGGGTATGAACCAATAATTATTTTTATAACACCACCAATATATTTATCAATCTCAGCTCCAAGATTCTGTAAATCACTATCCCAATATTTCATTTGAAGAAATCTATCAACATACCCAACAACCAAATCAGTATCCAACATATCCTCAGTAGCGTTAAAATAATCCAAGTATTTGTCTTTATCAACAAGTACACTCCAAGTATCATAATTGTATTTAGTCTTTAAACTCTTTAAATTTTTAACAAACGGATATTTTCGTTGGACTAAAGTTAATATTTTCTCAATTATCTTTTTTTTCATAATATTACCTATAAATATTCCAATTATTGTTTTACGGAACGGAATGGTATGTGGTAATTGGAATCGTAATTTTCATCATAAAACGTTTTTTTTATTTCGGTATATTGGGTTTTGGAATGAATCATAATTTTACCAACCATATTTGGTAAAACATTATAAAAATATTGGTAAATGTCTTTATCATCAACATCATAATAAACATCCGAATGTCCTATTCTACGAACTATAAAACGATAAATGGGTGAAAAATTTGTAGGATTATAAACAGATGTATGTTCATTGAGAATGTCAATATGATAAAAACCACATTGATAGGTAATGTCTGCCGTTAGTGACGGATAACATATTTTAAATATTTTTTGAATTTGTCTTAAACCTCTTTCGTGATTCATATGTAAAGTATAATGAAAAAAAATTATAATCACAAATATCTTGGTCAATCACATCTAAATCTTCCATTAAAAATTCATCAATCATTTCAATTCTTCGTATAAAAGAATTTTGGTTTTCTATGATTTCATATTTCTTTAATATCTTGGTTGGCGACTTTCCCAATACTCTTTTAATTCATCATAAAAATTATTTCTAATGTAGTGGATGATTTGATTTCTTAAGGTTACATAGTCACCCCCAACCACGTTAGGGATCATTTTACCGGCAAGAGTTGATCCCACATCCCAAGTTATCTCACCCATAAAACTCTCAAGATTATGGGGAAGATATCCATAACCCAGTAATTGACTATATATCTCATCTTCAATTTCCTTATGTCTTCTCAACAAGTGACGTTGATTTTCTGTTATAACAATTTTCATATTTTAATTTAAATAATCCAATAAGTCACCAGACATATACCAATCGTTTATTTCGTAATAACCTTTAAACCTTTGCTTTGCCCATTCAAGTATATAATCATTTAAATCTACACCTTCACTTTTTCCAAATAATTCCTTAGCATCATTAATACCCATAATTCTCATTACGGTGGTAATATGGGGGTTAGAAAAAGATATATCGTTATCTTGAGTGTCTATAATTATTAATGGTTCTTTATCTGCATTAAAAAAAATATCATATCTACCGTTATCTTTGCCCTCTTCAGGTATAAAGTTAAACATCCGATCCATTAAATTATAAAGTTTTTTCTTCATACCATATAAATATCATAAACATAAAAAAACCCCACATATAATTAAGTGGGGTTAAAATTAGAGTTTAGAAGCCGATTCCATTATAAACCTCATCTTATTCTCAAGGTTTTTAATATCATTGACTTGTTTTTGATCCAAATTTATTGATTCCCCTTTTATTGAGGAAACTTGGTTTTGTAATCTAGTGTACTCATACATTAGTTGATTGTACCTTTCGGCTTTTTGTGAATTATCCATAATTAAAATATAATCTATTTATTTTCCTTATAAATACAACAAAGATGGTGTTATTAAGAAAAGAAGATTTTTAGATAACAAATTTATCCATACCATCAATAATAATATCACATTCGGTATATAGGTTAAAATTGTATTCGTCGTTATTCTTTGCCAACATCGTTACCTTCATATGTTCTTCCTTTGTTAACCCAACGGTTGATACGTATTTTTTCATAAAATCAATGAATTGATTAACATCCATATTTGGATTTTGAATTAACTGATCAAAAAATAATTTCATTGACTTCTTTCTCTGAATAAAATGGTCGTGAACCACGTTTTTAGGTGTTAGGTTTAATCGTTTAACCTCATTGGACACCAATCCCGTCTTAAAGAATTTATTAGTTGTTAAATCAAAGAATGGGTTCCTATTTAAGGATATAAATTCATCCAAGGATTGCCCATCATCTTTTAACTTATTATATAATCCAATTTGAGATCTGAATATCTCCAAGGTTATTTTTATTTTTCTAAGTTGTTTTTCATTTAAAGTCATAATAAAATTATATGATTTTTTTTGTGGATTGTCAACGAATGGAAGTGTTAGAATTTAAATAGATTGCTGAGAACCACGTATTAATAATTAGTGTTGGAAAGGTTACAATTAAATGATTTTGGATGTTGTTAATATGTGGTGTTATCTTTTCCAACCCTAAAATATGTCTTAATGTGATAATATAATCAGTCTTTAAGACCATTGTTTGGGTGTTTATATTATAAACCATAACTACTTCATCATTTTTATTAAAAAAAGCAATATGAGGTACGGTAATGGTGCGAACTTTCCCAACAGACGAATACGATAACAATTTAGATAAGATTATTTTGAAGTGTTTTTCCATAACATTCCAAAGATAGTAAAATATTTTCTATTAATTATGTTTTAAGAAATTATTCTAAACCTTAATAACGGTTTTCCGTTAATTGTAATATCCCCCTTATCATTTTTTCCGATTTTTTTAACAACAACCTTCTTGTTTTTAAATTTACCACCCAACAATGTATCACCAACCTTAATATCAAGGTTAATCATCTCATTTAGTGATCTATATTGTTGTTCGGTTATAATGATTTCCATAACAATTTTAACGGGTGAGTTCAATAGTTTTTATTTTTTCACCAAAATTATCTTCAAACCACTTCTTAAATACGGGTTCCCAATATGGTCCAAACATAGAGTTAAGACTCTGATAAAAACTCTCGTCCTCAATTATTAATAATGGTGATAATTCCTTTTTAGGATCATCATCATTTACCCAATAAGACTCCTTATATAATGTGAAAGGTCCGTAGTCATCCTCAAAATAGTCTCCATTATAATATTCTATTGCATCATCTGTAGGATCACCATAATCATCGTGAAATGGGTTAGAATGAATCTCATCAACATTATAATGAGTGTTTAGATACTTAATAATTGCCAATTCAATCTTATTTTCGGTGATAATAATTTTCATATTTTATAAATAGTTAATAATCCGATTCATATTCATCATCATTACAATTACGATTCCTCCATTCTCCTTTAATTAAGTGACGGTACTTACTAATAACTAATTCACGAACAAAACCCTCAAGTTCAGTTGAATCAAAATGTTCTTCACCATAAAGTTCAATATATGAATTAATAAATGTTATTGCAGAATCATTTGCCACGTTAGTTTCATAACTATAATAAGTTTCATAATCACAAGGATCGGTATAATCAAAACCCTCAATAACAATATCCTTTAAGGTATCCATTATTTCAGGAACACCTAATCTTCTACGTAACCATAGAAGTTTATTTTGAGATTCAGTTATTATTATTTTCATTTTCTTAAATCATTATTTACAAATAAAATCTTTTTTTCATTTCATCAATATATTTATCCCTTAAATAATCACGGAAAAGTTCATAAGTGGGAATCCATTGATTATCTTTCTTTGTAATACCAAAAGATTTTTTATCTGCCATTGCCCGATGTATTGAGGAATTAACCAATGAAAATTGGTAGTCATCAAAATCAAAAAAGTCTCTCGGATTAAATAAATCAATTGACCTATTAAATTCGTCATCAATTAAATGAATCCTGCGATTAATAAAGTTTCTATCTTTAGATTCATTTAAAGATCCCATCTCCTGTTCAACAATAACATCGTTTAAAACAATCTTTGCGTGGGGTATATGTTGATTAACTCTATATTGAATCTCCGACCAAACATTATCCCAACTATCCCTTTCCTTGTTAACATATAGATTAACATAAACCTTAATACCATCAAAGGTAACAACTCTATCAACGCCAATATGATCGACAGAATTAACCTCATCCAATTCGTCCATCTCACCCAATCCCCAATCTTCAGAATCAACCTTAATGTTATCCATAAGATCATTTAACAACTTATTAAAGATGTTAAATAATTTATCTTTTTGAGATTCAGTTATTATTATTTTCATTATCCAAAATTAGATTTTAACATCTTTTTATCTTTTGTTGATAAACTATCCCACCATCTACCTGAGATTGCATTACTTAATAATTTACGTCTATCGGGCATGAATGGATCCAACATTCCATTATCAAGACATATAGTCCAACCGACACCAGTTAAATATCCCGTTTTAGAACATTCGTTGGTGTTAGGTTCATATTCCATACTAACAAAACCATTGTTTATACCAACATATTTTAAAATATCTCCCAATATCTTTGTAATATGTTGACGGTCATGGTACCTAGTTATACTCCACTCATCATCACCAACACTTAGATTCCTAAATATATAGGGTAAATCTCCAATAAAATTAACTTTAATATTTATTATATTGGAAAGTACCTCAATATCAACAATATTAAAAGTTAAATCAAGACCATATAAATCCTTAATCTTATGGTGACCAAGAGTGTTAAAGATTTTTTCAATAGATTTAATTGGGTAAGACATATTTGATAAATATACAATATAATTTATTTATGCCCACACAACCTAACATATAAATTTCTAAGGTAGTTTCCGTAGTTTTTATTTATGATGTTAACAAAGAATTCCTTTTCTTCATCTGTAAATCTCACCATACCATCACGATTATTAAAGAATTGGACGTTATCGTCAGCAAATTTATCCATCGTTGTCTGAACAAAAGAATAAACAAAACTATCAATAGTGTAATAACTACACATATTATGTCCATTTTCATCGGATTCAACCTCTTCAATGTCCAATTCAACATAATTAATAATACTGGGTAATCTTCTAATGAAGAAATTTTGACTATCAAACATAATAGGTTTTATAATATTTTGTTATTGTGTCCTCATATCTTGAGGTTAAAAATCGTTTAATTGATGTTGAAAATTGGTAATATGATTCATCTCCCCAACATATTTCAAAATTACTTATTGTTTCAAGTTTTTCATATAGGTAATCTATTATCGTATCAACAAAATTTGATAATGAGAATCTAGAAACAGGTAGTTCGTCCATAATAGATATAACCGTTTCATCAAGAACATTAAGCTCCAATCTTCGTTTAACGCAGTTAGATAACCTATTATAATCCAATAATTCTTTTTGGGTTTCGGTTATGATTATTCGCATGATTCAAAAGATTTATGAAAAAATTTTATTAGTTTGTCGTAATAACCAATATCCTCAAAAAATTTATATAGATCCTTATTGTGGTACGAATTAATATTAAGGGTATCATTAATTTCCCAAACTATACCCACAATTATATCGTCAGAAAAATGTAACGCATCATTTTCGGTATTGTCCCAATATTTACAAATGTCTTTAGGGTTCAATTTAGAAATAATTTCATCTGCAATACCAATTCGTCGTATAAATGAACGAATTTGTTTATCTTGGGTTTCAGTAATAATGATTTTCATATATCAATAAATATAACTATATTTACAAATATGAATAAAGACCTTAAAAGAAGATTACCAGAGTTGGAGGGTTATGTGAAGGATTCAATTATATATGTGTTTGTAAATGAGGACGGATCTCCACCTCCGAGAAATTTTGGACAGTATGAATCGTGGGTAATACATAGATCTACGTTAATATTCAGACATAAAAACCCACAGATAGGATTTATTAAAACCGATATGATGAGATTGATCTCAGGAGAATTTAACCAACAACTAAAAGAGGGTTATAAGTATATAAAATAATTTAGTGTGGAAAATTAACCGACGAAGTCGGAATTCCGGCGCCAATAAAAAAGGAAGAATTTAAATCATCGTTTGGTTTGACACCTACTCACCCAAAGATTTCTTAGATGGTTACCGTAGTTGTTTTCAATGAAATCATCCAAAATAGAAATATCCATATCGGAACCACCCATTTCAGAATCATTGTGAAAGAAATCCCAATTCTGATTAATAAAATCTTCAATAGAATTAGATCTAAAACTATTAAAAAATATGTCGGGAGTATAAAAAGCCGAACACCACCAAGGATTATCTTCTCTTCCATACTCAAAAATCCGATCTTCAACAATCTCAATAAATTGTTGAAGTCGTCTAAGAATATAGTTTTGGTTTTCTGTGATAATGATTTTCATATGATTATAAATATAACATTAAATATTATTCTTCACAACCTTTTTCCATAACCCCATCAAAATATCCCCTAACCTTATCATAGAATATTTCATACATCCATTCATTCATAGTTTCAGATAGATCTTCAATCTTACTCATATTACCTTCTTCCCAATCTAACCGAATATTTTCAGTAATGAAATTGTAAATAACTGCGTTACGAACATCACCATAGTACTCGTGAAAACCATAATACGGATCATAGGTATAATCACAAGGGGGGTAATAAACCATCTTTTCCTCAACAAGTGAATTAATTTGGGCAAACCTCCGTTTAAAGAACAGGTCATTAAATTGTGATTCGGTTATAATAACTTTCATATCTTATAGGTGTTTAGCATAATCATATTTTAATCTTCTTGAAATAAAGTTTTTAACACTTTGTGGTAGATCATCAATACGAATCAAATAACTATCCTTAAAATCTCCTGGTATGGTGGGAACGTGATCGTACAGTTCTTCCATACCATCGGTATTGCGGAATAACATAATAAAAACCCTCCTTGTGTCAAAATGAATCTCCTCAATATAAGCCGAGTCACCATCATCCCATAATTCAATTCCCAATTCATCAATTAATTTTTTTGGTAACTTCCAATGTAAGTAGTCAGTTTCGGTGGGAATATTCTCTTCAGTAATAAACCTACCCATTCTTAATGACTGACTCTCCGTGATAATAAATTTCATATACAATAAATATATGGAAAACAAAAAAACCCACTGATGAGGTGGGGTTAATAATTAATATTCGTTATCTCCGTGAATTATAAAATCATATATTGATTCGGCATATTTGTCGTCAGTCATATCTTCATCATAGAACCTTGAATTCTCAAATTCATCAAACCACCCATGATTGGGATGTAGTCCGTCGTTTGACAAGATTTCCATAATGTAATCATAATCCCTTTCTTCCATAAAACTTTCCTTTAACACACGTTTAACAATCCTTGTTAAATCTGATTCTGTAAGTTTTATAATTTTTTTCATACTATCTTTTAGTTATAAATATATGTTTATCTACCTTTAAGTGGGGATCTACGGATAATTATTTCAGCATCCTGATTATACTTCTCATTAAACCATTTTAAAATCATATCCTTATTGGGAAGATAATTTAATATTTCATCATAAACCCCACCATTAACCCATAATGTCTTTGGCCTCATTTTATCATCAACTTTATCAGTATCCCAATTCATAACCCATTGATTTCTTGGTTCAGAAACCCTAAAGTAATATTCCTTATCATCTTTGTTGTAATAAACCGTGTTTATACCATATATTGTTGCGTTATGATTGGATTTGGTTTTTAAATCATTAAGTTGGGGGAATACATCACTAATGAGTTTATCCATCACAGTTTCCGTAAGTATTTGTTTAATGATGTTTTTCATATTAGATAAATATACCCCCACATATAATTACCATCTTGGACGACAGTTCTCCTTAAGATATTTATTATAGTATCTTCTAATGATACCATTTAAGTTAGACGATAATTCATTCCTGAAATGATCCAATGATCTTTCGTCAATACCCAAATCACCCACAACCTCATTAATTGAGGAATGTATCATATCCGATTTGTATTTATTAAAATCAAAATAATCATTGTAATAACAAGGGTTATAAATATTCATTTGTTTTAATACCTCATCTTTAACCACTTGATATCGTCTTAACAAAACATTTTGATTTTCGGTGATAATAAATTTCATATACAATAAATATATGATAAAATAAAAAGTTAATTATAGATGTTTTTGATTGTCAGATAAATTATCATATTCATCATAACCATAGAAAGTGGGAACAATGGAGAATGGATACATAGATAATATTTCGTTATATACGATATCCGACAGTTTATCAATATACCAAGTGTTTTCACTATAATCAGATTCAACCCAATCATAATAATAATCATCACCATCTCTATCAATATCTGTAATAACCACATTGATTCCAGCAACGGTGTCGCCACCCTTACCAACTACCTTTCCAATCTCAATGTAATACTTAAATGAATATTCCTCATAATCACTTTCCCCACCCCAACTATCAACCTCATCTTCAAATGAAGATTCATATGTCTTGTTCTCTAATGTTCTTTTAAGGATTTCTTTAATAACGTTTTTCATATTAGATAAATATACGGATATTATCGTTTTATATCCAAGTCCTTAAATGAATCGGGGTTCACAAATTCATCTGTAAGGTGATTCATAACATCCCTGAAGACTTCACCCTCAGTTTTATGTCCGTGTTCACCAGACATTCTAATAACCATACCCAAGGCCCCAGTCATAACCGATAGTAGTTCGGGGTATTTAACGTGTTTACCATTCTTAATTTTTGGAACCAAACTCTTAAGATCCAAATACATCCTCCCATCTTCCCTAACCTCATACTCAATCACAATTCCATTCTCCATAATGTAATAATAAACATAATCCCCAATTTTATCAAAAATTTCTGAAAATTTATTTTTCTATAATGAGGTATAAATTAAAAGAGGGGGGTTCACTTTACAGATTAGAAGGATTTTATTTTACAGATTATAAAAAAACCCCACCTGTTTAAAATGGGGGTTAATTAAAAGAGGGGGTCGTGTTATGACTTATGTTTATTATTCGCTTGTTCTATAAATGTTGCCCATCTAAGATTTTCAGGTTCATAACCTTTTGTTACATTAATCCTATCAATAGAGTAACAATCAACCTTATTATTAGATTTACCTACAGGTCTTTCACCAAGATTAGTTAATATATATTCTTTAAATAATGGGTAATTATTTATCCACTCATCATACATTGTTATACCCAATTTACCATAGGTTGAGTACCTTTTATTATTGGGGTTATAACATCTTTGTTTTGCACTTGTGTATAAATCATAAATATAATGATGTTTTGAATCTACCTTTGAATCTCCGTGAGTTAACATAGTAGGTAATATACTTTCCACCATCATTTTCTTTGCTAATGATCTAACATAACAACCACAAGATACTGTAACACCTTTTTTTAAATTACCATATTTAATTGATTTATTTTTTGTACCACAATCACAGTCACATAAAACCTTTTTGTATCTTTCAGTATTGTTTATGTCAATATCAATAATTGTTAATAGTCCAAATTTTTTACCAATTTGAATTTCTCTATCAACAATAAACTTACCCAAACCTAATTCTTTTCTTATTAATGAAATAAAACCTTCAGAACGTCCCGACATTAAAGAAATTTGTTTATTATTACAACCTTCCAATATCATTTTCTTTACCACTTCTTTTCTTTCTTCTTTTGACATATTAACAATTGTCTCGTCACGTTCAAAACCTTCTAATTTAGATCTACTAAAAAATTTCTTACATCCACAAGATGGGGTCGTACCTCTCTTAATGCTTTTTTTAAGATTACTAAATTTTACAACTGTTTTATTACCACAATCACATAAACACTTAACATTCCAAATACTATTTTTAAAACCTTTACCCCCAATACGGATTGTAGGATCCACTTCTTTTATTATAGTTAACATACCATAACGATCTCCAATTTTAATATCACTTCTTCCCATATAATGAATAATATAATACTTACCTATAAAAATATCAAATTTTTTTCCAGAATTTTTTTTATGAATACTTTGTTTAAGGGATTGTCCCCCCTTTTAGACTGTCAAAATGTCATATATAGGGGGCATACGGGAGGGGGGAGGGGGTATATCCCCAATATGGGGGGTGTGCCAGGAAATGAGGGGGGTAATATAAGTTATTAACAATTCACATATGTAACCCCCCCTCCTCTATGACACATTGTCATATTTTAAGTACTGTATGAATGATTCTGATATAAAGGGATCATCATCATTGGTTGGTATTAGTTTGGTGAATGGGGATGTCATAGTTTGTATTAGATTATCTAACTTATATGATTCAACACTTATTATCGAACCATAGGGATAATTAAATAGGTTATGTACATAGTCCTCTGGTTCATCCACATCTTTACTGAGGGGACTAAGCATGTCTGTATCTATGTGTACGATCACTGTTAGTTCATCACAATGTTCTTTAGTACCAACAAGGAAATCAATCCTCTTAACGTATGGGTAATGTTTTGATACCACCCTATATATTAGATCTTCATATTTCTCTTTCATATTTTATGTATTGTATGAATGAACCTGTGTTAAAGGTTGTGTTACTTTTTGGTACCAATAGTTTAGATAGTGGGGATGTTATCTCAAACAATAGTCCATCTAAATTATACGAGTCATCACGGATATCATTACTATAAGGATAATTGAATAGGAGATGAACATAGTCCTCTGGTTCATCCACATCGTTTGATTGGGGACTAAGCATATCTGTATCTATATGTACGGTCACAGTAAGATCTGGATCATCCTCCACGGTTGTGAAGGTAATCTTTTTAACATATGGATAATTTTTTGATACGATCCTATATATTAGATCTTCATATTTCTCTTTCATATTACCACAAAGATAGTAATAATATTAATTGAAATAACATTGGGGATTATTTGGTCACGTCAATTATAATTTGTATCTTTGTATTGTTGGTGGGGGAACCTGAAACGGGCTGGCAGTCTTTGATTGTTTGGAGTGTAGACTCCAACCTGCCTTATATAATATATAAAGCACAAAAAAATTCCCCCATGTTTGTGAGAGAGTGTTAAGTTTGTTTTAGATCATTGTCATCTTATTCTTTACGTGCCGTAGCGACTGAATAACTAACTCCCTACCATGGGGAAAATAACTAATCTTATATATAAATATAACAACCACTGAAATAATCTCAATGGTTGTTATAATTTTCTTTATTTTGTTTATGGTTGTGGTTTCATACAACTTTCACAAATATCGGACTTACCTAATATTGTTGATATAGTATCTAAAGGTGTACTAAGTGTTGTTCCAACTATTGTATAACAACCATTGGTCACTATATTATTTTTAAATGTTAAATTTAAGATATCCCCAACCCTAATAAATGGAAAATCACCAATAACATTATAAGTTAAACCATTTTCACAACTTTGTATTTGTATAACTGTTTGTGGCGTTGGTCCACAACTATTACAATCAGGTTTTTCATCAACACTTTTAACAGAATCCTGAGAATCAACAAATGGCGTATCCCCAAGTATTGTATAACATCCTGGTTGTGTCATACCATTAAATGAAAGCTCATAAACCTTACCATCTGTAACAACATAATCTTTGAAATCAATTGAAATGGACCTCACATCACCATCACAACTTTGAATTTGTTTTATAGTAGATGCGGGACATATTGTCTCCCCATAATTAACAACATAACCATTAAGATCATTTAATATAACACTACCACCCAACACACAGTCAGGGATAATATTGTTATTCATTAGTATATCCCTAAAATCAATCGTTACCGTTTCCCTATTGGGACAATTGGTATATGTTACCGATGGTATCCCGATTGTTGCGGTTGGTGCTTCAGGTTTATTCCCAAAAGATTGTTCTGGTTTCCCACCACCACCATTTATACTAACAACACTAACGTCACTTGAACAATATTTCCCATTCTTGATACCCATTACGTCTTGTATCTTAGTAAATATTTTACCTTTATTTCTTCTCATATCTATTTTTTATTAATAAATATTAGGAATAACACATTTGTTTTAGTATCTTTACATTATGAAGACAGTAATACTATGCTATTTATTTATATCGGGGGTTATATTTATCCCCATAATAATTTGCTCAATATTTTTTAACTACTTCCCAAACAGTTTGGTAACGAAGTTTATTAAAAAATATATCATCACAGATCAAGATCTTGATCCACCCGCTCAGCTATAATCCTTGAGTGATTTCTAATCAACTCATTTACATCGTTGAAATCTTCTTCCGTTAAACCAATCTTCTGATGGATGTATTCTATCACACCACCCATATCACAACTTACCATAACAATAAAGTTCTGAACAATCGGTTTGGATGTCCCCTTCATTGAATGAGTCTCATATACACAAGTCCCACTGTGGGATGTTAATCCCCCGACTTCAGAGAGGTGGGGAAAAGTGGGAATATCTTCCCCCGACTGATATAAAGAGGTGGGATGACAATATGTCAGGGTGATGGTGCGGTTTTCTCTAACCACGGTACATATAAATTCATCTAACAATTCTTTCATAATTTACATTTGTAACCCCTACAGAGGGGATTTTTGTTAATAACTTTATGTTAATTTTCTTGATAATGACAAAATGTCAGTCCCGAGTTAAACAGGGGACAATCCCCTCACCACTATTTGACCTTACCACTCCTTCCCACTTTAACTAAATTCTTCATCCATTATTGGTTCTTACGATAGTGTAAAGACCAATAAATCCCCTCTGTAGGGGTCAGGAAGACCACTTTTATTACTATATATAAAATCCAGCGAAATACATATAGTTATCATAGGAGAGCCGTGGACAGTCCTTTAGGACGTTAGATCTTACTTCAACGACCCGTTTAGGGAACCATTCATTAACCGTTTCAAACTTTTTCCCCCTAATAATAGACACACCATAACACAAGTAAATAATGGTAATAAGTGGGGACATAATGTATTATATTTTTTACAAACCCGTAGGGTTATTCATATATAAATTCATTGTCCCATTCATCTACCAACCAAAAACACACCACAACAATTACCTCATCAAGACCATTGGTCTCCCATAATAATTATACATTTTGTGTTACACATTTTGTGTAATGAAACCTGACCGAAGTATGAGGGAGGTATGATAAATGTGTCTCTTAAAGTGGGTACTAATTAAATGGGGTGAGTGAGGTTTACCGAACGATTAAATGGGGGATTATCATGTAAACTTTTTATACTTGAGAACTGTATCATGTAAACCAAATATACATTATAAGGTTGTAGACTTATTATACCCCATTATAAGGTTGGAGACTTATTATTTTGTTTACAGTAAGTAGTTTAGTGTAAACAACATTATAGATAAACGGATATATTCCGATTATCCTATTAAAATATTACATAAGAGTATAGGATAAAATTATGAATGAAGATCCGTAGTGAGTTTACGAACGGGAGGATGGAATGAATGATTTAATCGTATACTCTAATTGTATATATTATTTTTTTTTACTATATTTGTAATATGGAAAAACCTTTTGTTATATATCTTGATATTGATGGTGTTCTTGTTAGTTATCTTAAACTAATGGATAGAGATCCTGATGGTAAACATTCTTTTATTCCTAAATCAGTTGAAGTACTTAATAGTATTGTCACAATGTTTGATGCTGATATATGTGTTGTCTCTACTTGGGGTCGTGGGTATTGGAACGGATCTAAAGATGGTAATGAATTTAAGGACTTCTTGGTTAGTAGAGGTATAATTGTTAATAACTTATCTTTTGGTGATCCTGATGATCGTGCGGGATATGTTATTAAACGTAAATCAGAGGGTTACAAGAAGTTTCTCATCATTGATGACGAATCACTTGAATATTATAAAAGAGAGTCTGAGATCGGATTTAATCGTATCTTATCTTCCAACTCTTGGAGATGCTTGGATGACTATGATCTGGTTGGTGTCAGTAGAAACTATGAAAGACTTATCTCCGATTATCCCATTTCTATGTAAGATAGACCCCAATTTTTAGGGTTCATCATACCACAAAATGTAATTGTATGTTTTTACATATAAAATCCCCCAATAAGTATTAATTGTATGTTTTTACATATAATACTATTATCCTTTAATTAAAAAATCTCCCATTGTTAGTGGAGGATTTATTTAGAATTTAGTAACAGTGGTTAGAAATTCTTTTAATTCATCTTTATACTTTATGTACTCAGGGTTATGATATCCTGAGTTAATTAGATCTATTCTATCAGGATCCTCTAAGTACCATTCGGCTAGTTCTAATGAACTATACATAGTATCATATACATCACCGAACTCGTGGTTGTCGTTGTACCATCCCGTTTGAGTTTTCTGTTTCCTAAACTCTATTGAAAAGTTTAAGTTACTACCATCGTTATAGTGTTCAGGTAAGTAATGTATATATACTCCCCTTTCTTCTAATTCTCTATATGTGTCTAATGTTATATTCATCTTATTTATTATTGTAAATTCATATTAACAACTTCCTGGTTGAATGTTTATGTCGTGACCCCTAACAAGTTTATTTCCTAATTCATAAATAGCAATACTAATTTTATCCCCAAACCTACGACGTGCATTTTTATTTATAGGATCAAAATAATCACTATCAGGATCTTCTGAAGGTACCTCAATATATATCTTTATAGAATGATACGTTTTTACCATAAAAAATTTACATATCTTTTCTTTTATGTCGTGATCTAATATCGCAGTCACAATAAAGATCATATCATCTTGCGTTCCTTTTAAATTAAGTATTTCATAAACCCTTTCTAATGATCCCACTATCTGTGATGCCATAAAAAATCCCTTGGTTTTTACCAAGTTTCTAACACTTTTTTTAAGGGAGCTCTCTTCCCTTAATACTTTTCTTATGTTCTCTTTTATGTTCATAATTTTCTTGTTATTTGGGAATGTCTTGTAATAATTCTAGATCTGAAATAGTTTTTTAAACTTCTTGTAACATCACCATACCATTCGGAATCTAATGGTGTTGTACTAAATATTTCATAATGGATCCCATCCATTAAAATTGATATTGTGATACTTATAAACCTATCTAAACCCATAACACCACCACTTCTTTGATAACTCATATCTAACATTTCTGATGCCATATCTAAAGATTCTATAAATTCTTTCTCTAAATGGTCCTGAGTAACTCTGCGTCGTATCATGGGTAGAAGACCACTATCTTCCCTTAACACCTTTCTTATGTTCTCCTGTAGGTTATTCATAATATTTGGAAATATTTATTATTTTAACATTATTAGGATATTTAATTGTAATTTCATCCTCTTTTGGATGTAATGAATATGTTAATATTGTTTCGGAATAATCAATATTACTTGTTGGTGTTTCTATTTCCACCACCCAAACATCATCTTCTTCTAAACTTGAATCTTTTCTCTTTGCATTATAATATAAATAATCTAACATTTGTTCGTGAAAGTCATCAATATCATAAACATAGTGGTGACCCAACTTTTTTATGTTAATTTTCTTTTTTGATTTTGAAAATACAACCCTAAAAAGTTTTATTGAGTTTTTCTTTTCAATTTTTTTAAGAAACTTAATTTTTTGTTTTAATAAATCTTCAGGATCAGTATACATTAATCCTGAATCAGAACTTGTTATATTACCCAATAATTCATTATAGTTATGTCCAAATATGTTAATATCCTCCTCTTCCCTTAACACCTTTCTTATAGATTCTTTTAGATTCATATTAATAAATATACCATAATAAAAAAAACCCCCCATTATTAGTGGAGGATTGTTATAACCCGAGTTAATTAACCCTATTCTAATCAAAATCCATAAGATACGGTGAGTCAGAGAATTGATCCGTTCTTAACACTTTTGTCTCGTATTCACTAATCTCATCGTTATATATCTTCACCGTTAAATTTCCGTGGTGATCCTCATCCATTACCGTACCAACCTTCTGTTTGGAATATGTAATACCATTCACATTGTGCAAATATTTAACATATACTAATCTTTTCATAATATTATAACGTTATTGGTAATAACTGTTCGGGCAAATACTTTTCAGGACATACAATAACATATGATCTAATTGAGTATCTATCATAGGTCAATAGTTTCGCCACACTAAGTTTATTATAATCCTGATAATTAATATACAAATATGGACGACCAATCGTATTATCTATCTTGATTCTTACATCCTCAAAATTGAATTCTATTAACCTATAAAACCCATTAACCTTTCCCATTAATTTAATTTTGGTCTCCACATCTTCACTATATGATGCGGATCCAGTAACCAAAAAATAACTTGCCGATCCACTCTTGGTCACCTCATCGGTTTTAACCAATTGTCTGAGATAAATGCTCTCCGTTTTCCCATATTTCTTTTCGGTAATATCACAGGAAAATAATGATAATACTAATAATGTTATATATAATAAATTTTTCATAATCTTTCTTTTACCGTTATATTAATTTCGTTTCCCTTTTCTTTTTCAATTTTATTGACCGCATCTTGTAATATCTTCTCAAGTTGTTCTTTCGTATAACTACACCAATACGACACAACCTCCACTTTATAAATTGTTGCCATAATTATTCTTCTTTATTTGGTAACACTAACGCAATGTAGTTTATTAGGATATATACCCAAGCAACCAACGCCTGTATTAACATATCTTTTGTAAAATTATCCATAATCGCAATCGCAACCACGATCGCAAAACCTGACACAATTAAACAACCATTTATTATTTTCATTAATTCTTTCATAACTGTTTTTCTTTTACTATTGATATTAACTTTCTAAGACATTCAAGTTCTGCTTCTTCATAGGAATTAAAATATATTTTTTCTGTTAACCCACTATATAATATATAGGATGAACCTTTTAATTCAATATTAAAACTCCATTTAGACCAAATCATATCAGCGGTATCTATTCCCCCTTTTAATCTATACTTCTCTCTAAAGAATCTAAATGCTTGTGAATAAGTTGGTGCTTTAATATGGGTATCGTGTTTACAAAGTCTTTCACACACTTCTGAAGATATATCATCTAATTCCTTTATTAGATGGTCATAGTAACCACAACAAGGACCATCAAATCCTAATTCTTTCAACTCTAACGCTTCTGTATAATCTACAAATTCTTTTTCCATACAACAAATATACAAAAAATCCCCCATCTTTACAAACGGAGGATTAATTTTCGTATTATTTTTTATTCCCTACATTTAACATCAGTTTTATATGATCCTTCAGGTAAGTAAGAAAATAAACACCCACAATATCTTTTCAAAGTATCGACCAATAAATTACTATAATATTCATCATTCTCAAGATATAATGTTATAACATATACCCCATTATCATATGTAACATCACATTCATCAAACTCATTCCCAATTAAGATTGATTTCATATAATTCGTTAACCCATATTTCATTATATTGTTTCTTTATTTTTTCTCTCATTAATTACCACAACCTTAGTCACATATGATCCTTCAGGTAAAACTCCACCAAATATATTTTTACACCTTAAAACCATCTCATTCTGGTAGTACGGCAGATGATCCGAAGTTACAATATAATTAAACTCACAATCCAAAATCAAAGTTATAATATTTACCCCATCTTCATATGTTACATCCCACATTTCAAAAGATAACCCTCTACCTTTTAATTGAGAATAAATATAATTCGTTAAATTAAACATATGACGAAAATTGAGGTTCTAATATAACCCCCCTATCTATTTTTGTTTGTAATTTACTATGTGGGATATTAATATCGTTAAAGCTAATTCTATATTCTATATTTGGATATCTTGACAATAGTTCATTAACTATGTTAGTATGTCTTCTCATTAACACAGATTTAAGTGGACCAAAGATCAATTTGTTACTACAATCTATATTTATCTCAATAATATATCCATCACCAAATGAAATAACCTCACAATTATTTAGACCATTCCCTTTAAATAAAGAGTCAATATATTTTAATAACTTACCCATAATGTAATGGTTTATTTCTTTTTAAATTTTTCAAAAAATTCATCTAACATACAAGGTTGCCCTTTGAATAATTCAATAGTATGTTCTACTAAAATATTATAAACTTCTTCCTCACTATAACTTCTTTCAGCTTGGTAATTAACACCTGATATAAACATATCTTTCCAATAACCAGCGTCTGTTGGTCGATGGTAAGGGTATTTAGTATCTAATACTTTAGTAGCCACTTCTTCTAATGTTTCTTTTTCCATTTTATTTCTTTTTAAATTTGTTAAACCATTGTATAAAATCACTTTGTTTAATATCAACATTCTTATCCATCCTAAATTGACTTCTATATCTATCTAAAAAAGATTTAACTTCTTCCTCACTATAACTTCTTTCAGCTTGCCATTTAGAACCATTCATAAAAGCAAGTCTTCTAATTAAAGCTTGTTCTATAGTCCAAACATCACCTTCAGGATAATTGTTTATAGCCGCTTCTTTAAGTGTTTCTTGTTTAGGTTCTTCTTGTGGAATGATGATTTTGTATTCAAGAAAATCTAAACCATCAAACCATTTCTGAACCTCAACAAACTCACAACTTGGATTCTTAACAAACCATTCTAAAAACTCATTATCAATTTCTTGTACACCATCTTTGATTAAGTCTTGGTCTGTTGTTAGAATGATTTTTTGATAATTAGGGTAAGGATATTCAGCTTTAGGATTTTTCCTTATTCTTTTGTTTATTTGATTGCAATATAAATACCAATCTCCTTCTTTAATTTCTTCATCAGAAGTAATGTAGATGTTTAATTTTGTCCCACTATACTCTTTACGTGGTGTTTGAATTAAAACTAATCCTGTGTTCTTTTGAACAATAGAATGTTGTTCATTGTCCGTTGGTATTAAATGTATGTTTCCCATAACACAAAAGTATTAAATCTTTTCCGATAAACCAAATTAAACCCACATAATTTCTTTGTAATTTAAATCACAATTTAACGATCTAGTTAATTCACCAATAAATTCCTTTTCGGTAACTTCTCTGTATTCCTTACTTTGGTTATCAAAGTCCATAACCATTCTAAAATATTCAAGGATAGATTTATCCATTTTTACTATTTGTACGTGCTTTTTCATATCTCTTATTTTTTATTATTATACCACTCAATAAATCCCACAAGACCATCAAATGCTATAACATTATTACAACTCATAACTTTATTTTCTAGATCGGATAAAATATAAACCTCATCACCATTTTTAGGATTTATCACAAGATCTCTACATTTTTTAACCACAGGCATCAACCAATCCCAAGAGGTATTATATTCAAGATATTTATCCAAATAACTACATGACGGCCATTCACCTTTTATCCACATTTTATCGTCGTTTTTCCATCTATATCCCATAAACTCGGCGATCATTTTGTTCTTTTCTTCTATTGTTTTCATATCTCTTATTTTTTTCTATTAATACTTAACCCCAATATCAAACCAGCTATAATCCCAACCCCTAACATTACCGTATCTAAACTCATATCTTTTATTTTTCTTTTTGTTCTACAATCAATTCTGTTAACAACTCAACCATTAATTCTCTGTAGGTTTGTTCTCTTTTCTCAATAGTAACTTTACCAAACCATCCTGTAACCTCAACATCAAACTCTTTAAAGTTCCATGGTGTTCCGGGTGTCAATTTTCCGTAACAAAGAAGTATACCCTCAATAGCCCCAAATACTCTAGATGTACTATCATTTTGGAGATTAAATGTATTAGCTTTATTTAATATATTAACCATTGTTTTTGTTTCTATCCCTTTCATAATCCTTATCTTTATTTGTTTCTACAAAGATATAGCACAAACAAAAATCCCACAACCTGTTAAAGTGTGGGATCCATTTAATTTTTATATATTAATAATCATAACCTAATTCATTGGCTTTATTACGGATCCAATCACGACGGTACCAGTATCTAAGGTCCTTATCATCCCATCGTTCAATCTCAGGGCGACGGAAGGTTTTTTGATTTATAACCAACCACTCAATCATATCTTCTTTTGATAACTCAGGAGGATTGTCCATTACTTTTTGTCTACACTTACTAACATCGCTAACATCGGAACTATCAATATCATAAATGTTAAGATCATATTCTTTTGAGATATCCTCAACATAATTATCTTCTACATATTCGGCAATAATCTCAAGTGCAAATTTTTCTTTAATATTAAAAGTACTTAGAATCTGTGATAAAATACTTCTACTTATATGTAACGAGGCATTATCCTGATAGTCCTCTTCGTCGTCATGATCCTTAACATTAAAAATAACCGTCATAATAAATTGATTATTTTTACAGAATTGAGTTCTTATATCACCATAAGTGTGTTCGGGTCCAAATGTTGTAATTTTAACCCCTTTAAGTAAGATTGATAAATATCTTCTTAACCTATCCAATAACTCAGGTGTAACCCTCCTATATCTTCGTTGGATCTCTTCGTGTAATGCCTTTCTAATTATATCTTTCATATCATTAATTTAAATGTTCCGATAGGTTTTCATACAATATCTCGTTAAATTGAGTCTTATTAAGATCATAATTATACCAATTTTCATCAAAGTAAGGTTCTGGTTTATCAATTGTTCCTCCATCATCATATACCATTTCATTAAACATACATACATAATTATCCTGACACACATCACGATAGTATCCATATTCTTCATCAGTTAGATCCTTTAAATATTTTGATAAATTAACGCTAAACGTAACACCCTCATCGTCCATAGAGTATACTTCACCACCATATTCCTCAAACGCCTTTTTTAATTGATTATATAAATAATCACCATACGCATCGCCATCAACAGTATTTGCTGCGTTGTTTATCGCATCAGTTATATGACCAAATGTGTCATATTCAAGTAGATTATCAATAGATACATCACTTAAATCTTCATCATTATCTTCGGATAATATTGACCTAATGTTATTTAAATTTACCTCATCAATATCGTCCATTAAATTTTCAACATCATATTCACTCCAATAATGTATTTCCCACGGATCCTCTAATATCACCTCATATAATGTTTTTTTACCCCATCTTCTATTACCACTAAGATAATGATGAATATATTCAGGACTAACATCAAGTTTAACATACAAAAAATCGGTTCCTTCCATTATTTTTGTCAGTCTATCATACCCACCAACCGCCTTGGCGCCATAATCAACACCAAATTTTTTAATTAAAGTCATTAATTTTGTTTGTGTGGAAGTTTCTTCCTTGATGATCTGTTTAATCAGTTCTTTCATAATATATTATAAATATACTATAGTTTAATAATTAATCACATTTTTTACAACCACCATAATGAACCCATTGATTCCTTACGTGAGATTCTACGTGTAGTTGGTACTCATGCCCATCACTACCTAACCATACCTCAAAATAAGGAGTATTATCACCAGCATCACTTGGAACATATACTGTCTTTGGATATTCTGGAACTAAAGTGTCTCCTCTTAATTTTTTATACTCCGAGTTAGTAATTGTCACATTATCCCCATCATTACAAGAGAATAAAAATAACACACATAATAACATTAATTTTTTCATATCAAATATTTTTAAGTATTAATTGTCCTTCTGAGTCAAGTTTTGGGGTTTCAACACGTTTAGGGTTGCAACAATCCTTAATATGACGTATTCCTTTTTTTGTATGACAAGGACAGTTACATTGACCTATTAGTTTTGATTCAGTAACAATCTCAACATCAATTTCTGTTGGTTGTAAGTCTTGTATAATCAAAGAAGGTAATCTATGTGATATTGATGATTCAGTAATTGCCGAAACCATTTGATTATAAGTAAACACCTTACCTTTATTCAACTCCATTGCTTTGTTGAATAGAGAAATCATTTTATCTGTGTTTGGATGGTCAATAGTACCATTAGATGTTCCACTAATCATCATTAACCCTCTGATTTTTTTATCTAACTTCTCAAAATCAACTACTCCGAATATTTCATCACAATTTTGTTTGGATAGTTTACTTACATTAATACTACTTAATGGATGTGCCTCAGTGTCTGCTATTATTTTACCATCTATCGTTAGATAATAATGATAATCATTTTCTTTAATTAATTTTGCTTTCATATTAAATCTTTTTCTGTTAAACATACATCAACACCATTAATGTTTCTTACAATAATTTCACCGTTCTTTCTTCTTATAAGAATTCTAGCGGTAACCAAATTACCTTTACGATTTTTGTAATATACAATTTCATAAGGAGGTATTAATTCCTCAACTTTTTCCGTTTCACCAAAATCTAAATATGGTTTGAGTCTATAGAAATCAATTTCATCTTTACCCATTGGTTTCATAATAATTAAGTTTTTTATATATACAAAGATAGTAAATTATTTCATTACAATTATATATATTGTGCGTTGATAATAAATTAATTTGTTATTAATCGTAATATTCTCTTTTTGTGGAACATTTTTCAATATAAGTAATTAATTTATTTCGTTTTATTCCGAACGTTTTACTAATATTGTAGTCCATTTTTCTACTAACATTATACAACGAATACTCCTGATCCAATAATTCGTAATGTTCATCATTAACATAAAGATCAATAACAATTACATCACCATCCATCTGAACCAGAACTTCACATACTTCACCTTTCAGTTCATCCATATGTTGAATAATCCCATTTACATAGTTTTTAATAGGTTTGAGCAACTTACGATTAACATCTTCCTGTAATATATGTCTAATCAATTCCTTCATTTATAATCGTCAAGTTTTAATTTATCTATTACCTGTTTGAATATCTGCATTCTTGCTCTTTTTCCTAATGTGTTTTTTTTTGTTATATAACTATAACCAAACCCCGAATCACCACTAGACCCAACAACTCTCCACATTTTTATCCCACTAGCATATTCAACCAAATATAATCTTGCCGTGAATCTATATTTAGTACCTCCACTCTCCCAAACAAAATTATATAAACTTTTTTCTTTTGGTGAGACATCAGGTAATTCTAACGACTGAACAATTAAGTCATCAATAAATAAGTTGGGTTCTGAAGATATTCTGTATGGTTCAATACCACTTTCTTTATAGTAATCCTTTAAATTACTATTAAAAAATATTTTAACATAATTTTCAAGCCCACCAGTAATCTTAATTGCATGTTCAATCCCGAAATTATCTCTAATGGTTTTTAACTTATTCTTCAACGATAATTTATTATCCTCTACTTGATCAGTTTCTTCCCTAATGTTATCTTTTTTTTCACAATCCTTTTGGTATATCGCAGAAGACTTACCAGTAACATCATAAACCATATTCCAAGCATCATTCATCAATTTCTCTCTTACATTTGTAAAAACACCAATTTTAATAAATAAAGTAACAGAATAATGTTTACCCAATTGTTCCACAGATATAGAACATAATTCATCACTATTCTGTTTAATTAATGTTTTTTCAAAAAGTCTCATAAGACTTTGCGACAAGTCAATTGTTTCCTCCTTTAATATATGTTTAATTAATTCTCTCATCACATATGATCGTTTTCATCATCACTATAATCCTCATAATATTCAATTATAGCATCAAATAACTCAAATAAATCATTTCTTTTAATATCCTCATAACTCAAACTATAACTATCAATAGTTTCATCACCATCATCCAAATCATAATCAACATAAACATCAATAATAAGACCATTGTCCGATATTGCTTCAATATGATGTTCTTCGTTACCAATAGTTCTTATGGTTATTGGAGTTATCCCCAATTCATAAAGACCAAGAGACCCTTTACCTTCCAAAACCCCTTTAATCGTATCAACCATAACATCCTTAGAAAGATAGTCAATTCCCTTCATTATCTTTCTTAAATTACCATAACCACCAACAGATCTAATTGCAGTTAAAAAATCACCATTATTAATCATTTTTAATAATCTGGTATGTAATGATGTTTCCTCCTTTAATATATGTCTAATTAATTCCTTCATTTTTATATTATTTTAAATTATAGGTCTGTTCCAATTTAATGGAAATGGTGAACGATCTATATACGGTGTGAGTCCCCTCAAATTATAGGTCTGGTCCAACCACACCTTCAGTATCTCCTTTGTTTGCAATTTTTTCAGACCAAAAATGTCTTTAAAAAATACCCAAATTCTTTTGTTATTTACATAAACATACCCATTTTTTAAATCTTGGTAATAGAAAAATAACGGTTTTCGGTCCTTATCAACATAAAATGTTCTGTCATCCCTAACCACCTCAGTTAAATCACCAAACTCCTTGTTTAACCACTTTAAGACCAATCTGTCTCTAACGCTTTCCATTATTTCCTCCTTTAGAATTTTCCCAACAATACGTCCTTCATCCAACTGTAATACATCAAATTCCGAACAACTACTTTTCCAATACTCAACTAATATAAAACTAATGTGAAATATTTTTTTCAATATCCCTTCCAAATTATGTAATTTAGTATCTCCAATATGTCCCTGAGTAAATATTACACCAATAATATCTACATCACTTTTAACCAATTTAACATTACATAAACCATTTAGACCCACATTTTTAATATAGTTTGTCGCAAGTTTAAGCATCTTATTATAATCACGTTCTTTGGTCTCTTCTAGTAATACTCTTCTAATTAACGATTTCATTATCTATAAATATATCAAATGGTGATAATGTTTTTTTTTAAACATAAAAAATCCCCGAGTGATATTCTCGGGGTTACGATCTTAGAACTTCTTGTTCTTATGTTTTGACTTACGAGTGTAAGATTTCTTACTCTTGTATACCATAGATCTTGTTGCCGCCCAGATCTCTTGTTGTGTTACTTGAATTGTTTCCATCGTTTTATGTTTTTATATAGTTAGTATTTCCTCCTTGTCTCTTACAAAGATAATACTTTTTTATATATACACAAACTTTTTAATTTATTTTTTTGAT